CCCTCCGGCCCCTCCGCGCCCCGCGCCCACACACACCTTGTTGCCCGCAGTCGTCCCCGCCCCCCCGGGCGCTCCTCAGGGGGGGGCGGGTCGGCCGACGGGGCGGATCCCCCGCCCGCCCGCGCCTCGGCCGACTGCCCCCCGTCCTCGCCCAACTCGCCCGCCAGCCCCCCCCGGCGAGGTCAAGACGGAGCTCCCCGGCCTGAGGGCGCGCGTGGCTGCGGCACCCCCTCGGCGCCCTCTCCCCCCGTTCCCTCCCGCGGCCCGCCCGCCTGTTTCTCGACCCCTCCCCTCGCCGGTCGTGACCCCCGCCCCTGTCGGTATGCGCCCCCCGCGCCGGTTCGGGCCGGCGCGACCGGCCGTCGCGGGGGGTCGCGGGGCTGCTCGCGAGTGGGAACAACGGGTCGGAGACGTGCAAGGAGCGGCTTGCACGATCCTGGCCAAGCTCAACGAGGGGGCCCTGTCTCGGGCCCAGGTGGATCGCGTCAAGGCTGTCGTCCGCCACTCGCTCGAGATCAACGACGACTCGGACGAAGCCTTCCGGGCCGTGCTCCTTGACCTGCCGGCGCCGCGCCGGACGATCGGGCTTCCGGGCCCGGCGCAAGCGACCCGGATCCCGCGCATTGCCCCTCCGCCGCCCGTCGTGGCTCCGGTCGTCCGCCCGGCGCCTCGAGCTCCCGCCCCTCTGGCGGCGACGCCACGCCCCGGGCAGCGGTGGGTCGCCCGCTACGCTGGGATCGAGTTTGCGGGGATCGTGAGTGAGGTCCTGCGCGCGCAAGTCCTGCTCACGACCGACTCGGGGAGTCCGGTCTACGTGCCGACGCCCGCCTTGGTCGCTGAGATCCCCCACGAGTCGTCGGACGAACTGGAACCCTGCCCCTTCTAGGCAGCAGAAAGGTTGCTCGCATGGCCGACCGCTCCTACCGCCGTGCTGAACGATTCGATCCCGTCGCTGCCTTAGTCTGGCGGATTCGCATGGACGAGATCAGCTTGGAGCGCGTGGCCTGCGCGGCAGCGCTCGGCCACGAGGTCGCGCTACAGGTGGCCAATCCAACGGATCTGCCTGCCAGGCCAGGTCCGTTGGCCGAACACGCCGCGCGACTGCTCGGGCCCGTAGAAGCCGGTCGGTGGGCGGCGGACCTAGCTGAACTGGCAGTCGCGCACGCCTGGATAGACGCGACCGACACGCGACCCGCTCGGGCAATCGCTGCGGGTCGCGCGTGGGTCGCCTGTCCCTGCCAGGAGCACATGGCGGCGGCGGATGCCGCCGCGGCGGAGGCGGAAGAGGCGGCGTGGGCGACGTGGGGACCGGCGCGGGAGGCGGCGTTGGCGGCGGCGTGGGCTGCGGAGGCGGAGGCGGGGGCGGGGGCGGCGTGGGCGGCGTTGGCAGCCGTGCGCTCCGGCGTGCTCACCTGGGCCGAGGTCTGCGCCAGCCTCGCGGAGCGGTTGCTGGCATGAGCGAGGTTGTGGAGCCCGTCCCCTTCTAAGCGGTGGCGCTACCTCGCCCACCAGTGACAGAATCGGCTGTATGAGGATCTACAGCCTAGACGGTGGCGGAGTGAAGGGCGCGTCGGAAGGCCGGATCACGCAACGGCTCGAGGCCGCGCACCCCTTCCTCGCTGACGTGGACCTCTTCGCAGGCACGAGCACGGGTGGGATCCTGGCGCTGGCGCTGGCTGCCAACGTCCCCCTGGACGATTGCGTCGCCTTCTACCGTGACCACTCCTCGCGAATCTTTGGCGCCCGAGACGTTCTGGACCGGATCAGTGGGGTGGACGAATACTTCCGCGCCAACTACAGCCAGGACGTGCTGCGCGAGCTCCTCGTTGGCGTCTTCGGCGACATGCGCCTGCCCGACCTCGAGCGCGAGGTCCTTCTGCCGACGTTCGACCTGACCCGGTTCCGGCCCAAGTTCCTCGATCGAAGCGACGATTGGTCGTGCGTCGACGCGGCTCTTGCCACGTCGGCAGCTCCGACCTACCTACCCGTTCACGTCGTCCGCGAGAACTTCGCCGGGCACGTCAACGGCGAAGGCGCGGTCCGGGCCATGGTCGACGGGGGCGTGTTCGCGAACAACCCGGCCGATCGAGCGATTGGGTTCGCCCAGACGAAACTCGGCGTCTCGCTCGAAGAGATCAGCCTGTTTTCGCTGGGGGCTGGCGCTCCGCCGCTGGCTCCGCTCGAGGAGCTTCTGGCCGAGGGCAAGAAGGCCCTCGATTGGGGGATCCGGCAGTGGCTCGTGAAGAAGCCGCACCTCTTGTTGAAGGTGTTGTTCGACGGATCTGTCTCCGCGAGTCACTTCGCCGCTCGAGGCATGCTCGGTGCCCGCTACCACCGACTGCAACCGGTGCTCAGCGAAGACGTTGACCTGGCGGCCTACGAGAAGATCCCCATGCTGCTCGCCGCAGCCGACCAAATCGACCTGGACGCCGAGCTCGAGTGGCTCAAGTTCAACTGGAGCCCGAAATGAACTACCCCCTAGCTGCTTCGCTCGGCCACCAACGGCCTGACCTGTCCCTCGCAGGTCTCGGAGCTGGCGTCGACCAGGCCATGGCCAACCCCCTCGTGAAGGCTGGCGTCTTGGCGCTCGCGATCGTTGGCGGGATCAGTCTCTACCAAGCGCTCAACAAGAAGCAGTTGCCGCGGCGCCGGAATGGGCCGCCGAGAAAGCGTCGGTCCAGGGCCCGGCGTTAGTCCGCTGAAACCTGTCGCCAAGAGACCGAAAGAGGATCTGTGGACACCTTCGTAATCAATGCCCTTGCAGCCGCGGGGGGCCCGGTCGGTATACTGCTAGGAGTCGCGATCTGGTTCCTCTGGCTTCGGATTGCCAAGCTAGAGGAGACGATCACGTCTGAGCGCGCGCATTACGAGGGGGTCCTCGCGAGCGAGCGTTCGCGTTACGAAGCACGGATCGAAGCCCTCCATGAGGAACAGAAGCAGCTCCTCGGGCGCGTGAACGACAGCCTAGCGGACCTGCTAGGCGAGGAGTAAATCCCATGCCCTTGCCGCCACTGCCGCCCCTCCCTCCTCCCTCGACTTATCAAATCCCAGAGGGGTTGGCGGCCGAGCGCGCGCGCACCCGGCTGTTGATCGGCCGGGTCGTCGAAGAGGCGGCCAAGGCTCCAGGCACGGGAAAGCTACGGACGCAGCTCTGTAAGGTTGCCGCAGCGAAGGTGGCGATCGAAGAGGAGTTGCCTGATCCGACTCCCGATCCTCGCCCTGAATGAGCGACCGCTCACACCGACACGCCGAGCGATACGACCCCGTTGCTGCCTTAGCCTGGCGGCTTCGCTTCGGCGAGATCGACCGGGAGCGCGTGGCCTACGCCGCGGCGCTCGGGCACCCGGTCGCGCTACAGGTGGTCGAGCCTGCGGAGCTGCCTGCGGACCCAAGGGAGCGGACGGAGCCTGGTGTAAGGCTACTGAGCCACGTCGAGGCAGTTCGCTGGGCGGCGGATTTGGCCGCCGTCGTCGTCAGAGCCGCCACTCACGGGGACGACCTGCGGCCTGCGAACGCGATTGCGGCGGCGAGGGCATGGGCGGACTGTCCGTGTGAGGAGCATCGGCAGGCGGCGACGCAGGCGGCGACGGAGGCGGTGGAACTGGCGGAGGCGGCGTGGGCGGCGCGAGATGCGGCGGCGGCGGAGGCGGCGGCGTGGACGGCGGCGGCGGCGACGGCGGTGCCAGCGATGCGGGAGGCGTCGGCGGCGTGGGCGTCGGCGGCAGCCGTGCGCTCCGGCGTGGTCAACTGGCACGAGGTCTTTGCCGACCTCGCGAATCGGTTGCTTGCATGAGCGATGCACGGACGCGCGGTTACGAACGGGGCCAGTCGTCGGAGGACGCTGCACAGGTCCTCCGACACCGGATACGGACGGGCGAGCTAGACGAGCATAGGGTGGCGGTGGCTGCCTTCCTCGGCTACGAGCCGGCGCTTCTGGCCACGGAGCCGGCGCGGCTCGACGTGCCCCCCTACGCGACAAACTGGCCGAGAGCCCGCGTGGCGCTGCGCTTTGTGGGCCTGGACCAGCGGCTGCTGGTTACGCTGGCTGCTGACTTCGCGGACCGGGTTCCACAGGGGCCCGAAGGCCGCGGCGCAATCGCCGCCGCCCGAGCGTGGGTCGCCTGTCCTTGCCCCGACCACGTAGCGGCGGCGGCGGCGGCGAGGGCGGCGGAGGCGTGGGCGGCGAGGGCGGCGGCGGAGGCGGCGGGGGCGGCGTGGGCGGTGGAGGCGGCGTGGTGGGCGGCGTGGGCGGCGAGTGCGGCGGTGGCGGCGGTGGCGGCGGTGGCGGCGGCGACGGCGGCGGAGGCGGCGGAAGAAGCCTGGCAGGCGGAGCACATGGCCCTCGTCCTCTGCTGGGGCACGGTGTAAGGAGGCCCCCTCCCTCCCCGCGCACGCCCCAGGGCTCCCCTCCCTCTCTCTCTCTCGCGCCCCCCCCCCTGCCCCTGCACCCCCTTCGGGGCCCTCGTTTCGGGGGCCCCCTCCCCCTGCCCTCCCTCGCGCCCCCTCCCGGCCCCCTCGTTTCGGGGACCCCGCACGCCCTCCCGCCCCCCTCCCCCTCCCTCGGGCTCTCTCCCTCCCAGCCCCCCCCTTCCCGAGCCCCTCGTTTCGGACGGCCTGCGCAGGGCTCCCTCCCTCCCCTCAGCTCCGCTAGCCCTCGCGATCCGCTAGGCCACGTAATGCGTTGGGGCGATTGGAGTTAGGGGAAACGTCTAAGAAAACTTCGGCCGCACGCCGCTGGGTGTCGGAGGCCGCCGGTAGACTCCACGGGCAACCGCGAGTCGGGCACACGACGCCCCACGCCGAGTCGTTCACTTGGGGCACACAGGACATACCCATGGAAATTCTCGTCAACATCAACCAGGCGGAGGCGCTGCGTCGGGGGTTCGACGCGCCGACCTCGAGCGCGCGGATCGACGTCGATCCGGCCGCACTTTCACAACCCCACAGGGATACCCTCGCGGTGCTCATCAAGAATGGCCACGACGCGCGCGGCGGGTGCCTCGCCGGGCATCCGGACCGGATCCTCGACGCTCCCCATGGCGACGAGCGGACCTCGCCGCTGACGCTGCGACGCCCCGGCGTCGACGGCCTCATCGAGGCGCTTGACGCCATCCTCGCCGAGCGCGCCGTGGTCGCCACTCGCCTCGCCGCCAAGCGCGCGGAGGACGTGGCGCGACGGGACGCCGAGGCCGCGAAATTCCTCGCGGACGGAGCCGGGACCGAGGTCGTCACGGTCAACCTCAGGGCGGACGGCTCCCTGGTGGATCACGACTATCAGGGGGTCGTGAGGCGCCGTGTGACGGTCCCGCGCGCTCCCTACCACACCCCCCGGGCGGGGTCGTCGGACGTCCAGGCGCGCGTGGCGGAGCGCCTGGACGAGATCAAGTCTGAGCGTCGGCGGCTCCTCGAGGCGGCCGAGGCCGACCTGCGGGCCACGGACTACCCGGCCTGGCAGGCGGCGCGCGAGGCGGAGAAGGCGGAGCTGGCGGAACTGACCTCGCGCCTGCCGTCCGCGCTCCGCGAGCGCCGCGAGGCGGGCTACGCGAGCGACGACGAGTGGTTCGCGTATCTCGCGGCTGTCGCTCGCGCGTCGGCGGGATACTTCGAGCCCGAGCCCGAGTTCGCGGACTGGGAGGAGCTCGAGCAACTCAGCGACGAGGAGTTCGTGGTGCTCCGCGACGCGCGCGAGCGCGCCCCCGAGCGAGCGAAGGTCGTCCCCGTCGTCGTCTGGGACGACGGGCTCCCCGATCCCTACGAGGAGTGCGACGAGAGGGACACGGGCCGCGTGAATCCGCGCAGATTCGCGCAGATCCGGTGGCGCCGGGCGGGCCTCGACGCCGAGGCCCACGTCCCCCTCGCGTAGCCCCCGAGCAGCCCCTTTCGGGGGGCTGCTCGCCCCGGTCCCGTAGCCCAATGGATAGGGCATCAGCCTTCTAAGCTGATCGTTGTGGGTTCGAATCCCGCCGGGACTATCTTCCATCTACCCACCTGCCTACCCACGAGAACCCGCAATGACCAAGGTCCACTACAGCACCATCCACGAGATCCGGCGCGCGAACGCGCGCCGCGGCCACCATTTTTTCGAGCCTGAGGCGCTGGAGTTTTTCTCCAGCGTCGTCCTCCCCGACGTGATCGGCGGACGGTTTTTCATCACGTCTGAGCGCTATGAGGGCTCGAGCGGCCCGGACGGTCCGCGCCTCTATACGGTCAGGGAGGCCCGCCCTGACGGGTCGATTCGGACGGTCGGGGAACACCAGGGCCACGCTACTGCGGCGCTCGCACGGCGCGCGGCGCGCGAGCAGTCTGAGGCGGCTGAGGGGATCGACGCATGATCCGGGCCTGCCAACACTCATGCGGCGGGTTCTACACCGCGCGCGAAGACGCTGCCGGCTTCGTCCGGCAGCCTGCGCACTGCGTAGTGAGAGGCTATGGCGAGTGCTACGACACCGGCGAGATAGCCCTGCGGGTCGCCCACGGGGTGCTCGACGGATCGCGTCCTGACGGAGGGGATCCCGTCGATGACGACGACGGCTACGACGGCTACGACGACGACGACGACGACGACGACGACGACGACGACGGGCTAGTGCCCGACAGGAGCGACGCATGAGCACGCAATCGCAGACCCTGACCGGCACCGGCCAACGACCCCGCAGGGGTGAGCGCTGGTGGGCCGACTTGAGGGACCCCCATGGCCACTGCTCGCGCGAGATCGTCACGATCGCGCGCGGCCCGGACAAGGGCGCCTCGGGCCCGATCTGGCAGGTGCTCGTCGGCGAGCACCTGCAACGGCGATCTCACCGCCGCTGGACGAAGGAGCAACTGCTGATCTGCCCCGCGGGTGACGCGGGGGCCCTCGCAGCGGCCCCCAAGCCCAAGGCGGCCAAGGCTCCCCCAAAGGCCCCGGTCCCCCCCGTCCCCCCGCCTAAGACCAAGGCCAAGGCCCCCAAGGCCCCCAAAGGCAAGGCTCCCAAGGCCCCCAAGGCCCCCAAAGGCAAGGCTCCCGCTCCCGCTCCCGCTCCCGCTCCCGCTCCCGCTCCCGCTCCCGCCCCGGCTCCCGAGCCCCCGGCCCCGGTCATGGCTCCCCCCAAGGCGCCCAAGGCGCCCAAGGCGCCCAAGGCGCCCAAGGCGCCCAAGGCGCCCAAGGCGCCCAAGGCGCCCAAGGCCAAGCCCAAGGCGGGGAAGGTCCTGGCCCTGCCGCAGAACCCCTACCTCGAGCGAGATCCGTGGCCGGGCTTGGGCGACGACGAGTGGAACGCCAAGTTCGACGAGCTCCCGCCCGCCGATCAGAAGCAGCTCGACGAGGCCCTCGCCAAGGCCGGGCCCTCGTGGTTCATCTCTCTCACGGAGGACGAGGACGACGAGGACGAGGACGAGACCGGCCCCCCGCTACCCCCGCTACCGTGCCACACGCAGGGCTGCGACGGTGAGGGGCGCTACCTCACCTACAGCGAGCTCACCCCCGTTTGCGGGGCGTGCGCCGCGAAGGGAGTCGGGCAGTGAGCCCCGCCGCCCGTAAGGCCGTGTCGGCCTACGTATTCGAGGCGGGACACTCCGCCCTCGCGGATGCCTGTGAGCCTCTCGGCCTCAGCGCCGAGAGGCTCCACGGCGCCTGGACCGTCACGGACCAGGCGGGCGGGCGGTGGTGGCCGGCGCCCGCCGGCGAGGAGCTCGTGGCGGAGTTGCCCGAGGCGGATCGGCCCGAGGCGTCAATCATGATCTGCGCCTCGACCGTCCTCCTGGGCGGGGAGTGGGTCGCATGAGCCACGCCGACCCGTCAGGAGGCGCCGTTTCGGGCGTCTCACACAACACACCCACGAGACCCACCATGACCAAGCCGACCAAGCCGACCTACGAAATCCCTTACTGGCTCCGTCTCGGAATTCCGCGATCCTGCCAGGGGCAAATGGTCGAGGAGTCCTACGGGATCGACTCGGAGCTCGGCGTCGTCGTCTGTCGGACGCACGATCGCAGTGACGGCACCGTGACGTGGGCGCTCTGCGACCTCGACGACTCGGAGCTCGGCGCGCTCGAGGGATACGACGCCAACGGAGCTGCCGACCCGCCGGAGTGCGACGGGGACTGGCGCGAGGTCAGCGTCGTCCGCGAGGACGACGCATGAGCCCTCTGGCCGCACCTCCGCCTGAGACCGCCGCCGCCCTCAAGAAGCGGCTAGAGACAGCGGGTTGCGCCCCGGAGACCGTCCTCGACGCAATCCGCGGGACCGCGGCGGATCGAGCGAAGTGGCGCGTGCTCGCCACCTGCCACGCCGCCCGCCGCGCGGTCGCGGTCGTGCCCATCACCGTCTCGCCGACGTGGCGAAACGAGAGCGTCGCCGAGGCGGTGGCCAAGTGGTCCCGCGAGGTCCGCCTCGCCTGCGCCGCCCTGATTCAGGTGGACCTCGCCGGCTGCGGCGGCCCCGGCGGCATGGGCGGCTGCAACGGTCGCTCCGCCCGCCAGCCCTGGGCGGCTGGGTTGGGCGCCGCCCGCTGGAACGCCGCGGACGGCGAGGCGTATCGAGAAGCCGCCCAGCGGGCGATTCGGCTGCTTTTGCACGAGACGGTTTGGCGCGCCGCGACGGACGCCTACGAAGCGGCGCTGACCGCCGCGGAACTGACGCCGACTCCGGGCGGAGTCCGGGCGGGGCCCCGAAACGGGGCCCCGAAGGGGGGCCAGCCAGTCCACGTCGCCATGCACTGGATTGAGGCCCTCGACCGCCAGGGCTACTACGCGCTGGCGCTCCGCGGGTTGGCGTTTCCCGGCCCGGACGCGGGTGCCTGGGCGGAGGCCCTCGCGTCCGCTCTCGCCCAATGGGCGGCCGAGCGCGCGGAGGCGAAGGCGTCGGAGGCCGATGAGGCCGCGGTTCTCGTGATTAGGTCCGCCCGGACGCTTATGGCGAGCCATGAGCGTCGTTGGAGTCTCCCGCTTCCCTCGCCCCCCCCTACCCCCCAAGAGGAGGCGGCGCAAACGGCGCGTGAGGTCGAGGAGACCGAGCACGCCCGTCGCGACCTCTTGGCGGCGCTGGATCCGCTCGGCGCGAACGTCGGTGCCGACGTTCGCGAGGCGCTGGCTGAGGTCGCCGATCACTTGGCCGAACTCCACTCGCACGACAAGCCGGGCGAGGTCGTCGAGTGGGTATGACCGACGATCTCTACGATCACGAGCTCGAGCAGCTCCGCGACGCCCTTCGCCGAACGGCCCCTGACCCGGGCCCCGTCGTGTGGGGCCCAGGTCCTGAGGGGCGGATCCGAGAAGCCGCCTTCTGGTTCGAGCGGGCGGCCTGTGCCCTTCCCGCAGGCCACCCCATGAAGTTCCGCCGACCCGGACCCCCTGCGTCCTGACGCCCGCGCAGAGGCTTCCAGTCTGCGACCCTACGAACGCCTGCGCAGAGGCTTTGTTTCTGTTACTGACTGCATGAGGGATCGACCACGCCTGCGCAGAGGCTTCCTGTCTGCGACGTCGAGAGAGGGGCGAAACGCCCGCGCAGAGGCTTCCTGTCTGCGATCACCTGGAAGAACGCCTTCAACGCCCGTGCGGAGGCTTCGTGTCTGCAACCACGAAGACGGATGCGGCTTCCTCCACGCCCGCGCAGAGGCTTTGTATCCGCGCCCCGTCTTCAAGCAGCAACTCACGCCCGCACAGAGGCTTCGTTTCTGTTACCGACCCGCCCACCACCTCGAACGCCCGTGCGGAGGCTTCGTGTCCGCGACCAGGATCTCCTTTCCCACCACCTAGCCCCCCTAAGAGTTACGCCATGAGAAACAAAATGCAGGGAGACGGTCGCGTCTTCAAATACGGCGCCCGGCCTCCGACCTCCAACCTGGACGGCGTCCAGGAGCAATTCCAGCGAGCGCACGTCTACCGGAACAAGCGCTGCGAGATCGAGCTCGAGCGTCGCGCCGAGGCCGACGAGCTGCTCGCGAGGCTCTCGCCCGAGCTGCTCGCGGTCGAGGACTTGATCGGGGCCGCGAGCAGCAAAGCCGACCCCGACTCGGGGGCTCCCGCGGAGGCCGGCTGGGGGGTGATCGGGGAGATCGAGCGCCTCGAGTCGGCGGTCAAACGCCTTCGGAAGGCGAAGCGCTCGAAGAACGTCAAGGATCCAACCTTGAGCGAGGCGCTCAAGGTTGCTCGCGCCTCGCGCAAGGCGCTTTACGCCTCGCGCAAGGCGATCCGGGCGGAGCTGTTCGCAGACCCCGCCTGGATCGAAGCGTATGCGCTGATCGAAGCCAAAGAGGACGTCGCGCGAAAGGCGGCCCGCGCCCTGAATGGCCTCTATTGGGGCACAGGCGGGGCCGTGGACGACGCATGCAAGAGCATGCGCAAGGGCTCGCCCCCCAAGTTTCGGCCCTGGTCGTGTCGCAAGGACAAGATCGAGGTCCAAGTCCCGGGCGGCATGAGCGTGGCGAAACTCCTCTCGGGGACCTCCACGCAGGCGAAGCTCGTAGTCTCGCACCGACCTTCGGCGATCCCTGGGTCCAAGCGTGCCGCAGGGCGCCTCCAGGGATCGCTGAGCCTGCGAATCGGCTCGCAGGCCGACTCGTCACGGTCCGCGATCTGGGCGGAGATCCCCTTCGTCTATCACCGGCCCCTCCCGCCTGACGCCGTCGTCAAGCGGGTCTTCTGCACCCGCAGAAACCTGGGCTGCCAGGACGTGTGGTCGGTCCAGTTTGTCCTCAGCGCCGAGAAGGGCGCGTGGACCAAGCCCGACCTGGCCTCCAATGGCCGCGTTGGAGTCGACGTCGGCTGGCGACGCATGTCAGACGGGCGACTGCGCGTCGCGGTCTGGGCCGGTTCAGACGGCGCCGAGGGCGAGCTCGCGCTCCCGGCGCGCTGGTGTGCAGAAATGGAGAAGGTCAAGCGGATCCAGAGCGAGCGCGATCGACTCCTCGACGCGATCCGGCCCTTCGTTTTCGAGTGGGTCAAGGCGCTCGAGGCCCAGGGTCGCGTGCCCCCACGGCGGGACGGGAAGCCCGTGTCCACGGGCCTTTCTCACACGCGGTCCCAGGCCCGGGTGCGGAGCTTGACCCGCGCGCTCGCCGACAAGGGAGAAGCCGTGCCTGCCGAGATCGAGGCTTGGCGGCTGCGCGAGCGGCACCTCCTCGACTACGAGGCCCACACGCGCACCCAGCTCCAAGCGAGCCGCAAGGACCTCTACCGGCGCTTCGCCGCCCGCATGACCCGGACCTACAGGGAGATTCGGATCGAGAAGCTCGACCTGCGCGAGTTTCACGTTCTCCCGCTTGTCGAGGAGGGGCAGACCGCGAAGGCAGACCGCATGAAGCGCAACGCGCGCAACGCCTGTCTCTCGAGCCTGATCGAGTCGCTCAAAGGCCGCGGGGCGGACGTGAGCGCAGTTGAAGCGGCGGAGACGACCACGCGCTGTCACGCTTGCGGGTCGGTCGACAGCGAGTGGACGGACCACCTCCTCCTCCTGCATACCTGCTCGGCGTGCGGCCTGCGGTGGGACCAGGACGTAAACGCAGCCAGGAACATTCTCGGCGCCGGCCCGGACGGCGGCTGGGTGCGTGAGCCCTACGCCCCTGGCGACCTCATGACCTACACGACGACCGGACCGAACCGAGCCGAACGGCGGGCGGCAAGCGCCGCGGCGAGGGAGAACGCCGCGCACGAGGCCGGCGCCCTGGTCGAGCTCGCCAGAAGTTGACCTTGCCGCGCGAGCACCTCCGGCCTCTCGAAACCGCCGGAGGTGCTCGCGTCCGTCGCCACAACGACTTACGAAGATCCGAAGATTGCTCGCCGCCCCGCGGCCCTTCCCTTTCCCATGCGCTCGAAATGACTCGACTAAATCACTTGCGGTCAATAAGTTATGAACCCCTCTCCCTCAACGCCCGCGCGGAGGCTTGGTATCTGCGACACGGGCCGTACGCGCAACCAATCCGGGGAGAACCCCTCTGCCCTCAACGCCCGCGCGGAGGCTTGGTATCTGCGACCCTGGTTGCCAGGTCGTCAGGGATGTAGACTGCGCGCCCTCAACGCCCGCGCGGAGGCTTGGTGTCTGCGACAGAGTGCAGGGAGTGAACGCCCGCGCAGGGGCCTCGTGCCTGCGACGGGAGGAAGGAATCACCCAACGCCCGTGCAGAGGCTTCGTGTCTGCAACTCTCGACGGGTAGAGTTCAACGCCTGCGCAGGGGCCTCGTGTCTGCGACCCGTCAGGGCTCGCGCGCCCCTCCTTTCGCCGCCAGCTTCCTTCAACGCCCGCGCAGGGGCCTCGTGTCTGCGACTCTCGGCGTTGAGTTCACCGCCCCCAACGCCCGCGCAGTGGCTTCGTTTCTGCGCCGATGACGACTTCTCCAACGCCTGTGCAGAGGCTTCGTATCTGTGGCCAGACGTAGACGGATCCCAACGCCCGCGCAGGGGCCTCGTTTCTGCGACGTCATTCGAGAGACCTCATGCCCGACACGATCGCTGTTCTTGTTCTACTCGAGATTGAAACCTTCCTTCTCCCGGGGCAAGTCGAAGAGTCCAAGTTCGACTTGATCCTCAGCGACCCGAACGAGGACGAGCATCAGCGGTGCGCGTGCGGGCGGCCGGGCCGGCCCGCGGGCGAACAACACGTTGGCAGCGGTGTGCGAGTCCTCAGGACGACGACTTCCGCTGACCTCGCCTTGATCCACGGGGTCCTCGACCGGCTCGTCAACGAGCAGGAGCGCCTCGACGTAGAGATCCGCGCCGACCTCGCCACGATCCTCAAGCGAACCGATCGAATCGACGTGCTCGTCACGCTTCTCCGCAAGGCCGCGGCTTCGTATCCGCGGCCGAGGGTCTAGCAGGCGACGCCCGTGCAGAGGCTTCGTGTCTGCAACGTCATTGGAGAGTCCGTAATCTCTGCTCTCTTCGCTGGCCCCGCTGGGGTCAGGTGTGCGAAGATCGAAGGACGGTGGGCCTCACACGGCCCACAAGGAGCTCCTGGTGGCAGAAAAGAGCAAGTGGGGGATCCCGCAAATGAGCCCCGTGGGCTGGCTGGCGACGGCCGGCGTCGCGTTCATGGCGTGGAACGCCTGGAAGACCCTCGGACAAGGCCCCGCGCCCGGCCCCGGGCAGCCGCAGCAAGCGACCTTGCAGCAGGTGCAAGCGCCCGGGGGAACCATGCTGGTCGACGACTCCAACCCGGCCATGGGCGGGGGCCTGATGGGCATGGATCCCAACGGGATCCCGATCGTGGCCCTGCCCGCAAGCTCCGCTCGTCACTCGCGCTCGGTTCAGCGCGCGCCGAGCTGGGGGGACCTCCAGGCGAGCTCGCAGCAGCAAGCGCCGGCCGCCACTGACCCCAACGCGCACCCCTACGCGGCCGAGTCGTTTGGCGGCATGGGCGTCTCGGGCATGGGCGGCGAGGGCTTCTAGTGGGCTCGCTCGCCAGAAACGCCGCCATGAGCGCCGTCGCCGGCCTCGCGAGCGGGTGGGCTCTGCAACAGGTCTACAAGGCGACCGGCAAGTATCCGCCCCAGCCCGTGTTCTGGGCCGCGCTCGGCGTCGGGGCCTTCGCCCTCACGCACGGGCTCAAGCAGAGCCCGCTGCGGCTGAAGTAGCGCCGTGGCCGGGTGGTTTGACCCCCACCCCTTGTGGGCCTGCGACCTGGAGGCGCCTGTCGGGCCCCAAGCGATCCGCCTCGCAGGCTTGGTGTCCCGCGGCGAGTTCCCGCCGCGGCGAGCTGAGGAGGAGTTGGGTTGGCTCGAGGCGTTGGCAGACCCGGACAACGCCGCCGAGGTCCGCGTGCTGGACCTCCTACGTCGGACGATCGACAAGGCGACCGGAAAGACGGCCTTTCTCGCTGAGATCGAAGGCGCCCGGCACCTTCGCGTTGCCTTTGGCGAGCGCGGCGAGGAGGTCATGATTCACCAAACTCGCCGCCCGGACGCTCCTCCAGGCAGCGTCCAAGTGACCCGGTTCGGCCTCGACCACGGCGCGGAGACCGTGCCCTTCGGGCACCACTACATGCCGACGCTCGAGGCCGCCGTCGACGAACTATGGACCGAGCACGGCGGCCCCTTCCGCGTGATCGACAAGCGCAACCCGGGCGCTCGGAACTGGCGCGACCTGGTGATCGACCCGGACTACGTTGCCGCCCGGCTCAAGAGCGTGGACCCCGCCCACGAGGTCGAGCGGGTCCTCGCCGTTGGAGCTGTGCCCCCGCTCGAGTTTCAGGGCGCGGGCGGAAGCGGCTCCGTGTTCTGCGACGCCCGCGGGATCGCCTTCAAGGTCGCCCATCACCTGGACCCGGGCGGGGAGATCCTCAGCGAGGAAGTGGCTTGGCTGCGCGCCGCCAAAGCCCACCCGCAGACGGCTCGCTTCGTGCCCAAGGTCTTCGCTTGGCACCCCGAAGAAGCTGTGATCGTTCGCGAATGCGTCCGCGGCGAGCGCCCGCGTTGGGCCAGCCGGTGGCAGGACTGGCACGAGCAACTCAACGTGCCTGGGTGGACGAAGCCTGAAGGCGGGATTGACCAGTGGGTGGAGACGCCAACGGGCCCCGTGCTCGTGGACGGCGGGCACGCGCTCCGTCGCGGAGAAGTTCTCGCGAGACACGTCGAGGACCTCCTTCGGCAAGGCCCCTCTCGCGCTGGCGCATTGGACCCGGTCCTCGGCGGCGGGCTCGGCCGATACGGCGAGAGGTTGCAGGACCTCGCCTGGGCCGTCTACGTCGACCGGAATCAGGGATACTTGCACCCCGAGCGAGCGACCGCGCTCCTCGCCCGACTCAGGGAGGCCGGCGACGTGAGCGAGTGGTCGGAACCCTCCAACGCCCCCAACCCCGGCGACCGCTCGATCCGCCGCCTCGAGCGAGAAGCGTCAAACGAGGACGAGCACCGGGACCTGATCCTGCACAAGTGGCGGCGCGGCGAGCTCGACCGACTGTCCACTGACCCGCTGGAGCGGGTGTTCGCGTCGCGCTTGCGGCAACGGTATACCCTCCCCCCTAGGGCAAACCAACTCGGGACGGACCATTACCTCGTTGAGTCCTACTCGGCTGACGTGCGCGCCATGGCGATCGGCGCTGGACTCTCGCCACAGTCCCCTCAGTTCCGACGCCACGAGCGAGAACCGTTCGTTTGGTGGCCGGTTTGGCTGAGGTATTCGAGCCGCAGAAGCGGGGAGTCAGCATACCAGGTCATGTTCCGTGGCCTCGAGGCACGCCAGCCAGGCGCGTTCATGCGCACCCCTCACGAGCCCGGGGTCTACCTGCGGGACCCGGTGGCGTTCTTCGCGCTCTCCGATTACGTTCACCGCAACTGCCTGCTTCTGCTGGAGGCGATCGGCGCATGAACGACGACCTTCACATCACCCCCGACGAGCGGGCTCGCGTCCAAGCCATGGCCGACCGGCTCAACCGCTTGCACGCGGAGATCGACCGGCGCTTGCACGCGGGCCAACTCGAGGGCATTGACGACCTGGAGCACGAGGCCGGCGCCCTGGCCGAGCGCCTCGACGCCGTCTTCGAGGAGCTCGAGACCCTCGAGACAACGCCAGGCGACATAGAGACCACTAGACTCCCTGGCATACACCCACACGACAACGAGGGGCTCGCTGGGCTCGCTGGGCTCGAGGAGCAACTCGTCGAGCTCTACGCGCAGTATCTCCGCGGGGACTTCCGGTTCGATCCCTGGGAGAGAGGCCAGACGCGAGAGGACATGCTCGCCGACGTCATTCGCCACGTCATCCCTGGCCGAATCCTGGCGCACGGCGGCCAATGGGTTGACGTCTCGCGCCTGACGCCGAAGCAGTTGATCGGAGCTGCGCGCGACGCCTACGAACACCGGCGGGCCCTCCTGGCCCGCTACCGCGCGAGCGATAAGCCTCCCCCGAAGCTGCCCAACCCGCGCCGCACGCCTCGAGTCGACACCTACCAGGAGGAGGGCCCCTGGGCGACGCCCGCCTACCTGGCGATCCCCGGCTGGCTCAGGTTGCAAGGCGTCAGCGACCAAGGCATTGTCCCCCCGCCTCCCTGCCGGTGCGACGAGTTCCCGTGCCCAAGGCATTGCAGCGAGGGCTACTGGGAGCACCGCGTCGACGTCCACCGAGGGCACAAGATCGCCGAGCGCTACCTGCTCGATCACGGGTATCGGCCGAGGAGGTGGTGGCAGGACGCGGAGGGCGTGCTCGTCGATCGCTGGGTCAAGCTCCTGATGAAGAAGGCGATCCGGGGCGCCAACCGCGCGACCCGGGCCCGCGATCTCGCCCGGAGACGCCGGCGCCCGTGAGTCGGCGTCCCTGGGTCTGGCGCGAGGGGTTCGTCTGCGACGAATGCAAGACCTTGCAGGGCGCCGGCGTCGCGCGGCAAGTCGCACCCGGGCCGCCTGAGCGGCTCTGGTGCGTTGCCTGTGACCCCTACGAAGGCAGTTACGACGCCTGCTTGGAGCCGTCCGCGCCGCGCCGCGCGCTGACCTCCCACAAGTCGAAGTGAACGACCCGGATCAACGGATCGGCTCGGACAGGCTTGAGCGTGTTCAGGCGTTCTTCCTGCTTGATCGCGACGAGGACCCTGCTCGGGAGCTCGTAGTTGGCGAGCGGCCCCGTATTGTGCGGGGGGCACTCGGGCAGGTCGGCCTCGCCAGGGGCTGACGCGGGCGGTCCGCACTCGCCGTAGCCCGAGGCTACATTCGGGGAGAGGTTGCGGCAGGCCGCGTAAGCATGGCGGTTGTGGTTGAGCGCCCTATCGGCGACCGGGTTCTTCGCCGACTCGGCGAAGGGGAACAGAAAGGGAGTGGAACCTTGCAGGGCCCCTCGCTCTCGCCGCGTCAGAAGTGGGAGCAACACGGCGTCGCAGTCCCACAGCGGGCAATGAAGTCTCTCGTCCGAGCCGAACAGCCCGTGTTCGACTTCTCCGTGCTCAGGGCAGATCACTCGAGGACTTCACCGGGCCTTGGCTTGTGCGGCTTCCCGCATTCGCAGATTTCGTTCAGGCGGAAGATACAGCGCCAGACCGACGCTTTGCTTTGGCCCCAAGCGCGCTCCTCGCGCCCGCTCTCGTCGCAGCCGACGAACACGCAGTCCTGAGCCCAGCCCTTCTCGTTCTCGTCCTGGTCGCGTTCGATCGAGACCGTGTTGTGGGTGGGGGGCGCTTCCGTCGCTTCCCAGGCGTCCGGGTCAAGCGGAACTGTGCTGACGACCGCATACTCCTTGCCGAACCCGTCGTCGCGCAGGAACGCCTCGAGCCGGCCGAGCTGGCGCAGGAAGTAGATCGCCCACGCCGCGCGTCCGGCGTGACCCCAGCACGCCCGCATGGCCTCCTGAAACGTGCGGCGCCCTTCGCCACGTCGCGCGAAGTCGTCGAGGACGACCTGCACCCATGGGGCGTAGGGGTGGTCCCGGGCCTTCATTCAGGCGCCACGATCTTGCCCTCGGGCGCCACGTGAACGTGCGGCAAGGGTCGGCTGACGGCCACTACGATCTTGCCTGACCCGTAGCAACGGGGGCAGTTCGTTAGCCCGGTGCGGTAGTGGATCGTGTGATCGGCGACAAGGACCGGGGCCCCCATGCACGCCAGCTTGATCGCGTCGCGCCGGACCGGGAACGTGATCCCGCGCCCGGTGTCAGGTTCGACGAGATGCCAGAGCCCTGCGGACGCGGGGGGCGTCTGGGCGAGGAGCGGGGCGAATCCCTGCTTGGGCCAGACGGTGCGCCCGGTCACCCGATAGAAGTCGAACGTGTATCCGGCGTCGAGCTCTAGGAAGATCCCCAAGCGTCGCTTGGCCTCTTCGTCGGCGAGGCGCTCAGCGTCCAGGCGCCGCTTGCGGAGCTCGACGCCGACCGCCTGCTCGAGGTTGACGAGCTGATCGTCTTCCATGTCGCAGAGCTGAGCGAGGAGGTTGCGGTAGCGGTGCCGATCGCTCACAACCCGAGGACGCGCCGCGCTTGAGCGAGGTCCTCGACGTCGACGACGAAGATCCCCTGCGCTCGGAGCTCGGCCTCGTGCTCGAGGCCGACGTTCTCGATCACGAGAAACCACTCGTGGAACGAGTGGTTTGGCCGTTGATCAAATGCCGCAGTGGGGACGGCGCCTAGGAACAGGAGCGGCCCCGCGTCCAACGGGCACTGCTCGTCGTGAACGGCGAGCAGGCCGTGGGCAAGCAGAAACTTGACGTGCTCGAGGCTCTCGACCTCGCTCGTCACGCGAAGTCCTCTCGGAAGTATTCGCACACGCCTGCGTCGCGCCGGTCCCACTCGTGCTCGCGGTGCAACCTGACTTCTTTGCCACAGCCCGGGCAGCAAGCGTGGACCGCGGGGCCAAGAGTCTCGCGCACGGTGTCCTTGGCCCGGCTGATCGTTTGATCCAAGGCCGCCGAGAAACGTGCGGTCTCCGGCGTGCCGGCCATTCGCTCGCACCACGCGGCGTAGAGAGTCATGAGCTCGCCGATCGCGGCCGGCTTGAGCCCCTGCTTCCCGAGGTGCCCGACGATCATGCCCAAGGCGATACTGGCCAGGTCTCCGCCGGTCCCGTTGATCGCGCGCTGAAGCGCCGCCTCCTGCTCTGGGTTCATGGCTTCTCCGCTTGGTGAGTCATGCCGAGCAAGGGGGCGAGCGGCTTGAGTTCGCCGAGGTTCTTACGCTTCTGCATGTCGTCTCCGGTCGCATCTTGAGTCGCAGACACGAAGCCTCTGCGCAGGCGTTGAAGGTTCATGGCTTCTCCGAGCGGGAGGCGACCTGCCCGGCGAAGAGTTGGTCCCTGAGTTTCTCGATGGATCGGATCGAACGCTCCAAGGACTTCTGCCTGTGGTCAATCAGCACGGCAGCCCGGGCCAGGGCTGCCTCGCGGGTGGCGAACACGTCCAGGTCAGGGCGGTATGGGCCACCGCCCCCCTCGACGAAGACGAACCTTTCGCCGAAGGATGTGACCACGTCCCACACCGTCACCTCTTGGACCCCCCTGCGGATCACGTTTTTCGCCAGCCAGACCTGGTCACCTGTTTTCACAACTCCTCCGAACGGGAGACGACATGTCCGTCAAGGAGGAGCTCGACGAACAACCGACCTTCGCTGATCCCGTCTGAATCGACGCTGCCTGGGAAGCGGCCGAGACGGATCGCGAGGCGGCTTGCGAGTTCGAGCGTCTCGGCCTCGAGTCGGACCCCGAGGCCGACCACGTCGCGCTCGAGGTTGTCGATTCGCGCTCGCTCACGAGCGAGTTGGAGGCCCGCGTAGTCCACTAATCTTCTCCGTCTCGAAGTGCCTTCGCCGCACCCCAGAGCGGCTCGCAGGTTTGCCGCACGCGCGCAAGAACCTGCGCCTGCCGCTTCAGCCTTACCGCGAACAACGCCGCGTCCTGTTCGCAGAGCAGGGCTTCCGCCTCTTCCGCCTTCTTCGCAGCAGCCAGGGCCCTGGCGCAAGCGTCGCAAACGATCGAAGCCATGTGCTTGACGACTGCCGGCCGGGCGTCTTCGTGGAGGGGCCCCTTCAGTGCCCAGCCAGCCGCTTCCGCGACGTCGGCCAGGGCAGTGGCCCGGGTCGCGGCGTAGGTCGCAGTGTTCAACGCGATTGCTAGGTCGGCCGGGATCTCGTCGGCGCTCACGAGCAACCTCCCTGGCCGTCCCAGCGCTTGCCTCGGGCGATCACGAACCCCGAGGGGTCGACGTAGACCTCGACCTTGACCTGGGGTTCCGTCGTCATGGCCGAGACGGCTATGTGGACGGTGCGAGGGCCCATGACGACGAAGCCCTGCGACGCCAGAAAAAGGTCGACTGCACAGGCGAGCGCGTTGTTGTCGAGCGACAACACGACCCCAGGGCCTGAGGTGCCACCCAGGGGACCGTGCTCGATCGAGACGGTCCCGCCCATGGCCGTTCGCTTCTTCCTCGGCTTGCTCACTCCCAAACCCTCTCGGCCCTGGAGCGTCTGACTTCGCGGTCCGCGGACGCGACCGCCTCCACCGTCTTTTGCCGGGCGTAGGCGTCGATCTCCGCCGACTTCGCCTCGATCAACTTGCGGCGGTTGGCACCTGCGGGAAAGTTCCGACGAGCGTCCAGCAGCCAGAGAAGCTCGTGGTCGAAGACGGCCAGGGCGCCGACCGCCTCAAACATCAGCCGATACATGAGCTCGGGCTCCTCCCCGTGCGCGAGCCGAGCGTAGACCGCCTTGCCTTGCCCGGCCATGTAGCCGGCCTCGAGGTGCGCCGACCTTCCGCACGGCTGAAGCAGAATGCAGGTGTCCGCCCACTCCATGCCGGCGAAGTCGGCGTCGTAGCCGTGGACGGCTACGTCGTGCTCCAGCGCGACGCGGTAAGCATTGGCGTTCCACGCCTTCCACTCGGGGTCGATCGCAGACCACGCGAAGCCCTTGTCGCCGTCCGTGGGGTTGCGGAAGTCGTAGACGAAGTGGCCGTGACTCCGCAGGAAGGCGACCAACTCCGGTTGATTCGGGTTGCGCCACGAGGACGCGAGGTAGATACGCCGCGGGGTGTTGGTTGGCTGCGGACGGGGATGGTTCATGCTTCGGCTCCCAGCTTCGCCGCCACGAGAAGGCGGTCGATCTTGCGCTCCACACGGAGCAAGGTTTCTGCACACGCGCAGCCCACGACCGGTGGAACGCTTGGCACTAGCCTCAACGTGGCGAGCGGCCACGCGGGAGAGGGGGAGAGCGGGTCAGGGATCGGGGGATCCTGCGGAGCTGGCATAGCGGTTCGAACCGATTCGGGTCTGGCAACGCCGGTTTCTCGTCCGCGTTGTCGGAGGGCGAAGATAACGTAGGGGTCTGACAGCGCGACAGTGCAGGTGTAGTGTCGCAGCGTAAACCCTTGCAGGGTAAGGACTTATGACGGATCCAGAGCAAGTTACGGACGCATTCGACTTTTGGTGGGAAGCGAACAAGCCAGGCTGGTGCGAGTCGCTGACGATCGGCCTCGCGGCCGAGGCCGCGGCCAAGAGGCTCGCCGCTGACGCGTGGTTCGCAGGCCGGGTCGACCTCGTTGTCGCCGTCACCATCGCGCACCTCAACCCAACCAAAGTGCGCGCGCCCACCCAGGGCCCCGGGCCGGAGTCGCTCGGCGAGGGGCCGGCCTCGTGAGCGACGACGACCTCTTATCGGAAGCCGACAAGGTCAAGCGCGTGGCTGCCGCCTACGCGCAGTGGCACGAACAGCCACCGCCGCCTACGCTCGGGCCCGAGGGCCGCGCGCTCTTTCGCGCGCGAAAGGAAGCCTACGCGGCCGGGATCACGGCCGGGATCAAGCAGGCGGGGGGAAACCCCGAGCCGGCCTTGCCGGCGACCGAAGCGGGCTACTGGGCTTGGCGGAAGAACTACTGTGTCGCGGCCGGTGCGCCCTTCCCCGCGTGGCACACTGCATGGCACGCGGCCTGGTCCGCGTGGGAGGCCGGCGTGGCCGCTGGCCGTGCCCTCGCAACCGACGCGAAGATCGAGGGCGAGGGCGCGGAGGGGATCGAGGAAGCGGGAGATCCACCAACGGGCTTCGCCCGTTGGTGGGACGAGATCGGCCAATCCATGATGCGGCCTGTGATGGCGCTGGCGGCGGTGAGCGCAATCGCACGCGCGGCGTGGGCGGAGGCACGAACGCTCAGACGGCGCGGCTTGCCGACGCTGGCCGAGGACAACGAAGCGTGGGGGGTCGAGCAAGCGAGAGAGCAGTCAAAGGGATTCTTCCTTTGGTGGGACCTCACCGTCCAATCCCTGGAGCCGGGCTCGTGGACGGCGGAACTGGTCGCGCGGATGGCGTGGGAGGAGTCGGAGGCACGAACGCTCAGACGGTGCGACAGGGCGGCCGAAGCTGAAGTCGCAGGGGACTTCGTCCAGGTCCACCGCCACCCTGCCGCTGCTTTGGCAGCGGCCCTCGCAGATTCGGACGCGGCTGTCGAGGTGGCCGAAGCGTGTGCCGGGCAGGCGGGGTCGGGGGCGGAGAGTCTGCGGTCGCTCAAGGCTGCGTGGCAAGCCAATGTGTCTCTCGCGGCTGCGATCAATGCGTGGCAAGCGGAAGTCATGTCCGCGCGCGTCGCCATCCCAGCGGACGCCCGTGACCCGGCCGAGTGGCAGTGCGTCCACGAGAACACGACCGCGAGCGGGCAACTCGATCGAATGAGAGTGGCTGGCGGCTGGCTCTATCGTTCGACACAATGGATCAACGGGGACGACGACGAAGGCCCGAGCTCTCAGTCCGAGAGCATGGCGTTTGTCGCGGAGGCCGGGCAGGAGTAGGCCATGCACAACGAACCCCCAACTTCGATCCTCGTCGCCGGATTGACGCCTCACGAAGCAGTCATGCGCGCGAGGCTCACCTACCCGCCGCTTCCCGAGGAGCGGGTAAATCTTGTCGCCATGAACACGGCCGAGATCGGGCTCAAGGCGTGCGAGGTAAGGCAGAGCAAGGGGCCCGGCGCCTTGACGCTCCACCGAGAGCTCAAGCTGCCGTGGTCCGTCTGCCTGCTCGCAAACGACTTCGCGAGCGCCGTCGCCCTGTTCACCGCTGGCTCAGCCGTTGGTGAGAAACGACTGGCTGAACAGCGCGAAGCGGATCGGTTGCGCGCACGGATCTGCGAGGAGCGAAACGAGGTCCTCGAGAACACGACCCCGACCGCGACGACCCTCGCGCACGTTCGCGACCTCGAGGCTCGACTCGTCTCGCTCGAGCAGGCCCTCGAGCGTGCCCCCGTTGCGGACCTCGCCCTGGGCCGCGTGCGGGTCCAAGCAGCAGCGGCGGCGGCACGAGCGGAGCAAGCCTACGCCATGGCGTCGATCGGCAAGGCGGGCGACATGCGCACGGCGGCCCAACGACTGGAGCTGCTCGAGGCGAAGCTGGAACTGCTCGTGGGGGAGGCCGACGCAGTGAAGACCCTCGGCGCGGAGGTGGCGGCGTTGCGTCGCCTCCTCGACGACCAGGTGACGATCCTTCGTGGCGACACTCTCCGCGAGGTCCTGCAACTTACCACCTCGCACAACGCCCTCGTCGGCAAGCTCAACCTCCTGGTCGAAGCCGTGCGCGAGAACGGTGCGGCGATCCAGGCGCTCTCAGAGAACCAGGCCGAGGTCACCGAGTTCCTTGACGAACAGGGCCTGGCGCTTGAACAGGCCCAAGCCGCCGCGGCTAGGGCCACCGACTCGATCCAAGCTCGAGCGTGTCGGTGGTGGGAGCGAAACTGGTTTCAAGTGGTGGGCGTGAGTTGGGTCATAGCGACCTTGGCGATCGTCATTGCAAGGATCTCGAAGTGACGAACAATCCGAATCACAATCTGGGTCCATGCACGTTGCCGACCTTCAACGGGCGCAATCTGGCTCCGTGCGTGCTGCCAGCCAATCACTTTGGAACATGCTACCCCTCCGCCCGCGCCGCCTTGCGCGAAGCGGAGGTGCGGGCCAGCGAGAACAACGAAGACGAGAAGGATTCCACCGTGCCTGAGACGACTGACGACACCCCGACGCCGAAGACCATGCAGGCCAACTTCGTAACGCACGCGGACCTGGGGAGGTCTGAGCGGCGCATGGAAGATCACCTGCAAGATCACCTGGCGGCGGCCGAGCGCGGCCTGGCCAGTCGCATGGACGACCTTCACGAAAGCCTGGCGGTGGTCGAGCGCGGCCTGTCCAGTCGCATGAACAACCTTGTGGATGGCGTGGACGCGGCCAAGGAGGACCGACGCCGTCTCTCCCAGTCCGGGCAAGCGCTCATTGGCCGCGTCTTCGCCCTCGAGCAGTGCCAGCCAGGCAAGCTCGTGCCGCGGTTGAGGGACCTCGAGGAGGCCGTCTTCGTGAAGCATACGGCCCGCTTCGCGGGGCTCGAGTCCGCGAAGGCGGCGGCCCGCCTGGCGCGGCTCGAGGGGGTCGTCGAGGCGCTCCGCTCGAACCAACCCAAGGAGGTTCGAGTTCTCGGGAGGCCCATCGAGCTCGTCGAGAACGAAGAATTCCGCGTGGATATTTCCACCTGTCTTCCCGAGCAGACGGACGACCTCGGGATCACCAACGACGACTCGGCCACGCTAAGGAAGCGCCTCGATTGGGTCGAGGCCGCGCACGCCGCAGCCGAAGCGGCGGGGCGGGAGCGAGCGGCGCGTATCGAGAAGCTCGAGGTCGCGATCTGTGGCGGCAAGCCCACCGGCAAGGGGCAGCCCGACGCTCGTCTCGACCGCATGGAGGAGCAGGCGCGCGCCGCTGCCGCTCGCGCCGAACAAGCCTACTCGCTCGCCCAGCACGCCTACAAGAAGGCGGCTGGCGAGGGGGTGCCCAACAAGCCCGAGAAGCCGACGGAGCCGATCAAGACCATGAACGACTGGATTACAATGCCCGACGCCTCCAGCAACAACGTCGACTTCGCAGGCAGACAGTGGCGGGACGCATCCGTCAACAACGTCGCGAAGACGGATCCGCCAACGATCCCGGGGGTTGTCACGCTCGGGTCGGGAGGCATGCTCTACCACCTCACCGAACGCGATAGCGTGCCCCTCGCGACGGACGCACAGTCGATCGTGGGCGCGATCAACGAACTGCACCACGGGCTTGCAGGGCACGAGCGCGCTTGGATCGAGGACGAGCGCGCCGCGTTCCGGCCGCGCCAGCGCAAGCGGCGCGGCCGCGCCGGCCGCAAGGCCGTTCGCCCCGGTCGCAAGGTCTGGGAGAAGCTGAGCGGAGCTGGTCCGTTCGTCGTCCTTCAGGAAGCCTCGATCGACGCCGAGCACGTCATAGAGGCCCCGGACGGCGCGCGCCGGATCCCGGTCGAAGACTGCGTCGTCGTCGAAGACATGCAGGGAGCTCGGATCCTCAAGGCGCGCGCCTCGCTCACCACGCTCGAGCCGGAGGCCCCGCTCACGATCTGCGAGAAGTCAGCCCGGGTGGCCTTGCTTGTCGCACGTCGGCTGACGTGGGTGCGCGCCTCGACCTGGCTCACGCTCGGCCTAGGCGCAGGGCTGGCAGGGACCGCGGCCTACGCCGTCCACCTGACCAACTTGCTCGCGGTCGCCGGCCAGTGAGCCAGGCCAGTGAGAACATGCTGGAGGCCCTCGACAAGCTCGACGCTTGCCGGGCTCTCTTGACCCGAATCGAGGAGGGCGTGATCGCCGCCAAGGCGCAAGTCGTCCACGCAAGCGATCTAACGCTCGCCTCTCACCGCCGGCAGGTCGAACACCAGCGCCTCCAGCAGGCCGAGTTCTTCGCGCCGCCCACCGCCTCGTGACGCTAACGCTCGCCGACATTGAGCACCTGCTCAATCGGAAGATCGTCACGCTCTACTCGCCGCTCGTGAGTGAGTGCGACTACCAAAGCAAGCCTACCGTTTTCTTCGGCAGCATTCCCAAGTCCTTGCTCGCCGAGCGCAGGCAAGGACGCGGGGTTCGGACGTGGTATCTACTGACCGAGGAATACATTGGGGCGTGGGGCGAGGACCTGAAAGACTTCGGCGTGAACGTGGTCAGAGTCTCCGGCCTGTCCGAGGCGAAGCGATACCTTTTCGCCCGCGCTCTGCTCAACCCGTGAGCCACGATCGGCTCCAACACCACCACCCTAGAAGACGAGAGAACCAACATGCCTTTGCCTGAATCTTTGCCTGCCGGCGTCATGCCCGTGACCCGAGGCGCTCCCCCGCCGCCCTCCGACTCCCGCTCGATCGGCGCAGCTCAAGCCGGACGTGGCGCAGCAATCCGCCGCGAGGGCGGCGTCGCCGCGCCAGGTGGCGGAGCTGCCGCCCAAGCTGCCGCCGCCGTCGCGGCGGGGATCCCGTCGAACGCCATGCCGGCGACGATCGCCAATCACGCGCGCGCGCTCGAGGCGGCGCACCGTGCCCGGATCCAAGCTCCGCAGGGAGCGCCTCCCGCCCGCCCGCTCATTGAGTCGGGGATCGTTGCCGAAGACGTGGCGCAAGCGATCTCTGGGGCCGTGTCCGTCTGTGCCCTGGGGTTGCGCCGCGGGAGCGGACTCGATCTGGTCCTCGTGCCGGTCGTGATCCACCCCGACTCCGGTCGCCTCCTCCGCACGGGAACGCCGGTGCCCGTGCCCGTGCCCGCTGGCATTCGCGCGCTCGAGCTCGAGGCCAGCGTCGACCCGCTCGACGCGCAGGGGTTCGAGGGGGTGATCGTCAACTTCCCCGCCCTCGGCGGGCGCCTGCTCGTGCTCGTCGCCGGCGACGACCTCAACGCGGCCTGGCTCCCAGGCCAGTCCTAGTGGGCGAGCTCCTCAACCCGTTTGGGGCGCCAGCAAGGAAGAAGACGGACGAGGAGGAGGTCGCCGACCTGAAGAACGTCTGCCCCTTCATGTCGGTTGTGATGCCGGCCCCGGCGCTTGTCGCCGGGGGAGAGATCACGACGGTCCTCTACCCGACGATCTGCTTGGGGCGAGGGTGTGCTGTCTACAGCACGAAAAAAGATCGGTGCGGACTCAGTCTAGGGTGAGTTGCTAGACTCACCCCAGGCACTGGATTCGCCTCCTTTTGCCCCCCACGGAGCCCCGCCTGGACGGTCCAGGCGGGGCTCCTTCTCTAGTTGGTATCATGCGTCCATGAGCGAGCCTCACAAACGCAAGGTCTGCTGGCTCAGTTACCTGAGCGCGCTCAAGCGTCAAGGCGTCCAACTTGACGGGGTGCTGGAAGCGTTCCGCCTCGCCGTCATGCACGACGAAGACTTCTGCTGGGCGGCCAGCACGGACGGGCAGGACACGGCTGCCAGAAACGCTCTGCGCGGGATCACCTACCGCATGTGGCCTTTGGGACACGAAGTCCCGAACAACGTGCGGGGGATCTTGGGCGCCGTGGACGAACAGGTGGACTGGTGAGCGCATGAGCGATGCACGGACGCGCGGTTACGAACGGGGCCAGTCACCGGAGGACGCAGCGGCTGTCCTCCGACACCGGATACGGACGGGCGAGCTAGACGAGCATAGGGTGGCGGTGGCTGCCTTCCTCGGCTACGAGCCGGCGCTTCTGGCCACGGAGCCGGCGCGGCTCGACGTGCCCCCCTACGCGACAAACTGGCCGAGAGCCCGCGTGGCGCTGCGCTTTGTGGGCCTGGACCAGCGGCTGCTGGTTACGCTGGCTGCTGACTTCGCGGACCGGGTTCCACAGGGGCCCGAAGGCCGCGGCGCAATCGCCGCCGCCCGAGCGTGGGTCGCCTGTCCTTGCCCCGACCACGTAGCGGCGGCGGCGAGGGCGGCGAGGGCGGCGGGGGAGGCGTGGGCGGCGAGGGCGGCGGCGCATGCGGCGGAAGAGGCGGCGTGGGCGGTGGAGGCGGCGTGGTGGGCGGCGTGGGCGGCGAGTGCGGCGGTGGCGGCGGTGGCGGCGGGGGAGGCGGCGACGTGGGCGGCGGAGGCGGCGGAGGCGGCGGCGGAGGCGGTGGCGGAAGAAGCCTGGCAGGCGGAGCACATGGCGCTCGTGCTCTGCTGGAGCACGGTGTGAGCGACCGCGCCTACCGCCGCACCGAGCGATACGACCCCGTCGCTGCCTTGGCCTGGCGGCTCCGCTTCGGTGAGATTGACCCCATGCGAGTCGCCTACGCCGCGGCCCTCGGTCACCCAGTCGCGCTACAGGTGGTCGAGCCGGCGGAATTGCCAGCGGACCCGAGGTCGCGGGTGGAGCTTGGTGTAGGGCAACTGAGCTACGTCGCGGCAGTTCGCTGGGCGGCGGACCTCGCTGAAACTGCCGTCGTGCGTGCCACTCACGGGGACGACCTGCGGCCTGCGAGCGCGATTGCGGCGGCGCGGGCATGGGCGGACTGTCCGTGTCGAGAGCACGCGATTACGGCGGGGCGGGCGTTGGAGGCTGCCACCGACGCAATGAGGGAGGCGTCGGTGGCGTCGATCGCGGCGTGGGAGGCGGCAGATACGGGCACGGAGGAGGAGATAGAAGAGTCAGTTGCTGCGGCGCGAGCGTGGTGGGCGGAGCAGACGGCGGCGCGGTTGGCGCAGACGGCGGCGCGGTTGGCGGCGTCGTCCACGGGGGCGCCTCGGGATAGGCGAATTCCGGGTCTACCGAGGACGGTAGCGTGGTTGGCGGAGGCGTTAGATTCGGCCAACCAGTCCGGCGCGCTCACATGGCCCGAGGTGTTCGCGGGCCTCGCGAATCGGTTGCTCGCATGAGCGAGCACAGCAACCGGAGCTAGGGCTAAAAGCCTGAGGGGAGTCGAACCCCTACTGCCGGGGTCGCAGACACAAAGCCTCTGCGCGGGCGTTGAGAGCCAGCCGTCACCCTCCCCTACGATCGCGACCTCGGAGTCTGCCCGACCGGTCTGACACTGCCGATGCGCCGTCGCGGCTTCCGATCCGCGACCCTACTCCCAAAACAAGAGCTCGGAGAAAGCCCAAACCATGTCGAGACGCGGCGCGTCGTAGCCTGCTCGGCGCGCTGGGTCTTTGAGCGTCTCGTAGGCCGCCTGGACTCGCTTGAAGCGCGCCGCGTCTCCGCCCTGGTCCGGATGCACCTCGAGCACGAGCTTGCGGTAAGCCCGCTTGATCTCCGCCGCCGTCGCGGTCTTTGGGACCCCGAGCTCGGCGTAGTGGCTCACCCGCCGAACGACTCGCCTGGCGAAGGCTGCCAGACCCCGCCCAGTGGCACGACGGGACACCGACGCCCGATCCCTGCTTCAGGCTCCAAGTGCCTGAAGCCCGGAATGTATGGGGGGGAGGCCGGGGCCGCGGCCTCGGCTGGGGGCGGCGACTCGGCCTTGGGCGCAAGCGTGAGGAGGTGCTCGAGAGCCCGTCGCCGCTCGTCTGCCGTCTCCCCGTTCACTGCGAGCGATCGCAGGGCGGCGTAGGCCAAGTCCCTGGCGAAAGTGGCTTGGCTCTTGTCTGCCGACTTCGCCGCGGCAGGGAAAGGCGGCGAGGGCGGCCTCGGCGCGGCCTCGGTGGGGTTGCCGAAATGCGGTCCGATAGGAATGTGCCTGTGCTCGCCGAACGACGCGGCCTCGAACCAAAGGTCCCCTCCCATTGCAGCGGACTTTAGGAAGAAGTGCTCTGGCCCCTGAAGGGGCACCATTTGCCCTGGCGCCCCCCCAACGAGCGACGTGGTCTCGGCGTGCCCGTTGCCATGGAAGGCCGCTCTGACGATGTTGTCGGTCGCCACGAGGACTTGGCCGGTAATGACGCGAGGGCCACCTTGCGCGTCCTCCGCCTTGACCAGCTTGAGCAGCTCCGCACAGGCCGCTTCGACGGCAAGCGTTCGCGCGTCGCGCGCATCGAGCGCGTCAGGGGCCGCGTCCGCGTCCTCAGCATCCGCGACGCTGGGCGCAGGGATTCCATGTTCGATCGCGAGGGCCTCGATCGTTGCTGAAGGACGTGGCCCCTCGGGGTCGCTGTAGCTCGTCACAATGCCTCCTTCTCGGTCACGCAGTCTAACGTCGCGCGAGGCTGGGGTCACCTGTTAGTTTGGGAGCAAGCCGCCTCAGCAGGCGAACAGGAGGCACCGTGGCCAGCAAGAACCAGGTTCGGGTCGGAGACGTTTGGGCAGACAGCAAGGGGCGCCGCCTGCGCGTCGTCGGAGCCCTCGACACGCGCGGCAAGGTTCCGTTGCTCAACGTGGCCACCAACCGCCCGATCAACAGCAAGGGGCCTCGAGCGCTCGTCCGCCAGATCAGCCAGGGCGAGGGGCCGAAGATCACGCGCGCGGCCAACCCCGCGCCGCCGCCCTTCCCCGCCATGCCGGCGACACGACCGGCGCCAAGCCGAGGTCCTCGGCCGCGGCCGGCTCCCGCCCAGCCGGCCGCCGGGTCCGATCGGCGCTTGCTCCAACGCCCGGCCGGCGCGCGCCCGAGGCGCCTTGCTCCGTCCGCGACGCCCCCGCTCCACTTCGGAGCTGAGACCGCACGCTTCAACCGGCCCAACCCGGCCTCCTACCCGTCGCCGATCGCGCAGGCCGTGGCCGAAGCCATGGCCGGGCTCAGTCGCTCACAGGCGAACGACCCGCAGTCCGTGCTTCAAGCGGCCATGGAGGCCGTGTCGGGCTTCGCCCGCAACCCGCACGGCCCGTTGGTCCCCCCCGTGTTCGGCTCGGGGGGAGACGCCGGATACGCCGGGCAGTATGGGGGCTTGCCGCTCATACCTCCCCACCACTTCTCGAGCGTCGCCGACTTCGGGCGCGAGCACTATCAGGGGCCGGAGCCGACGTTCGCCCCGCCCCCCCATGGATACCCGGGGCAATACGGGCACTTCACGACGCACGCCAACCCCTACGTCGACGACGGGATCTACCCCTACGACGACGAAGGCTACCCAGGTGGGAGTGACGACTACCGTCCTTAAGCGGGGTCGGGGGTGTCCGGCGCCGCCACCTTCGGGTCGGCGGCCGGCATCAACGGAGGCATCAACGCCGGCTTGGGCGCCTTGACCTCGTAGGAATAGAGCCCGTCTGCACCCATGCTGTAGGCGACTTCTCCCTCAGGGAGGCCCAGGCGTTGGTGGAGCAGGTGGTTCTCCGCGTCCTCCGCACGGTTGAGGGCGCCCATGAGCTGGTTGGTCTGAGCGGCTAGCTCGAGCTCGAGCTCTTGGATCCGCTTCGCGTCAGCCTGCGCGGCTGTGGCACGCGCCAACTGACTCTCGGCTATGAACACGTTCTTCGCCTTGATCGCCTGGCGCGCGGACATGAGCTGCACGCCCAACGTCTGCTCCAACGAGAGTTGGGCTCGGCCCGCCGGGGCCTTGGGGGTTGCCGGCTTGGGGCCGGCAGGGCGCTTTGGGCCCGGCTTCCTGCTTCGCATGGTGTCTCCTTCGTGGTGAAGGGTGATTATGCGAGTTGCACCGACACCTGCTGAAAGATCCCGTTGGTCAGGGCCGTGCGGCCAGCTCCTCAGGACACCCGTCGGGATGCAGGAAGCAGGTGCCCATGAGCTCGGCCGCTCCTTGCTGCGCGCACAGTTCGAGCGCTCCGCTCGGGTTCTCGTCGGGGGCATCGAGCGGGGCGGGGGTGTTCGGGGAGTTCGGGGTGTTCATGGGCTGCCTCCTGGGCGCGCGAATCCTATCGCGGGCGGGCGACACGATCGAGCGGCCGGCCCAAGGGGAGGACGACTTACCCGATCAAGCCTAGCGCTTGGAGGTCGGTGATCAACGCGGCCAGCGCGTTGTTGTTGTTCGTCACGGTCGCGCTGGCGCTAGCCAGCAGGGTCCGGTCAAGAACCGCAGTTGCGGTCAGGGTGTAGGCCGCCGACTGAGCGACCGCCGCAGCCCCGAAGAACCCGATCGTGCCTGCCGAACGTCCCAGGTTGACAGCACTGGCATTCGTCCCGCCGATCGTGATCGTGCCTGCCGTCCCGCCCGTAACCGCTCCCGCGTCGATCGTAACCGCTCCCGAGTTCCCGCTCGAGGCGCCACCTGCACCGGACCTGATCGTGAGCGCGCCTCCGGGGTTGGCGACCGCCCCCGCACCCGACGTGAGCGTGAGCACGCCACCATTGCCGCCAACGCCGGAGACGGCGTCTGAGGCCGTGATTGTGACAGCGCCACCGCCGCCGCTAATCGGGATCCCACCCGAGATAATGACGGGACCTCCGACCCCGGAGGAGGCCCCACCCGGACCGCCTCGCAACTGCAACGTGCCGCCAGTGCCGCCGGATGGTCCGCCTTGTCCGGCAGTAATGCTGACCAAACTCCCTGTAAACATTGACGTGGATACCCCCGCAACGATCGTGACGGTCCCGCCGCTCTTGTTTGCGCCGACTCCCGCCCCCGCAACGATCGTGACATTCCCACCGTCGCCGTTCCCAGAAGTCCCCGCTTGAACGACAGCAGCGCCGCCGGCTTGCGTGCCAGAATTTCCACCCAGAAGCGAAGCAGTCCCGCCAACGTTCCCTAACCCGTCACCGCCTTGAACCGTAGCGGTGCCTCCACTGCCGTTTGTGACAGCATTGGAGCCAACAAGCGATACTGCGCCTCCGTCTCCGTTAACAGGAGCACCCCCCGTGATCGTGACTGCCCCTCCTGCACCTGCCGCGGACGACGCACCGCCCCTCAACGCCAGCGCGGTTCCTGTCGCAGCGTCGACTCCTCGAATAACGTCACCCGAGGTCTGGACAAGATCAGTGCCGCCGGTTGTGTTGCCGGCCGCGAGCACGGAACTGAGGGAGGACGCCCCGCCGGCCGCGTCGATCTCGTTGATTGCCTCAATGATCGTCTGAGCAGTTGTTGTCAGGGCCGGTCCAACGCCGGCAGCCGTGAGCGGATAGCTCGTCGTGCCGGACGTGAGGGTGACGCGGCCATGAGTGCCGCCCCCCGTTCCCGTGCCGGCCGTGAGCGTGAGGTCGCCACCGTTACCACTGGTGGCGCCGCCGTTCCTGGCCCGGATATCTAGGTCCCCTCCGTTGCCCACGGCTCCCGCCGTGCCTGACTCAAGCGTGAGTAAGCCGCCGTGCCCATTCCCCGCTCCGTTTCCGGCGTAAATTTCAACATTGGGCCCGTTGCCGTCGGCTGTAGGAGTCCCCGCGTTAATGAAGACACCGCCAGCGCCCATTCCCGCGCCAGAACCATTGCCCCCCCGGAGTTCGAGGTCTGTCCCACCTGCCGCGTCCACACCCCGAAGGACCTGCCCCGAAGACACCACCACGTCGTTCGCGCCGGTTGTGTTGCCGGCCGCGAGCACGGACGACAGGGTTGGCGTGACTCCCACCGTCGCCCAGCCGGTGTTTCCCGCGCCGCTCTCCTTGCTGTAGAGCGTCGTTCCCGCGCCCCCGTCCGTGCGGGCGAACAGCGAGCCAACCGGGGCCGTGACGACCCCCTCCGGGCTGCCCGTCCCCTTCGTCAGCGTCGGTCCACCGGTGCCAAGCTTGACCGTCGCGGCGGTCAGGGTCGCGGCTCCTCCCGCGCCGTCGTCGACGAGGACCTCGCCCGCAGCGGGACGGCTCAGCCTGGTGTCTTGGGCGTTTCCGGTAATGGTCGTGGTCGAGGGGGACCAACCAAAGACCGCGTCCGACGCCATGTCGATCTGGGTCCCGTTTTCCACGGCGTAAAGGCCCAAGTAGGTTTGGCCTCCGCCGAAGTCCTCCCCGAAGAGTAGGATCGCTCCTGACGGGTCGTAGTGGAGGAAGTAGCCTCCCGCGAGTCCCGCGACAATGTCGCTTGCGCCGGTCGCAACAGTGCTTGCGGGCGCCCCCACTACCAGCGCGTCCGTGATCGTGACGATATTCGGGGTCCCGCCGTCCTCTGTGACCCCCGCTAGCGCCGCGTCGACCTCATTGATCGCCTCAATGATCGTCTGGGCCGTCGTCGTCAGCGGCGGCCCAACACCGGCCGCCGTGAGCGGGTAAGAGGTCGTGCCGGACGTGAAGAGGACGCGGCCCTGAGTGCCTCCGATTGCCGCGCCGGCCGTGATCGTGACGTCGCCGCCGCTGTCACCCGCTGGCGCCGTGATTACGACTGCCCCGCCGTCGCCGAAGGTGGCTTGCGACGTCATGACTCGGTTTGCGCCTGATCCAGTTATAGCCACAGATACAAGTAGGCCAAGTTGTGGCGCCCAAACGACAGACCTCCACTGAGGGAACGTCGCCGCCACGGCGCTCCAGTTGATTCCGTCCGGCGAAGTCATGACCGGATTGGTGCCGTTCTGGGCCACAGCGACGAACAAGCCCAACTCAGGCGCCCACCTGACCTCGTCCCAGAGATTTGCTCCCGAAGCGTTCCGAAGCGTCCAGTTGATTCCGTCTGGCGAGGTCGCGACCCGGTTCGCGCCGTCGGAGCCCACAGCGACGAACAAACCTAGTTCGGGCGACCAAGTGACCCCTTGCCAAGCCAAGACCCCAACCCCTCCGGGGACAGTGCGGGACGTCCAGGTGATTCCGTCCGGTGAGGTCATGGCCAAGTTGTCGCTTGACACGCCGACGAGCAACCCCAACTGCGGCGACCACGTCACGTCCTGCCAGCAAAAACCGTCATTGCCAGACAAGCGTCCAGTCCAGTTGATTCCGTCCGGCGAAGTCATGACTCGATTCGTGCCGGTGCAAGCCACAGCGACGAACAAGCCCAATTCAGCCGCCCAGGTGACCTCGTGCCACACGTTTGCCGCCGAGGCGGCCCGAGCCGTCCAGTTGATCCCGTCCGGCGAAGTCATGACTCGATTCGTGCCGTCCTGAGCCACAGCGGCGAATAGACCCAATTCAGGTGACCAAGCGATCCCATTCCAGAAGTTTGCTTCAGAGGCGGCCCGAGCCGTCCAGTTGATCCCGTCCGGCGAAGTCATGACTCGATTCGTGCCGGTGCTTGACACAGCGGCGAACAAGCCCAACTCAGGCGACCAAGTCACGGACTGCCATGGGTTTGCCTCCGAAGCTGCTCGGACAGTCCAGGCCCCCAATGAACTTCCGGGGCTCCCTCCTTGAATCGTGGTTGTTGGGCCTGAAACTCCTACTCCTGAGGAGTTGCCGGAGCGCAGCGTGAGCGCCGTCCCAGTCGCCGCGTCCACGCCTCGAAGGACCTGCCCTGAGGACACCACCACGTCATTCGCACCGGTCGTGTTGCCGGTCGCGAGCACGGAGCTGAGAGTCGGCGAAGCAGCCGCGACCTCATTGATCGCCTCAATGATCGTCTGGGCCGTCGTCGTCAGAGCGGGGCCTACACCTGCCGCCGTGAGCGGATAGCTCGTCGTGCCCGACGTGAAGAGGACGCGGCCGGGAACTCCACCGGAAACTGCCCCCCCCCCGACCACGTTGGCGTTTCCGCCGTCCCTTGCCGTGGCAGTTGCCGTGGCCCCTGCCGACCCGGCAAGCGTGGCGTCTCCGCCGTTTCCGTCGTTCGGCAAGCCGCCTCGGACCGTCGCTTCCCCCGCTGCGCCACTCGTGCTTCCGCCGCGCCCGCCAAACGCGAAGAAGGGACCTCCGACTCCCGTCACCCCTCCTCTTCCTGCCTCGATCGACGCGGACGGCCCGGTGTTGCCCCCAGACGAGGGTCCTCCGACGATAGATACCGTTCCGCCGGTTCCACTCGACGCGCTTCCAGCCTGAATCGAGATCGGGTCGCCCGACGTGCCGGACGTTGACTGAATCTCACTTGGTGTTGACAGGACGATGCTTGTGCCGCCCGAGTTGTTGCCGGTCGCGAGCACGGAGCTGAGGTCAGTCGCCGGCAGGCCAGTGACAGTCGCCCCGGTGAAGTCAACCGTGGACCCGGCCGGGAAGTCGGTCGTGATCCCTGACTGGCCAATCACAACCGCGCTTGTGTATCCAGCCTGCGTTCCGAGCAGGACGGACCCGGCCGTCCCGCCGACCGAGGTGCCCCCGTCTACGGCTGCGTCCCCGCCGTCGCCTGTTGCGCTGGCGGCGATTCCGCCAATGAAGAATGCGTCTCCGCCTCGGCCGGATCCGCTTGTGGAGGAGCCTCCGAACACATAAGTAATGGCTCCCGCGCCCGTTCCCGTGTTTCCCCCCGCTTGGACAAGCATTTGGCCTGGGGTCGTGCCATTCGCCCCGACCATTTGCAGGGCGCCAGTCCCTCCGCTCCGGATTGTCAGTTCCCCGTCTGCCGTGATCGTTCCCGCGAGCGTCAGGTCCTTGGCCCGGAGGTCGGACAGTGCGGCGAGGGCCCCCGTTGGCGTGGTCGTTCCACCGACCGTGTTGAAGAACCCGAGCTCGAAGCGGGTGTTCGCCTCGTTCCAGAGCAGGATCGCGTCGTCGCCCGTGCTCCCGCGCTCGAAGGCCATACCGGCCTCGTTTCCGGTCGCGGCTCCTGACGCTCCCAGAATCACCGTGTCTGCCACGGTCAAGTTCGCCGTGCTGATCGCGGTCGCTGTGCCCGAGACCGTCAGGCTGCCTGGGATCGTGACCGTGCTCCCGGCTGCGCCCAACGTGACCGTGGCCACGTTGGTGCCGCTCGCCAGCAAGGCGCTCGTGGCCGCGGCGTCCGCCCAGAGCGACCGCGCCGCCGTCGTGCCCTCGATCTGCGGCAAGAGAACTTGGTCGGTGCCCTCGACGAGGTTCACAGCTCCGAGCCCGCCCACTCGCGGGAGGGTAATTGAGCGCTGAGCCATGGCTAGCCGCCTTCACTTCTTATGAGTTCGCCTGGGAACAGCTTGATTGAGACCTGGTTGACGAAGACGAGGTTGCCGGGGCCGCCGACCAAAGCCTCGCCCCCGTAGCGCCGCGCCGTGCCCGTCCAGTCGTTGGCGGTGACGGGCACGTCGAGCTCGACGGCGTAGCAGCCAAGCGCGCAGTCAACGTGCGCGTCACCGGGAACGTGGCGGACGACCCCCGCCCGCCACGCAAGGGCCTGCTTCGCCCTCACCTCGACTCGAGCGCCAGCGTCGAAGCTCACTAGCCGACCAACTGGATTCCGCGCGTCGCATTGGCTCGCAGAATGGTCGCGTCGGCTGCCTTGCCGACCGGAGCCAGAACCTCGCCGCTGCCCGGGGTGAGGTAGGCCGGGTAGGCACCGTTGCCCGTGTCGGTCACGCCGACAATCCCGCCAGGCGTGGTGGAGAGAATGTAGTCTTCGCCGATCACCAACCCAGCGAAGCCCGGCACGTCAATGCCCTCCGTCGCCACGAGGCATTGGCCGACTATGGGGGAGTCGAGGGCCCGCACGACGCCCTCCGGGTCGCCGGTCGCGGGCGCGCTCGCGTCCGCGCGGTCGACCTCGTTCGCGACCCCGTTCTTGTAGACCACGTCGCGGACGACGACGCCCGCCACGTAGTCGCGCACGAGAATGACACCCGACGCGACCGATCCCTCGAGGATCCAGTTGGCGTTGAGGAGCCCGCCCACGAGGCGGTAGAGCTCGAGCGTCGTCGTGATCCAAACCGTCATGCCTTCGTCACGGAACGTGGCAGGGATCGCGTCGCGGTCGACGATCGCGTCCACGGTCCGGTGACTGCCGAGCAAGTCGGACGCGCGGACGACGGGCGCCCCGACGCCGGTCGAGCCGAGCGTGGACGGAATCGCGGTGTCGCCCGCCTGGAACCCTGGGCCTGGATCGACTGAAGCCATGCCGTCTCCCCTACGCCGCCACGTTGAAGGCCAGCGGCCCCGTGACCGTCGTGTCCTGCGCGAACGTGCTGCGCCAAATCTGGTAGTTCAGCGTCGGAGCGCCAGCCGTGTTTGCTGTGACTGGCACCGACGCGACGACCTGCGTGAACCCGCCCGGGAAGGCCCCGAACTGGAAGTCCAGCGCGGCTGCTGCGAACGACACCGGGAAGGCGTAGTAGATGTATTCCGCGACCGGAGCCAGAGTCGTGCTCAGCGCCTTGTCCGCGCCGAGGAGACTGTTGGCAAGCGCCTCAATGTCTGCCTCGGTCGCCAGCGCCGCGTTTGCGTCCACCCCGTAGTAGAGCCGGGGAAGCCACGTCGCCACCTCCGCGTCCGTGACGTTCGGGCCGCCGTCGTTGGCCGTCAACGTGAAGGTGACCGTGTCTCCGACCACCGTCTTGTTGTAGGTGAACGCCCGGGTGATCGGGTTAGCTGAGCCGAGCACGTCTTGAACGGGGTTGCCGTCGTCGTCCGACAGCTCCGCGAACGTCTCCACGCCTCCAGCGTAGGCCGCGTTGAAGGTCGGACTCGCGAGGTCCGCCCCGATCTCTATGGGGGTCGCGGTGAGAAGCGTCAACGCTGCCTCGAAGGGGCTGTCCCCGCTTCCTCCGCCCCAATGCACGAGCATGCGCTTGGCCATTACTGGATCTCCGAGTGGCGCAAGAACACTTGCAGGATCACCTGATCGGCGCCGGCCTGCGTGAAGTTGAGGGCGATCGAGCGCTTGTCAGCCGCGAGCGCGCCCCCCACCTCGAGCGGCGTCGGGTGAATGCCCTCGGTCATGAAGGTGACGGAGCTGTTGACTTGCAGCGGGCGCCCGCGGACCTCCAGGTAGGCTTCGTCGAAGGCGACCGGCGAGACCCCGACGTCGACAAACGGGATCCCGACCACGTTCAGGCCGTTGACCGGGGAACCGATCGCCTCGGCGACGTGAAGCAACACTCCCTCAGGCCGTGCTCCGGTCGGCTTCAGCGTGGCGTCGGGAATGGCCATCCAGGGAGTCCTTCTCGAGGTGGGCGGCGTCGACCATTCGCTTGATCTGGCGAGAGTCGAACCGTCGCCCTTTGCGATTCGTCACCCCCTTAGTTTCCATTAGGGCTGCCGACTGGCGCAAGGACAGACCCGACTGGCGGAGCTTGCACGCAAGGCGCAGAATCGCCTGTTCCCGGCGGTGCGACACCAGCCGGCGGGAACCGTTCCGCGTGCCCTTCCCGACGCGATACCCGTAGGGGACCTTGCCCCCCTGGTAGCACCCGGACGCGCGCAGAAACCGCTTCGTGGCCCGAATGCGCTCACTCGTCAACTCCGCCTCGTATTGGGCGATTGCCAGGCGAATGTGGAGTTGCATCCGGCCACCGGCCGTGCGGGTGTCGATCTCCTCCGTGGCCACGAGCAAGTCGTAGTCGCGCCCCTCGCCGAAGTAGCGGTGAATCAAGTCGGTCGCGCTATGGACGTTGCGGGCGAAGCGATCGAGGCTCCACACGACGAAGTGGGTCGCCTCCCCCCGCTCGAGGTAGTCGATCGCCTCGAGCAGCCCGGGGCGCGCGAGCGTCTCTTTGCGCCCCGAGACCTGCTCTCGGATCACCCCGGCCACGGCGAGCCCTCGGCTCGCGGCGTAGCGCCGGCAAGCGTCCTCCTGGGCGTCGAGCGAGGCGCCCTCGCGCTCTTGGAGCTGCGTCGAGACGCGCAAGTAGAGGACGGCCGACTTCACCTCACGCGCACAAACGGCACGGGGAGCGGCTTGGGGCGAGGAGGCTTCGCCTTGGCGTTCTGGACGCCGACCCGACCCGAACACCCCTCGCAGTGAAACGTGAACGTGTCCACGCCTCGAGCGTCCTTCGCCTGGTAGATCAACGTCATAGGGCGGTCACAGGGCGAGCAAGTCAGGTTCATGGCGGGCTCCCAGCCCCTTGAGTCTAAGCGACGCGCATAGCTGAGAGGTGCGTCCCCTGGTAAGGGTCCGCCGTGCCGCCCGTGCCCGTGATCGTTGCCGAGACGGAGACGTCGTGGAACGCCCGGAGCGTGACCACGGCCCCCACCGTCAGTAGGGCCTGAACGGTGACGTGCGGGCTTGTGGCCTTTGTGCCGCTCACCACAGTCGGGGCGGTTCGCCAGTCTTGCTTCAAGACGACTCCGTCGACAAGCACCTCACAATGACGTCCGAGGGCGTCGTTTGCAGCCGCGTAGAGAACGAAGCCCTGAATCTCCCAGACGCCGGTCTCGGGGATCACGAGACCGGTTCCGTCGCTCATGCCGTTTGGGTCGTTGACCACCGACGAGAGCGTGAGCACTGCCCCAGGTGACGCCACAGTGGGGGACCCGTTGGGCAACGCCACAACAGCGCCAGCGAGAAAGGCCTGCCCGTTCGCGCCGGCCGCGCCGTCTGCGCCATCCGCACCGTCTGCGCCATCCGCGCCGTCCGCACCGTCTGCCCCCGGAGCTCCTGCTGGAACAAGAAACATTGCCATTGTGATCTCTCCTAAAGCAAAGGGGGTGGGCTGGTCACCCGGCCCACCCCCTCCGCCGTCCTAAGGTGGACGTGTTGGGCCTAGTCGACGATCGAGTGGCGGAACGAGAACCGCAGCACGAACGTCGCGACGTCCCCGTTGGCGGCCTTCGCACTGTTGGTCTCGAGGCGGAACGCGGTCGCCGCCACGTTCTGGTCGATCGTGGGCGTCACGCCCCCGGTCCCGCCGGCCGGCGTGTTGATCCGAGCTTGGACCGAGACGTCGACCGCCGCTTCCCAGGCCGTTCTGGCGAGGGCCTGGCTGGCGTAGCTCGCCGTCAGGAGGTCTTGCAGCGGGCCTGCGACGAGGTCGCCGGCGACGTCGGTCGTCAGGACCGCAGCCGCGGTCGCGGCCTCGACCATGCGGTAGCAGAGTGAGTTGGGAGTTGCCTCAATGAGGGTCAGCGTGTTTGCCATGGTGTTTCTCCTTAGGCGTCAATCAGTTAGGGCGGCGACTTCCGCCTGGAGGAAAGTGGAGGGAGCCCCCCCCTGGGTGAATTCGTAGGTGAAGTAGTAGCCCTGGCGGATCACGTCGAAGTGATAGACGAGCGCGTGTGTCTGTGCCACGTCCACGGGGACCGTGTATTCGAGGAGCAGGACGCCCGTCTCGGAATGCCAGCGAAGGACCAACGTCCCCGCGGCGTCCGTCACGAAGGCGCCTCGCACGCGATCGGCCGTGTTGGCGGAGAACTTCCCCGTGACAACGGCGGCAGCGGCGAGACCCGCGACAGGCGGTAGGTATTTGGCCTGGATCCCCACTACGCGCACCCGTATCCGAGATTGCCGTCGCGGGTCAGGCTGCGAAGCGTGCCCTTGAAGGAGGCCGGGATTCGCCACCCGCTCCAAGCGATCTCGACCAAGAGCGGAGCTGCCGCGTCTCGGTTGCCGATCGAGAAGTTGAGCGAGCCGTTGTCTGGGATCACGAGCAGCGTCGGCTCCTGAAGGTCGGCGCCCGTCCCTCCCAAGCCTGGGATCGGCGAGAACGAACCGGCGTTGGGCCCCTTGTCGACGTTGTGGCGCACGACCACAGCCGAGTCGTCGGCGTTGATCGCCCGGACCCCCCAGCGGTTGACGATCGTCGTGAACCCAGACGGGGTCCGGTAGTTCGCCGACGGGATCGGGATCGGGACGCCAGCGGCGCCGGCCGCGGCGGTGAGCAGCTCGGCCCCGGCCGGGTTGATCGCGTTCTCCGCCGCCGCGAGCGCGATCCCCGCCGCGTTGGCCGCCGCGTCGTCCGCCACGTTCACGTTGATGACGGCGCGGATCTTGAAGTTGATCGTGCTCGAGTTGAGCGGCGCGTGGAAGTGGGGCGCCAGGTTGGAGGTCGGGAGTTCGCAGTCCTCGTCCTGCCCCTGAGGTGCTGGGTAGGGTCCGCCCGGCAAGTGGAACGGGACCGGCATGGGGTGATACCCAGCGGGAGGACCGGTGAAGCCCTGGGGGAGCTTGGGGTTGTAGAACGGGGCCGGCACGAGGTTCCCTACCGACCCCCGTCAGGCAGTTGGACGCCCCCGCCCATGCCCTGCATGTAGCCGTGCGCGCGGAGATTCTCCGCGTTCCACGTCTTCCGGGCGTATTGGCCCTGTTGGCTCTGGAGGAACTGCTGCATGGTCGTTCGCTGACCGTCACCTGTCGTGGCCCCTCCGCCTGGGAGGAACTGGCCCGGCGCGACGCCTTGCGGCAGCCCTGCCGGCTGCGGTCCCGCCTGCGGGTCGAACGCGACCATGGGTGGGCAGGCTGGGACGTGCATCAAGTTCGGCCCGATCACCGGCTCGAGGCTACGTGCCTGGCCCATGCCGCCGCCCGCCCCGCACTCGTCGTAGTAGAGCATGCAGCCTGGCCAGGCCAGGAAGACCGTGCGGGCGCCACCGGCCGTGTTCTCGAGCTCGACGCGAAGGCGAGTGTTGCGTTTGAAGAACTGGCGGATCTTGCAGCCCCGCAGGGCCGCGGCGCGCAGTTCCCCTCCCTGAAGTCCGGTCACGGCCGAGTTGACCTTGGCGACGAACGTCCCCAGGGGTTGGCGCTCGTTGCTCAGGGCTCGGCCCGACGCGCCCTCCTTGAACTGGCAGGTGATCTCGTCGGCTGGGCCGCCGTCGACGATCGCGAGCGGGCGCCCCTCCGCAACGAAGTCTCCGCCGCCGGGCACGGTCATGAAGACGGTCGCGAGCGTGTTCGCTGGGATGGACACGCCTCCGCCGGCCACGAGCGTGACCGCCGTCCCCTGGACGCGATCAATCCCGAGCCAGAACGGCGTCTTGCGCTGCTGGTTGTAGTAGCTCAGGAGCTGAGCCCGGTATTGCTCGGCGCCGTAGGGCAGAAACCGGGTCCCGCGCGCGCCCAGCTTGAACGTGGCGGAGACGGCCTCGAGGTTCTCGACCGTGACCTGGAGGAACTGCGTCGCGCGAATGAAGAAGCAGCACGGGAGCCGGTCGCAGAGCTGCGCATTGGTCGCAATGAACCGGTCTTGGATCAGCACGTTGCTGAAAATCTTGTCGTTCTGGCGCGACTTGATTTGGATCGCAAAGCGAGCCGTGGCGGGCACGCCCTGCACAATGAGCTCGGAGACGACGAGGTCGCCCAGGTCGTTTTCTTCGGCCTCGACGACGAGGCTGAGATCGGTTCGTTCGCCAGCGGCCAGACTCACCGTCTCCGACGTGAGCGTGAACTGCTTCACCATGCCGAACAGAGGGTTCAGCTTCTCGCCCTGCTCCGTCATGACCGTGGGCTGAATGCTCGCCAACGGCCCGCACAGTGAGCAGCAGTCTTCAGATGCTTGTGTCGTCATGGTGCTCCGAAGGGGCTGGGTGCGAAAGCATTGGAGCTCGAGGCTCCGGCCCTTGAATCGTAGCCTCCCCCCCCGAGGTAGCGCGAGGGGGGAATTGGCTCCTCTGACGCCTAGCGAGAAGCGAGAAGCGCCTTCCAGCGCTTGTAGTCCTTGCCCCCTCCTGTAGCTCGGCCGCGCTTCCACGTCGGCTCGGGCCAGTCGCACAGGAACTTGTAGCGCTCGCTGTTGCAGAGCCACGGGTTTCGGACGGTCAACGCCTCAGCCCGGCGCTCGTCTCGCCTGAGCGGGTAGACCCAGCGGTTCTTGTCGGTGTAGGGCTTCTCTGGGTAGCGCTCTCCGCTCAATTTCATGTTCTTCAAGAGGAAGCTGGACGAAGGCGCCCAGAGCCACCCGGCGGCCCGGTAGATCGCCCCGTCGTGTCGGGCCGGATCGCTGTAGCTGACGACGGTCGATGCGTCCGTGTTCTCGAGCAACCAGCGCTTGACCTGCGCCCACTGAGCGGTGCCTACGTTGACGCCGCCCGGGACCAGGCACCACCGAGACAGTTCCAACCAATCCCGCGGCAAGCCGGCTGCTTGCGGCCGGCGTGAGAAGACGAGGACGCCGGCCGCGTTGCGCAGTGCGAAGTCGCTCACGCCGCCGCGACGCCCGAGGTAATGGTGCTCGTCCAAGAAGTCAGCGACCTTTCGCGCGGACTGCTTCACGAGCTCGTCGCCCCACTCGGGGACAGCCTCGGCAGGCTCAAGAGAGACCAGGCACGGCTCGCAGACGTATTTACCAGACCGCCCCTTGATGACTCGCGGGATCGAATGCGTTGCAGGACGCTCGAGGCAAATCAGGCACTGATTGCCTGCGGCTTTCGACGCCCGCTTGACCATTCCCTTGGCCACCTCTGGCGTTGAAAACTGCAACTCCGTCGCTATGGCCGAGAACGGGGCCCCCGCTGCGCGCCGCTTCAGAATCTCGGGGAGCAACTCTCTAACCTCGTGCGACAGGAGGTTAGGCACCTCGCGGCTATAGCTCGCGAGCAGGCTCGCCAAACTCGCCGCCTTGCCCTGGTGGGTGAACCCGATTTTCTCGGCGAAGCCCCCCATGGCTGCCTGGCTGCACACCATCACCTTGTTCTCCGGCAGGCAGCCGGGGCTCCTCTCGGACTTGCCGTCGTCCGTATGCCACGAACAGCGAATCCCGAGCGACTCGACCATGGCCTTCACCACGCGCAAACCAAGCTCGTTCACGCTGCTGACGCTGACCGTTCGCCTCGAGACGTCAGGATCAAGGGAGACGTTTCCTTCTGCGTCCCACAAGCCTGACAGCCACGCCCCAGCGAGTTCCTTGTCTCGCCGAACCTCCGCCGGAACGGTCCAATCGTAAGTCCCGATCGGACCGTGCGACAGTATGTCGTCAGCGACTGCCCGCCGATAAAGAATCGGCTGGCAGTAAGGAAGGCGCCCCGGATCCCGGGACTGAACCCGGACGTGAGCGGGGACGTCGTAGATCCTCCGGAAAAGCTCCGCAACGCGCTCAGCCAGCGCCATGTTGGCGGAGTCCTCCGCGACTCCGCAGTTGGCTGACACATGGGCGCCGCCGTCTTCTGCCACGCTCACGTTTCCGTCACCCGCCATGAAGCCCAACAGCCACGCCTTATCTCGCGACATGCACCCCTGCGGCTTGATCTTGAGTCTCCGCTGCCGGCGTTTCTGCTTGTCCACAGCGCCTCCCCTGGCCACCGGGAAGCATAGGCACAGGTCCGACAAGAAGACCTTCCACAAACGAAGAGAGGCTCCCTCAGCGAGGAAGCCTCTCTCGTAAATCCCCAACCCGCAATGGGTTGAAGAAGACCCTCAGCCGGTGATCCCGCGCAATAGCAGGCCCTCGAGCACGATCGTCAGGTAGAGGTCCGTGATGAGGCTGAACGCCGTTCCCGTGAGGGGGTCCGCACCGGCCTGGCCGGTGAGAATGTCCACTCGAAAACTTTCGAGCGCGACGATCTCGACGGGCTTGCCGCTGATCGTGACGTCCTTGGCGTTGGAGCGCGTTGGGACGCCGCTCGGCAGCGACAGAGCCGTGACGCCGGTGTGCGTCGTGGCGATGTGCTGGGGTCCCGTTCCGTTCGGGATCTCGTCCAGTTGGCAGTTGAAAAGTTCGCTCGAGGCGAACCGGAACTGGACCGCGCTCAGCTCGCGGAGGCGGTTGAGCTGCTCGGGGACCCGCGCCGCGGTGGCTTGCGACAGGTCGCACTCCATCGAGCGGATCTTGCAGCGCATCGCGAACCAGTAGTGGTGATGAGCTGCCGGCAAACCCTGCTGCCCGCTGAGGTTTGTGTCCCGCGAGAACGTCTTCGTCAGCGTGCCACCGACCGCGGGGCCGACGAGGAGCGCACCCAGCGGGTTGCTGAACGCCGAGAAGTTGTTGAAGAGGCTGATCGACGTGGGAGGCGCGACACCACCGGTGTAGCGCTCTGTGTCGTAGATAGGCTCTTTCCGCGGGCGGGAGCCGACCGCGCCAACGGCCGGAATGGGAACGATCTTCAGGGCCATGACAGCCTCCTTCAGTTGTAGGGCCCGGAGTCCGGGTCACCTTCGTGACGACAACGCGAACGAGTCCGTAGTGGACACGTCCGGTGTTTGGGTGGTCGTCACCTCGGCTGAGGAGTGGTCACTCAGAGCAGGTCCTGCCAGCCCCGCTCTGAGTGGAGGGTCGAGACTAGAACGTCTCGAGGGGAGAGGGCTCCCAATTCTGCTGCGGAGCGCTCATGGTGAGCGCTCCACCGGCTTGCTGGGCCGTGCCGACATAGTCGCCCATGCCGCGGATCGAGTTCATGGGGATCCGGTAGTCACCGATTCCGTCGAACTGAGACACCGAGCGAGCGAAGGACTCGCCCAGGACCAGTTGGTCGGGCATTTCGACGCCGCTCATGCCGCTCATGCCGCTCATGCCGCCGAGGCCCATGCCCTGGAGTTGCATCCAGTCGCCCATGCCCTTGAGCTGCACCCAATCGGACACAGCGTTGCTCGGAGCTGGCGCGGGCGCTGCCGAGATCCCCGGGACCCGAATGAACGGGGCCGGGACGGTCGGCAGATTGAGGCGGCTGTGGAAGCCGCGCGCGAAGACCTCGAGCCCCTTGAGCACGGTCACGATCACGCCACCGAGAGCGACGCGAGTCGACAGACCGTTGAACGCCTTGGGCGCGATCCCACGCTTGATCGCCATGTTCTCGACGGCTTGCGCGCCGAACATGGCCAGGGCAGTCGAGACCGCGGCCAGAGCCACGCCCATGCCACCGGAGTTGCGGACGTAGGCACCGGCGCCCAGCTTGGCCGCGACTTGCTCGATCACCGAAGGCAGGACGACGACGGCGCTGATACCGGCGACGGCCTGACCGCCTGAGATCCAGAAGTTCGCCTGACCGAGCTGGCGGAACGCGCTCTGAATGCTCGGGTTCTTCCGACGAGCCTTCTTGCGGCGCTTGGGCGGGTTCGCATGCCCCCGCGAGGACAGCTTGCCCTCGCGAATGTATTTCGCCCGGCGCGCCTTGCTCATGGGGTAGCCTGCGAGCAGCTTGACAGACGACTTCCGCACCGGCTTCTTGCCAGCACCCCGGGCCGCTGCGCTGTATGCATTCCACTTCTTCTCGCGCGAGGGACTCTGCTTGGAGTAGCTCACCTTCAGCGCAGACGCGCGCCGCTGGGCCGTCGTGCGCTTCGCCTTACGGGTGGCCTTGGCGCGGGCGATGGCCCGGCGCTGCGCTGCTGTCGGGCGCCAGCCGGAAGCGATCCCGGCCTTGATCCTCTTGGCGACCGGGTTGCGCCGCCGGGCGGTCTTCTTCTTGGCAGCCGGACGCCGGGTCGCCTTCTTGCGACGGACGGTCTTCTTCTTGGCGGCCGGACGCCGGGTCGCCTTCTTGCGACGGACGGTCTTCTTCTTGGCGGCGGGGCGACGAGTCGCCTTCTTCTTGACAACCCGGCGGGTCGGCCGGCGCTTCTTCTTGGTGGCCATTGAGCCCCTCTTTCTTGATCCGGCCTTCGCCCCGAGGGGGTTGAGCACTACGAATTCGAGCATTCCGACCCTCAGTCGAGAGGTGCAAGCAGGAGGGGAACCCCCCCTAGAGAAAACCTACACGTCGAGGCGGGGGTAGCGCCAGACCCTATCTGGCTGCTCACGAATAGAACCAGTCGTCGACCATGTAGGTCCCGCCCACGTCCATAACGAGACCCGTCGCGGGGTCGAGGAGGATCGAAGGACGATCACCTTCAGGGTGGTCGTGATACCAGCGAGTGTCCTTCTTCGAGCCGAACGGGACGGTATACGGCGTTTGCTCCCTGTGCCCAAGGAAGACGTGGACGCCACCGTTGGCGAGACTCGTCTTCTTGCGACCGTCAGGGACGCGAATGATCCGGGCGACTTGCGGGTCCGTTTTGTGGAAGCGCTTGAACTGCTTGAGCGCCTTCGCGTAACCCGGGAGGTGCTTGACTTCGTCGAGCGAGACCTCCTCCTCCTCTGGCGGCTCGCGCCAACGGTGGTCACGGTTGCGCTGGCGGGGCATTGTGGCCGGGTTTGCAACCCGGACCCCGTGCTTGTTCGCCAGGGCGTCAATCCGCTGGACTACAACGCCTGGGATTGCGTAGCGCCCGACGAGAAAGTCGGTCAGGCGTTGCTCACTGATTCCTATGGCCTCGGCGAGCTCGTCGCGTTGGCCGCGGTAGGCGGCGACGAGTCCGCGCAGCATGGCAGCCGCCTTGGCCGTGCCCTCGCGCGTGATCCCCGCCTCGCGCGCGGCCTGCCTGCGCTCGAGCTCCGCACGCATGGCAGCAATGCGCAGGCGACGTTCCTCTTCGACGGCCCGCTCGGCCTCCTTCCGTGCAAGCCCAAGAGCTTCTCGGTCCTCGGCAAGTGGCGCCCGCGAAGGAACGCGCGAGCGCGAGGGGGCGCTCCGGCCAGGCCCGCCCTCTCGCCGGGTGGTGCGCGCACGAGGCATGACGAGAGGACCCGTCGCAAACTCGGGGTCCTTGCGCGAACGCCGATCCGACTGCGCGATCTCCTCCTCCTCGTAGAGTTGTCCAACAACGTCGAGGATCACCCAACGTCGCCACTCTTCGTGCGTGAGCATAGGCAGCCCGCGCGACGCGCGGCTCTCGTTGACGGCAATGATCCGCTCGTCGGGCGTGTTGTATCCCGGAACCTTAAAGCGCCCCTCGACCAGCTCGCGAACGTCCAACCCGTGCCGGGTCTGCACGTAGGCGTCGAAGTCTTTCGGCTTCATGTTGTCCGGCCAGAGTCGCTCAGGGACCTCCCAATAAGCCCCCGTCTGCTTGTAGGGGTTGCTCTGCGCCGGCTTCCCAGCCACCGGCTGGAAGCTGGCCCCGAACAAGTCGATCGAAACCTTCTGGAAGGGGTTAAACGGCATCAACGTCAGGCTTGGCCCTGTGAACTTTAGGGGGTTTTCCCGACGAACCGGAGACGCCCGCCGGGAGCGCGGGTGGCGAGGAGGATTGGAGACGAAGGCGAGGAGCGGCATTAGAAAAGGAACCCCTGGCCGCCGGTGGCTTCTCGCTTGAGTCGCTTTTCGTCCTCGGCCGTCAAGTCCGCACTGGCTGCGAACATTTGTCCGGGGGTGTGCGCGCCGGCCTCGTCGACGACGGTCAAGTCACTTCGCCCGAAGCGTTTGCGGGCTTGCGTCAGAGCTGAGCGCTCCGTCTTCGCCTGGACCGACCCGATCGGATCCGGCTCGCCCTGGACGTAGACGTAGAACACCTTCCCGCCAGGGTTGGCCTTGGCGCCCTCGCGGTTGACCCGGAACTTGCGCCCAGAGAATCCGTGCGAAGCTGCGCGCTGGCGAGCGTCGTCCAAGTTGTATGCCTGGAGCCGAGCCACGGGGCGGCCCGACTTGTCCTTCACGACGTAGCGGTGAACCTCTGGGTTGGGCTCGCAGAGCGGGTTCTGGGTGTAGTTCACGGCCGGTGGCGCGAAGAACGGGTTCCGAAGACTCCGCGTCGCGTTGACCCAGCCCTGCGCGTAGTGATGGAGGTTGTTCGCGGCGAGGTTGAGCGCCCAGACCGTGCCACGCGCCGAGCCGCCAGAAGCCGAGTTGTGCCACGCTCGAGCCATGAACTCCCGAGCGCTCCTCAAGTGGGGGTCATGCGGATTCAACGTGTCTGCGTGCGCGTCGATCACCTTCATCGCCGCAACGACCAGAGGCGACGTGTCCCAGAACGGGACTCCGTCAAGCACCTTGTCCCGAACGCCCTCGAGCAAGTCACTGATTTTGTGGATCAGGAACACCTCGAAGTCGCTCTGCGCCGGGTTCTTGTTGACCCGGACCTCCCAGCTCCGCTTGCGCGGTTGGGGAGCGAGGTCGGCAATCGCCGCTCGAGCGGCCTTCTCGGCGCCGGCGACCGTCCTCGACCCGCCTTGGCCTGGAGGGGACCACATCTCCTCTTTGCCACCAGGCCAGAACACGGGCCCGCCCAAGAAGTGAACGACCTCCCAGCCGATCCCTGCCATGCCCGGCAGGCGGAAGTAGCGGATCTGGTAGGGGCCCACGTCGGTGAACAGGGGCAACGTCTCCCGGTCGACGCCCGGGTTGGCGTAGCTCACGGCCGGCGGTGCGAAGAACGGGTTGCTGACGCGGGCGTAGGCCACCTAGAAGCGCTCCCCGCGGAACCCGAAGGGCACGACCCCCGGCCTGGCCTGCACGTCGAAGAACCCGCTCGAGGTGAGGGCGGCAAGGCTGCCTAGCCCAGCCACGCTCAACGACCCGCTCTGGGCGGGCATGTAGCCGCCCTGGGCGCCTGGGACTGCCTGTTTGCGCCCGCTGTTCTGGATCGCGGCGAGGTCCAGCCCGCCTGGCGGCGTCGCGGTCTGCATGTCCTTCCAGGCGTCCTTGAAGACGAGCAGGCTCGGGTCCGCAGGCGCTTGTGCTGTGGACGTGGCCTCGAGCGGAGCGCTGAACGGGATCGAACCCGTGGCGCCTGGGGCGACGAACCCGCCGGCGGGGACGAAGCTCCGCGGAAGCGCGATCCCGCCGCTACCCGGCACCCCGGCCGGCGGCTGCGGAAGTGCAACGGCCGGCGGAGGAGTCGTGATTGGCGGCGGCTGGACGCGCGGATCGTCGAGGACCGGAGGCGGTTGCACCCTGGGGTCCTGCGCGGGCGGAGGCTGGACTCGAGGGTCGCGGACGTGAGGCGGAGGCTGAATCCCCGAGGGCGCAGGCCCCGGGGTCACCGTCGAGGGACGAGAATACCCCGCGGGACCCCAGGGCTGCCCAAGGGGTCGCCCCGTGACAGGACAGCACCCCTGTTGAATGACGATCGGGGGGCAGCTAGCGGAGCGTCCGCAAGGGTCGTCCCAGCCGCGACCGGCGAGCCCGAAGTCAGCCATGGTGAAGGAGCTCACGGCGACTACCCGACCCGAATCGTGGGCCCGGAGCCCTTGCCTGACGCGTAGGCGTGGACGCCTAGGCCCACGAGCCCGAGCAGGACGACCACCGCCGCCGTCGCTTTGGGGCTGTCGAGGATCGAACTCGCCGCCCCACCCGCGTTTTCGATCACTCGAGCCGTCTTCTCTGCCAAGGTCCCCGCTCGCGCCGTCGTCTCGCCCCACGCGAAGTCGCCTGTTCTCTTCGCGTCTTGCATTGGCTGCTTCGTCACGGTCATGGGATCCGACTGGCGGCGCGTGAGGTTCTGAAGGGCGACCTGGAGGTCGGCTCGGTCTTCTTGGCTGCTTCGCCCCCAGAAGCCCAAGTGCCAGCCTGACGACCACGCACGGTGACCGTTCAGAAGCCCAAGGACCCCCTGCGCCTGAGCGATCAGCGGCTGGATCATGTGTGGCGGAGGGTTGACTGAATCCGCGGCGAGGCGCTTGGACTCGCGCTCAACGTCTCGCTTGACCGCGTAAGTGGCCTCTGGCTTTGTGCCCTCCGCGCCTAGGCCCATGAACCCCACCACGCTCTGTTGTGGCTGCCAGGGGTCGGGGGCGACTTGCTCGCTCCACCACTGGAACCCGCCTTCGGGCGTGTAGGGCGGGCGGGGCGCGAGACTGGCTCCGTGAGGTCCTCGCTGGATCACGCGCAGGCGTGTGCCTTGAGGCACGGGCGCAAACTGAGGGCCGAGCCGGAGCGACTCGCCTAAGCCCAAATCACTCATGCTCAGACTCATGCGTCACTCCTGGCGACGTAGTTGCGCCACAACGCCGATCCTAGCGCTGCGACACCGACTAGGGATAGGGCCCACCATGCGGCTCGTCGGGACTTCTTCTTCTCCAAGTGCATCCGGACTTCGTCCTGAGCGCCGGCGTCAATGCGTCGTGGGTCGTTCACTTCTTCAGCACCGCGTAGAGGCCGATCGCGAGCGCGATCAACGCGATCCCGCCGCCAGCCGCTGCCGCCGGCATGATGACGACCTGGGGCTGCGCAGGCTCGGGGGCGGGGGCGGGAGGGGGAGGGGGCGGGGGCGGCGCCTGCTGGACCAGTCCTTGGGGGGGCAGGGGCGGGAAGAACGCGGCCTCGAGTTCGGCCCAACGCTCGACGAACGACCGTTGCGGAGCTGCGCTTGGCGCGGGCCCCGACGTCGCCGTTTTCCCGGCCTTGGCAAACTCGACCTCCCAGACAGAGAGTTCGGCCCGAGCCGCCGTGCATTCGGGCGAGCCGGGCGTGACACAGGCGGTATCGGTCCGCGCCCGGACCGCCTCTAGTTCAGCGTTCCCGAGACCGCGCGAGAGCTCGTCATAACTGAACAGGCCCATGGCTACCGCCTGAACGTGCGCCAGGCGACGAAGCCCAGGGCCAACACGAGCACGCCTCCCGCGCCGTAGGCGAGGTAGCGCGGAAGGTTCGATTGGACGAAAGAAACGGGGGCAGGCCCTGGGGCAGGTCCTGACGTGGGGGCTGGAACAGGTGCGCCGAGAAGAGGAGCTGGCCCGGCGTTTCGCCTCCGCTCGTAGTCGGCAGCGATCTGCTCGGAGACCGTGGCGCCCATGCCCGCCAACCCGAGCTGCGTTCGGTTGGCGAGGCGGACGTTTGCGAGCCAGTTTCGATCAACGCTCACCTCTTCTTCACCTTCAGCACGAAGAACCCCGCGAGTCCGATCGCCCCCAGCAACGCGGCGCCGCCGGCGATCAACTTGAAGCGCTCCTGACGCATGGGCGCCAGCGCCGTCGCCAGCTCCGCTGACAGCCCGGCCTCCCGCTGACGGATCTCAGCGACCTGCGCGGCCATGGCCCGCTGGGCCTTGAGGTCGCGCGTCTGGCCGCGATCGTCGGCGTAGGTCTGGTAGGCCATGACCCCGCCTATGGCGAGCGGCTCAATGATCTTGCCGATCCCGCCAATGATCCCGCCGAAGAAGTCCCCGCCGCCGGCCTCCCCCTCCCCCATTCCCGTGTAGACGTAGCTCATGACTTCGGCCTCAGCGCGAGGTAGAGACCGAGCGAGAGCGCGGCGACACCCGCCACGCCGACCCCGACCTTGGCGGTGGTGCTCCACGCCCCCGTGACGTTCATGGGTCCGAGCAACGACATCATGGAGCCCGGGTCGGCACGCTGACGCGCCGCTCGAGCTTCTTGGCTCGCGGCGAACATGGCGGTCAGGGCGCTCGGCTTGTCCGGCTGCTGGACGGTGACCGCTTGAGAGGGGCGCGAGGCCATTTGCGTGGGGGGCGCGGCCGGCCAACCTCCGAGGGCAATGATCTGGCTCTCGAGTTGTTTGGCGCGCTCGGCATAGTGCGTCTGCTGGGGAAACGCAAGCGCCAACTCGAGCGCGGTAGTCCGTTGCGCTTGCAGCGACGCAATCGCCTCCGCGTTGGACGTGGTCTCTTGGGCCTTCGTTGACGGCGGAGCGCTCGCGCTCTCTCGTGCGAGCCGCTCCGCTTCCGTCTCGTTGCCAACGCCAAAGAAGGAGAGAAAGGCGTCGGCGGCCTCTCCGCCTAGCCCCGCCTGCCCCGTGTAAACGTAGCTCACCGACCGCCCTTGGGGAGGAACAGCCAGAGCGCGAGCGCGAGGCCGGCGACGACCAAGACCGGCTTGACACCTCCCTCAGTGGCGCCGAGGCCGCGCATGCCGCAGCCGCAGCCGTTGATCCCGGCGTAACCGCCAGGCGATCCATACATGGGCTGAAGCATGACTACCTCCGCTTCTTGCGTCCGAAGAACCAAGCGACCGCCGCCACGACCGCCGCCGCCGCCACGACCGCGCCGACCTTGCTTGTCCTGGCTGCACGAGCCTGGCCAACGGAGCTGAGGAGCTCCAACGCGGACTGGTCAGCGTGGCTACTCGCGCTGTAGACGTCTGACGGCAACGGACCGAACCCCGGCATTTGCGCGAGAAGATCTTCTCGCCCTGGCGTGGAATCAACCTCTGCGCCCGCAGCGGTCAACGCGCCGATTCCATAGGACGACATGGCTAGTCCCCCTTCTTGCGGGTGGCAAAGACGACGGCGCCCGCGATCCCCAGGAGCACGGCCCCGCCGATCGCGAGCGTGGTGCCGCTGATCCCACCGCCACCTTGTGGTTGCTGAGGCGAGAGGAGGGACTCGCCTCGCTCGGCGCGCAGGTAGGAATCGGCGGCCTTCACCCCAAACGGGGTGATCGTGTTGAGGCCCTTGGCGATCGAGTCCCACATGGACGGTTCGTCGGGCTTGCTGTAGAAGATCACGCCGGCCGGCGGGTCGAGGAGTTGGACCGATCCAGGCTGCGTGACTTGGGCGTTGCTGGTGTAGAACTGTCGCCCGTCTGGCGCTGTGACCGTCCAGTTGCCCGTGCCGGTTGGCGACATGAGGTAGCCAGGCGCGACCTTCGCGCCTGCGGGCAAGGAGACAGCTTCGCCGTCCCCCATGCCGCCCATGCCGAACAACTCGCGGCCCACGTCGAGCGGGCCGAATTCGATCCCGGGGATCCCGCCCTGCTGCTGCGGGGCCTGCTGCTGCTGCTGCGGGGCGGGAGCGACGACGGGCGGGGGCCCGTAGGTTGGCGTGCCCGGGTAGCCGTAGGACTGCATCGGAGCCGGGTAGCCCGGGTAGACTTGGCCCCCAGGGTAGCCCTGCTGGACAGGCTGGCCCGTCATTTCGTCGATCAACTGGTATCCGAGCGGGACCGGCCCACCCTGGTAGTTCGCGGCGCCCTGGTAGTTCGCGCCTTGCGCCTGAGGGGCGCCGAGCGGCCCAATGCCCTCGAGCTCAACCTGTCCCGGCTGGATCAGGCCCTTGTCCATGAGTTGCAGGATCAAGGCGAGCTGGTCGCGCTCCTCCTGGCGCTCGGAACTGCGCTCCTCGCGCTCGTAGGCCCGCTGCGCCTCCTGCTGCTTGAGCGCGAACAACGTCTCCTGAAGCGCGGCCTCCTGCGCGAGGCGCTGCTGCTCGATCTGGAGCTGAATGTTCCGGTCGGCTTGCGCTCGCTCCGCTTCGCCGGCGCTAGCAGCTTGCTGCGCCTGGATCCGGGCCAACTCGACCCGCGCCTGAGCGTCGGCTTGCGCTGCCGCCGCTTGCTGCGCCGCCAGGGCAGCAGCGTTCCTCGCGTCGGCCTGCACCTGTGCGTCCTCCGCCGCCTGCTTCGCCGCTCGAGCCTGATCGTCGGCGATCTGCTGGAGTTCGCGAGCCTGCTTCTGCTTGGCCTCGTTGACCTGCTGGGCCTGGCTCTGGAGGGCCTGGTAGTTCGCCTCGAGGTCGCGCAGGACCGTGTTGGTGTTGGCCGCCAACGACGCGATCGCGGCGAATTTGCTGACGACCCAGTCGCCTCCATTACCGGGATAGGGACCTTCGGCCGCCTTGGCTTGCTCTGCCGTGAGCCAAGACGAGTCGCCTGACATGGACCGCCACCCCTGATACGCGCTGTTGAAGCGATTGAACGCGGGCTCAATCTGGTCGATCATGTCGCTGATCTGGCTCGAGAGACCAACGATCTGCCCCGCGACCTGCTGGATCTGGTATCCGCCGACCGGGCCGAGGTCACGCTCCATTGCGATTGCAGCGTTCTGGTAGGCGTCTCGCCGGTCTCGCAACGCCTTGATCGAGCGCTGGATTTCGACGACGTAGCCGTCCGCGATCGGAACCGCGCGTCTCCACTCCTCTCGCGCGCGCCCATAGGATTCGCTCCGGGCGTCTCCCATGCCTCGCCCGTAGGGGACCTGCGGGAACACGTTCTGCATACGCCCGCCGAGGGCCATCATGCTTTGCTCAAAACTCAGGCTAGACATACTGAATCCTTACGCCGGGGCGATTACCCAGTTCTTTTGCGGAACACGGTCAGCACCCGGCGGGTCCTGCCCGAACCGAGGATTGCTCACCTCGGTGGTGTCAATCGGGATCCAGCGCGGAATGCCGCGCTCTCGAATCCCTACTATGGGGTAGACGTGCGACCACTCGTCCGGGCGGGACGGATCGCCTTTGACCGTTCGGAATCCGGCCCCGTGGCCCAGCGAAATCGCAAGCGCGACGATTGCGACCGCGTGGTCATCACAATCGCCCATTCCGGCCACGAGAAGCGTATACCAGGGCGTTTGGACCCACTCGAGCCCGCGCGGGTCCAGCGTGTAGCGGACGTGCTCTCGCATGAAGTCGTAGATCGCGCGGACCTCGCGCTCGTAGGCTTTGGGCGGCAACCCCTCAACGATCTTCATGGCGAGGTGGCGGACTTCGGTGTTGTGCGCGCCCTCGCCGCCACCGACCGCGTCTTGCATGACCTGGAGCGTCACGACGGTCCCCGCGTGTCCCTCGGGGATCTGAATGCGCTCGACGCGAGGAGCTGTCATACCGGCCGCGTGCCCGGCTCCCGGGCGCGTCATGAGATCGTGCAGTTCGTTTGCGCCCAAATAAGCCACAGGAGGGGTCTCCTCGCCAACCCCTGTCAGCCTACCTTTGACCCCCGGAGTAGCGCACGCACGCTTTAGGCCCCGCCGCCGAACAACCCTCGCAGAGCTCCATTCACCATGTTCTGCATGTGGGCGTTGGGATGCTGCATAGGCATTGAGATCGGCTGGACCGGGATCCCCTGCGCTCGAGAGATCACCTCGACCAGGACTCCCACCTGTCGCTGGAGAGCTGCGGCCTGCTCCCGTGAAGCGCGCATTTCGTCGAGTTCGATCACCTTCAGCTTGTGGCTCTGCTCCATTCGCTCACCGAGCGCGAGCATGCCTCGAGCGAGGTTGTCGGTCGCGGTGCAGAACGTCTCATAGAGCTGCTGCGCGTGCTCGCGCTTCTCGGCGTCGTTCACGCGCGGAGCGCCCGGAGCTTGATCTCAAACTCGATCCTCTCAATGCCCGCTGCAACGGCACCGAGCCGCCTCACCAACTCGTCCAGGCCCGAAGCCATCGCGTTTGCTGCGGCGACGCTGTTTGGCAGTTTCTGATACAGGAGTTGCCCTGCCTCCTCTTCCGCCTTGTCTGCCAACTTGATCGCCTGCGAAGCGAGTTGCGCCTCGTCGAGGGAGCGACGAACCGCCGCGAAGATCACGAGAGACCTCGCCGACTCCCTGATCCAGCCAAGGATCGACTCGGCAGCGCCTAGAGCGACACCAACCCTTCGTTGAGCCTGGCTCAACGCTTCCTGGGCACGTTGCTGCTCTAGGCGCTGCTGCTGCTGCTGCTGCCGCTTGGCGGCAGCAGCAGCCGCAGCGGCTGCGGCTTGCTCGCGCTTCTTTCTTTTCTTGCTGCCACGGGACGTGCCAAGCGGATCCATGAAGGTCTCAACCACAACGAAGGGGTTGTAGACCTGAGAAATCCCTCGCTCCGCGGAGTAGGAGAAGTCGTCCTGGGCCTGGACCGGCTCGAAAGCGCCAAGCCCCATTTCTAGCCAAGCCACGGCTACTTCTGACCGGCGCTGTAGGTGCGCCACGCGCCCAACGCGAGGCCGGCTCCCCCCAAGAGCAGGAGGGGAAGCCGCCACGTCTGGCCCTTCGGCAGCCGCTTCGCGAGGACGAAGACCACGGGGCCGCCAAAGACAAGCGCGCGCGTTGCCTGTGTCTTGCTCTTGCTCATGCCCTCAGCCTACCGCCGACCCCCGGAGGGGCGCTAGAACCCCTCTTCCGACTCCTCGTATTCCTCGGCCGCCGCCTCGGCCGGAAGCGGCCCAACGACAGGCGCGGGCGGGGAAGGAGGCGGGGCAGCCGCCCCCGACCGGATCCGCAAGACCTCTGCCCAGCCCTCTCGGATCACGCCGAAGTAGGCGTCCAGCCATGCGCGCCCCGACGTTCCCGGCTCTCCGAGCGCCACGAACTTGTCGATCGCGATTCGGTAGCGAGCGTCCGTCACGACGAGCTTGGCCGCCCGAGCCTTGTTCACCGCCTTGTCGACGGTCCCCTCCGCCAGTTCGCGAATGGCGTCCTCCGCCTCGATCTCCTGGCAGAGCAGGAAGAGGTTCTGGACGGCCGCCAGCGGAGCTGTCCCCGCCTCCGCATGCTGAACGGTGTTGTTGAGGATCTCGCCCCACTTCTGCGGCGTAAGCGGCGCCGGCCCCTGCTGCTGCTGAGGAGCCGCTTGCGCCGGAGCCGGCTGCGGAAGCCCTGGCGCCTGCCCTTGCGGGGCCTGCGCGTAGAACGCCGCTCGCTGCTGCTCGAGCAGGAGTTGCTGCTGATGCTGCTGGTAGAGCAACGCCTGGTGTTGCTCTTGGGTCAACGGCTGCGCCTGGGCGGGCTCGGAGCGCTTGGTCCACGCCTGCGCGAGCTCGGCCAGGATCGGCCCGGCCGTCTCGCCCACGGTCCGCACCATGCGCTCCGCGGAGCTCGTCTCCTCGCTCCCACCCCCGTTCTTGATCTCGTTGATCTGCTCGACCACTCCCAGCATGGAGTGGAGCTGGCCCATGGGGTCCGAGGGGCTCGAAACCTCCTTGAGCGCGCCAAGCAGTTGGATCATGTCCAGCGGCTTGGCCTGGCTGGCCGCCATCGTCTTGCGCCACTCGTCGTCGCGCGCCGCCTGCTCCTTGCGCCAGAGGCGCTCCTTGCGGTCCTCCTCCTCGCGGCGCTGGCGGTCGCGGTCCTCGCGCTCGAGGCGATCCTTGCGCTCCACTTCCCAGCGCTCGGCCTTCTCCTCACGGATCCGACGCTGCTCCTGTTCGTGATTCTTGCGCTCCGCCTGTTCCTGCTCCCAGCGGCGCTGCTCCGCCTTCCGGTCTTCCTCGCGGCGCGCGGCCTCCTGTGTCGCCTGCATCCGCATGAACTCGAGCATTTCCGACCCGTTCTTCCCGGGCGCGCTGACGCCACCCTCGATCTTCGCTTCGAGCCTCGAGACCTGATTCATGAGCCCGGTCTGGTTGGCTTCGGCCTGGCGCCGAACGCGCTCGACCTCCATGGCCGTTCTCGTCTCTGCGTTCTGGCGCTGGAGCTCCGCGAGCTGCTCGCGAAGTTCCCGCTTCTCTTCGTCGTCGTCGACACTGAAGCGCCGCCCAAACCCCGACATGGGGTCCCCGTAGGGACCGGGCGCAGGCGGGTAGCCCGCGCCCGGGTAGCCCGCACCTGGAGGGGGATAGGGTCCCGCCGGCGGGTAGCCCAACTCGGGGGGCCCCCCCAACGGCGGGCCGTAGGGGGAGTCGTAACCTGGCGGGTAGCCGTGCTCCGAGAAGGCCCGGTCGACCTCGGGGAACCGGCTCTCCCGCCGCTCGTCGCCCGGGTCGACGCTCGGCATGCCGATCTCGAAGGTGTTCTCTCTGACTTCGCCGTTCACGTATCCCCTCGCGACGTATTCGCCGCCGCCCCAGCGCCGCCGGGTCTCGAGCTTGAATCCCGGTCGATGCGGAACCTGTCCGATCACCCCCGTGTAGCTCCCGCCGCCCGGGTGGCCCGTTGAGTCGTTGTAGGCGACCCTCCGGTCGATCTCGATCATGGCGCCGTCCCGAGCGGCACCCAGCTCCAACGGGCTGGGACCGTCACCCCAAGGCCGCTTGGCGTCGAGCCCGGTCTCCCGGGGTTGGGGCGGAGCCGCAGACGGGGCCGGTTGGGGGGGCGTGTGGGGCAGGCGCATGGCTGGCTCCGGGGGCGTGTCGTCGTCGTCGGCCGCCGCCTTCTTCTTGGTCGTCTTCTTCTTGGCCGCCTTCTTCTTCGCCGGCGCGGCCTTCTTCTTCGCGGGAGCCGTCTTGGCCGCCTTCTTCGTGGTCGTGGTCGTGGTGGTCTCCTCGACCACGTCTGCGTCCCGCAAGCCTGCGGAGAACGGGTCGGGCTCGCGCGGCTCGTCGTCGTCGAACTCGTCGTCGTCGTCGTCCTCGAACTCGAGGTCCGGGTCGAAGAGATCGTCGTCGTCCAGTTCTGCGGTCACGTTGCGGGGCATCACGCCTCCTTACGAAGGACGAAGGGGAGCATGGCTCCGGCCTTGACGGCCTGTTCCTTGGTCATGGTGGGTAGCTTGTTGTTGTCGAAGTGAATCCGGATCCCGCAGAGGCACTTGACCCACAAGTTCCCGGTCTCGATCTTCTGAACGACCTCGAGCGCGAACAAGGGGTGGTGCTGGTTGCTGTGCGGGCAGAAGACAAACCTCCCCGTCATCTTCGATCGGGCGGGTCTCTTCTTCTTTGATCGTGATGGTGGGGTCTTGTCCACGGCCATGGCATGTTACCTCCCTGGGCTCGCAGGAGGCTACAGTCTCCCGTGACTGTCTGCAACCTCTCTCCATTGCTTTCTTTCTTATAGGGGCCCCAAGGGTTACGCCTTTGCGGGGTGGCCCTACGTCGGACCCAGGCGGTAACCTACCGGCTCAAGCGCTACCTCAGACAAACGAGAGACCATGCCCGTCAAACTGACCCTCCTTGGCACGCTTCTGTGCCTGACCCTCCTTGCGCCCGGGTGCGTCTGCAAGGCCCTCAAGAGCCAGGCGGAGACCATGGCCGCCGTCAACGACGGCTACACGCGCAAGTCCGTCGAGGCGCTCGCGGAGTTGCTCGCCAGCGGCGAGTTGGCGATCACCCCGCCCTCCGTGCGGGTCTTCGTGCAGCGGCTCCTCAACACGCTCGCAAAGAACCGGCGCGGCTGGCACGAAGCCAACGACGCCGTCAACGACGCGGGGCTCCCCCCCGACCTTGACGGCGTCGTCACGCTCCCAGCCCTCCCCTCGGGCGAGTAGGCCCCATGAGCTTCATGAGCAAACTCGCCGACAAGGGCTTGGTCGGCGCCGACAAGGCCCTGGCCAAGCACGGCGACAAGTGGGTGGACAAGGCCGTAGAAGCTGGACGAGAGAAGGTCGCCAAGCTCGCCGAAGACTCGCTCGAGCCTGCCGGTGTTGCCGCGGCCAACCAAGGCTTCGATTGGGTCGAGGCGAACAAGCCTCGGATCACGCGCCTTGGCCACGACGCCCTGACCGCGGTCGCCGGCCTCGTGGCGTCGGGCGACGAGAAGGCAGCTCGCCTGATCTGGCTTCGCGACGAGGCCGGCTGGGACGAGCTCGACGCCGCAGCCGACGAAGCGTCGGACGGCGTGCGAGGAGCTGTTGACGCCCTGAGCAACATGATCGGCTTGGGCAAGGACGCGGCTCGCGTCCTGTTCCCGATCCTGCTCTCGATCGCGCCGGCTGCCCTGTGAGCACCCTCAACGAAACGAAACTCGAGGCTCGGTTCCTCATGCGAGAGTTCGTCACGGCCACGATCAAGGCCGCGGAGGACGCCGGGTTCATTCCTGATCCGAAGAAGGCGCTCAGCGACAACGCCGTGGCAATGATCCGCGAGGGGCTCCCGATCGCGATTCAGGATCCACGCTGGGCGAAACTCCTCGCCTAAGGAGGCCCTATGGGCGTCAGTTCAAATGATGGTCCTGCCAATCTGCTTGGAGAACTGCTGCGGGGTGACCCTGCTCACGCACTGGAGTGGGTGCGTTCGGAAAAGGCGCTTTCGATCCGGCCCTGGCCCAGGACAACCACCGCCACGAATCTGCATAGGCTGGCTGAGGGCGCCACTACGAATGCCCTGCTGGAGCAGGCGCGGGGGCCAACCTTCCTGTGGGCAGAGACCGCGATCCATGCCTTCGGCCTCATAGGTGAGGAAGAGAGGGCAATGGCCTTGCGAACGCTCCTAGTAACACGGTTTGGACCGAAGGCACACCCCCTCAGCGATCCTGGGCCGATTCTCGATTGGCTAAAGCGAACCGTGCGACTGACCCCTGAGGAGCTTGCCGCGAGGACAAGCGACTGGAAGACGAAGTCTCGCGCGGAGATTCTGGAACTGCGCCAAATCAAGAACCGCCTGTCGATCGTCCAGAGGCTCGCTGAAGCGTTCCCTGACAGCGTGGACGACGAGACGAAGGAACTTCTGGATATTCGCCAGCGGCTCCCTTAACAAACAATCCTCGCCTAAGGAGGCCCTATGGGCGTCAAGTTGAGCAAGACGATCGACGGGCAAGAGTCCATGTGGTTCTGGTGTGTGCCATGCAACACGCACCACCGGTTCATCACCAAACGCGGCGTCGACGAAGTTCCCGTCTGGGACTTCGACGGGAACCTGGAGTCGCCAACCTTCAGCCCGAGCCTGCTCTGCAACGGGCGCGCGAAGGCCGAGGATCTCTTCCCGCACACAAAAAGCCACCGTTGCCACCTGTTCCTGCGAGCGGGCATGGTCGAGTATCTGTCCGACTGCACGCACGAAGCAGCGGGCACGACGGTGCCCGTGCAGGACCCGTGCTGGTGAACCGCAGGAGGATCTAGTGGCTACGCAGACAATCGTTTTGATCAGCGCCCCGATGCAGTCGGGGAAAGACACGTTCGGAAATGCACTGGCTCGTTTCCTCGGGGCAGTCACGATCGCATTCGCGGACCCCCTGAAGGAGATCGCGGTCCTGCTCGGCATGCCGTATTCGGTCGCCTACGGGGGCGAAAAGGAGCGGCGGGCGTGGAAGAAGTTCCTCAAGGCGAAGGGCCGGGAATGCGACGGGCGTGAGTGGCTACAGTGGCTAGGGACTGAGTTCGGGCGCGAACAGGTGGGTGAGGACATTTGGCTCGAGCGCCTGCTCGAGCACGTCAAGGGCCGGCGAACCCCACCGTTCTTCGTGGTCACCGACGTCAGGTTCGAGAACGAGCTTCACCGGACCGAAGAGCTCGCGCAGGAAGCCGGGCTAGACGTCCGGTTCTTCCGAATCCGCCTGAAGCGCCAAGAGGCGCCAGGTGGCGAGACTCACGTCAGCGAGACAGAGCAGCTTGGGATCCCCGACAGCGCTTTCGACGAGGTAGTCACCAACGACGGGACGAAGAAGGATCTGGAAGCAGCCGCCGTCAGACTCGCCGACAAGATCAAGGCTGGCTGGTAATGCACGGCCTCACCACGACCGACCACGCGGTCGTGGACGCTGCGCGCGTCCATGACCGCCTCTGGGTCGGCAGTCACCCGCCCGTGCGCGGGCACCGGTGCTTCGTCCACCACGCGGAGGTGCCCGTGCCCGACCTCGTTGCGTGCGGCTTCACCACGCTCGTGCTCTGCTCGTCGGGCTACCAGCCAACCGACGACCACTTTCCCGACATGACCGTGGTCCACGCTCCCTTCGACGACGATCAAAGTGGGCTCGACGAGTATCAGCTCCGCATGGCAATGGGCGCCGTCGAACAGACGGTCGAAGCGCACGACGCCGGGTCGTGCGTGCTCGTGACCTGCACCGAAGGGCGCAACCGGTCAGCGCTCGTGGCCGCCTTCGCCCTATCCCTCATTGCGGGGATCTCCGCTCAAGAGGCCGGCGAGATCGTCCGTGAGAAACGAGGGCTTGGGACTCTCACCAACCTCGCCTTCCGCGAGATCCTCGCCACGACCCGGCTCGAGCGTTGAAGGGCCGACTCGCCAAGCGCCGCTGCCCCTCGTGCAAGAAACTGCGCCGGTTTCGAGGGCACCGCCAGCGCGACGGGCGCGACGGCCCGCATTGGTGCTCGGGGGAAGACGGAGTCCTGGTCTGCCACTTGTGCGCCCCGATCGCTTGCCGAAGAAACGACGGCAATCCTTGCTGGGGCTGCTTCCGGCGGTCCCTGAGCGCCGGACAAGATCGCAAGCCTAGCGTCTCCTAACCGCTGGCCGGAACCAAGTGGCGGACCTCGGACGGGCGCCAGTCGGTCAACGCCGCTGCCACCCGCAACGGCCGGCGCTCCCAGCCGTAGTTGTGGACCACTCGAAACGCCTTGAAGCGAGACCCGTCCTTGATCGCGAGGTTGGGCTCCGCACAACCCTGGCGCGCACCGTCACTCGCCAGGCGAACTGCCGTGTCGACTGGCGACTGCTTGATCGCGTCGAAGAGTTTCACGCGGGCTCCCCTGCGCTCGAGGCCACGGGAGTCTTGCGGACAGCGAACTCTTCGAACAGGTCGGCGACCCACGCCCGCTGGACGGCGAACCCGATCGCCTTGTAGCGGTTCAGGCACTCGATCTCCTGCTGCTTGCCCTCGGGCCCTCCCTGCGTCGGGTCTCTCGGGAGGTGGGTGCAGTTGAAGACGTGCTTGAAGGGCACCTTCTGCTTGGAGGTGTAGAAGGCGTCCGGCCTCTCGCCGGGATGACGAAACACGAAGGACGCGAGGCAGGGCACCTTCAGGACCCAATGGGCGTAGGCCAGGTCCGTTCCTGGCGCGAAGTGCAACCGCCGGCGGAGGGTCGCTCGGAACGCGCAGAGCCGGGTGTAGCGCGCTATGTCGAGGGTTCTTCCCCAGGGCGTTCTTCCTTCCCCAAGGCGGTAGCAGTCCCCGTCCGCGTCCTTCAACCTCAAGGCGAGAAACCGAATCTCACGCTTCAACCGGGTCAAGTCGATCGCCTGGCTCATGTGTCCTCCGTGCTGGGATCTTACAGCTTCGAACGACAGCGTCAGAGGCACTCAGGCGCCTGGGAGCCAGGCGCGAAGCGGGCGGCCGCTCACACCGTGCTCCAGCAGAGCACGAGCGCCATGTGTTCCGCCTGCCAGGCTTTTTCCGACTCCTCCGCCGCCCACACCCACCCCGCCGCCCACGCCGCCGCCGCCGCCGCCGCCCGCGCCGCCTCCAGTTCCGCCTCCGCCGCCGCCTCCGCCGCCCACGCCGCCGCCACAGCCGACGACGCCAACGCTCCCCCCCTCGCCGCCGCCCTCGCCGCCGCCCTCGCCGCACGAGCGTGGGCGGGACAAGGGCAAGCGACCCACGCTCGAGCCGCGGCGATCGCCGCCCGGCCTTCGGGCCCCTGCGGAACCCGCTCCGCGAAGTCTGCCGCAAGCGTCACAAGCAGTCGCTGGTCTAGGCCCCCAAACCGCAACACCACGCGAACTCGCGACCAGCGAGCCGCGTAAGAGGGCACGTTGAGCCGCACAGGCTCCGACGCCAACAACGCCGGCGCGTAGCCCAAGAAGGCAGCCACCGCCACTCTATGCTCGTCTAGTTCGCCCGTTCGTATCCGGTGGCGTAGGACAGCCGCTGCGTCCTCCGCCGACTGGCCTCGTTCGGCGTGCCGAAATCGTGCGTCGCTCATTCTGGAAACAGCCGATACTGCTGGCCGAACGCCAGCTCGTCTTGAAACGCCGCCGGAATCTTCTTCTCGATCCACTCCAGCGCCAGGTCCACTTGATCGTCGGGCAGGCGCTCGTAGGCGAGCAGGATCTTCTCGATCAGCCGGTTGCGCCAGCGCACGGCGTAGTCAGGGCAGTTCTGGCAACCGCCGCTCGCACCGTGGCGGTGACCCAGCGAGCTCGGGCGGTTGTGCGCCCTTGTCTCGTAGGCTTCCTTGCTCCACGCAAACGAGTCGGCCGACGCCAAGAAGCGCGCGGCGTAGATCAGCCCCGTAACCTTGAAGCCGAACCCGTGCATGTTCTCCAGGCCATAGCCGTCGCGGAACTCGCGCAGCATGTAGGCGACTTGCCGGGTGGACTGTCTCCGACAGACACTCCCGATCCCAAGTCTCGGCGCTCGCTGCAACTCCTCGAGCGAGACCCCCGCCTCCTGGTAGAGGGCGAGAATCTGGTAGTAGTCGCGAATCTCGAATCCTTGCAGGACAGGCGCCCAAGGGACCTCGGGGGCGAGGCGCCGCAAGTCCAAGTAGCTCTGGACGGTCAACCGCTGGTGATCCGCAACGGTCTTGCGCGTCTGGGCCGTGATCTGCGGCTCGCACATCCAGTCCTGCACGGGCACGAAGTCCAGGCAGCCAACCTCCGCAATGTAGCGCCGCACGTCGTCTGCGAAGGTTTCGGGGCCAATCGTCCAGCGCCCATGCGTGCTGAGCATGGTGAACCCGCCCGAGTCCAACGCCCAGCGAACGACAGCCGGACGCAGGGCCTTGATCTTGCGAAGCTGGAGGTAGGACACGAAGGCCGGGACGGGGAGCGGGAGCGGGTCCAGCTTCGAGCGAGGGCCGCGCGTCATGTGCCAGTTGGGCTTGGCCCCCACGTAGAACTGGAAGCGACTCTCGCGAGGCCGGAACCAAACGGGGGGGAGCAGGACCGACCCCGTTCCGAGCGGAGGACAGGGGCTCGCGCCGCGCTTGATCGCCTTCTGCGAGATCAACGGGGGGTGGTGCTGAAGGGGCTTCGCCCCGGCCATGGTGTCTTGGAAGTCACCGCAGTGGGCGCAGAAGAACCGATCACGCCCGCTGGCCAACGTCTCCTCGAGGTCGTAATGCCAGTCGGCCTCAGCTCCGCAGCCGGGGCAGAACTCAGGGGCCCCGTGCTCGTAGTAGTCGCCTCGAGCCCCTCCTATGTCGCGCGGGTCGGTGTAGAAGGGGTTTGGGGCGACGCCAGGCACGAAGCGATCGTAGCACTTGCCCCTGTCGTAGTTGAAGCGTAGGATTCGAGCTCGACGCGGGGTAGAGCAGCCAGGTAGCTCGCCGGCCTCATAAGCCGGAGGTCGCAGGTTCGAATCCTGCTCTCGCTATGCGCCGGTCGCCGGGCGCGGGCACCTACGGGAAAGCAGCCCCTTGCTCTTGAGCGGGGGCGGCAGCCAGCGACCGGCGCAACCAATCATGCGCCGGTCGAGGCCAAACATGTCCCAGGGTCGGCTTTGACTCGTGGGGGACCGCCTCGGCCGGCGCTACCAACTACCCCATGTGCCCTCTGGGGCGAGGGTTCCGGTGCTCGTGGGAGACTGGACCCGCCTCGCCTCAGGGGGCCTGCCCAACACAGCCGATGCGCCATCGCGCCTTCCGACCCGCGACCCTACTCGGCTGTGCTGCCTTCGATCCCGAATCTGAGGGGGTTGCGCCGGTCTCCGAATCCCGCGACTCGGTAGGGTGCCACCGGGTCCTTCTCGAGCTTCCGCGACCGGTTCTCCTCGCGGCCGACCCACTCGAAGCGGAACGCGACACGCTCACGGTAGGTCGCCCGCGCCCAAGTGACCCAGGCCGTTCCCAAGCCGGGAAGGGTCCTGATCGCCGTGACCCACGCGCAGTAGGTCGCTTCGGCGTAGAGCTCGGCCAGCTCCGGTAGCACGCTCTCGTCGACGCCGAACTCGGCGAAGAACGCTTCGACGGCGAGGTCCTGTTCGTCCGCGGAGAGGCGCTGGGAGATCGCGGCGAAGTAGCGGAGGGCGTCGGTGCAGGTCTCCCATTCGAGACGGTCGGCGTCGGTCGGCGTCGAGAGCGCGCTACCGGCGTCGGCTTCTTCCTCGGGTGGATCTTCGGCTTGCTCGCTTGGCACGGCGGGACCTCTTTCGGGCCCTGGCCTGCTTCTTGAGTTTTCGCTCCTCGCGGCGTTGCGCCGCGGCTCGCGCACGCTCACAGGCAGCGTGAGCAAAGCGGAGGGACTCCCCGATTGCAGGAACATGGCCGACTCCGTCGGTGTCGTCGAGCCTCCCCCCGCAGGCCCAACACGTATCGCTCAGCACTGGTCCTCCGCCGAAAGCACCCCGTTCGCCAAGGGGCGTAACCATGATACGCCGTTGAGCGCACGACAAGGGTAGCCGCCCCCCCTTTCGAGCGCTAGCCCCCCGTTTCGGGACCTTCGCCTGGTGGACAGCACACGACAAAAGCCACGTCGTCGACGTGGTGTGCTTCTGGAACGATCTGGTTCTTCAGGGGCCCCATCCTTACCGGTAGGGGCATCGGCGCTTCGCAACCCGCGCGCCGACCCTGCGACTCGTTAGAGCCGGAGGTAGGTCGAGGGGATCGACGCCCAACTGACGGGGGCCGTCTTCGCCTCGAGCTCGTCGAGGCGCTCCTGGTCGCGGTCGCGCGGGGCGTCCATCACGTCCTTGGCGGCCTGGAACTCGCGGCTGTAGGCCGCGATCTGCATCGCGTTCGGGAGGCTGTGCCGCCGCTCGGAAGCGTGCAGGAACCACTCGTATTTCGCGTCGTGGAGTTGGAACTCGACCGAGTAGCACTCAGAGAGGTCGACGGCGGGCTCCCCCTTGCGGCAGAACTCGCGGATCGCCTCGCGGTTGGGCCAGGACAGAGACTCGGGCCCGTGCGAGACGAGCTGGCGCGAGCCGCGCTTCCCCTCCTTTCGCCGCGGCCGGAGGAAGCCCACGAACCCCTCGAGCGTGTCGCTGTCGTGAGCGTGAACGGCCCCCCCGTGGTGGAAGTGAAGCGAGAGCCGCGCCTGAACCACGGCTGAGATCGCCTCGGCCTTGGTCGCGTCCAGCGAGCATTCGAACGAGACCTCGACTGCCCGCTCCCGGGCAAAGGCCACTGCGCGCTTGGGCGACGTGCAAGGCCCGATCAGGGTCGCGCGCGTTTGCGCGAGTCCGGATCGGGTCCCCACGAAGGTCAGCGTGGGCCGCCCCTTCTCGTCGCGCCCGTGGAGCTTGAGCCGCGGGCTGTTCTTGATCCGCTTGCAGACGGTCTTCTCGAATCGGTCGAGGCTCTCCTCGTCGGGCAACCCGACCTTGATGACTGCGTAGCGCTCGTCCTCCTCCCACCGGTGGTTGACGATCGTGGCCTCGCACTCGACCCGCTTGACCCAGCATTCGGCACACGCTGGAGACTCGCAGACCAGGATCCGTTTCCCTTGCGGGGTCCCGTCCACAATGACGTGGTCGGCGTAGCGACAGCAACCGGCCGGGCGAATCAGGGTGTTGCGGAAGTGCTTCTCGTGGAGGGGGAGCGTCTCCCCCACGTCAATCAGCCATTGGGCGTTCGCGTCTCGGACGGTCCCGCGCCCTCCCCATCGCGCGATCTTGTCGCGGCCGACGCTCGACAGCTTCTCGAGGGCCTCGCTGATTCCGGCCAACTGGCGCGGGTTTAGGAGGTCGCGCAGACGCCCTTGTTGGGCGACTCGCCCCTTCCTGCGCCGGGCGTTGGCGAGGACCTTGAGCGCGGTCGTGTCGCCGGCGACAGGCCCGAGGACGACGCGAGCCGCGCGTCGGATCAGGTCGGGGTCCCAGCCGGCCGCGAGCAGAGCTCCGATCATGGCCTCGGTGACCTGCTCCTGGGGGAACATGTCCCCCTGGTCCTTGACCCAGGCGCCAAGGGCTTGTTCGTCACCGGCCAGCGAGGCCCAGCTCGCCGGCCGGTTGAGGCGCTCGCCTCGGAACTTGGCGTCGGTGAGGCGGGCGTAGACGGCCTGGGCGTGCGCGGAGAGCCGGGAGACGATCGCGGGGCGGTCTCGGTGGAGAGGGGGGGAGGCGCCAGCGCACCCGGAAGACGGACACCAGAACGTGTCGTTCGCGGGTCTGTAGATCGCGTAGTTCTCACTGACCCCGTTCGTGTGGCGCTCGGCGTGGGTGCAGACGACGTGAAACTTCTCCCAGTTCTTCTCCCGGCCGATCCGCCCGTCCGCCAGCAGGGCTTGTCCAAGCGGCCCCCATTCAGCGGAGCTGACGGGCAGAGGCGCGTTGAAGTTGCTTTGCCGCGGCATCCGCCGATTGGGATTGGGCTTGCCTCCCCGCCTGGCCGCTAGGCTGGCCTCTAGGTCGAAGTCGGTCGCGTCGAGGAGCCCAACCCAATCAAGGGCGGAACCTTGGGTGACGACCATTTCTGCGGTTGGCGCCTCGGCGCTTGTCCGCAGAGGAATATACATGGCCTGGACCAGGCGGTCCGTCTTGAGGTCGAAACCGCACTTCCCGCCGACGCCCGGAAACCCGCTGACGGCGCTCAATGCCGCCGCTATGTGCCTGTAGGCGTTCTTGTATTGGGCGTGAACCTCAGGGCTGCTGTTGAGGTCGAATCGAATCGGTTCCGCTAGCGGGAACCAGACGTGCCAGCGTCCAGCCCTCCTCGAGAACGACTGCTGGAAGACCGCGGCGATCCCGCTTTTCTGGCACCAATCGAGGAGCTGGCTCCAATCGCCAGCGTCGTCGCAGTCGAGGGCCAGGAAGTAGATCGCCTCGCAGTTGCGATCTTTCGCCTGGCCGTCTCCGTAGGTGACGGAAGAGAGCAGGGGCAGGTCCCCCTTGACTTCTCCCGTTGGATTGACGCCTAAGGACTGTTGTCGGACGTAGGCCGTGTAGGCTTCGAACGATCCGCGGCAGCGAGCGTTGGTGAAAGCGTGATGGTTTGCGTAGTGGGACCACTCGAAGTAGCTAGGCAGCGGCCCGACGATTCTCGGGACGTCTAGCCCGGTCTCCTCGATTCGTTGCCTTGTGGCCTCGTTGTAGACCCACGTCTTGGCGTGGGTGCCCCCGCCGCAGCCAGGGCATTTTAGTGAGCTCGTGGTCAGAAAACCTCCTCACCTTCCGGCAAAATCCTCGCCGGAAGGGTCGTTTGTGCGCTGCGTAAGGTGTTGGCCGCTAAAGGGTTAGCTAGAAGTCCGAGAGCCATTGGGTTTCCCCGCAGAAGTGGTCGTTGACACGTCTGAGGGGAGGGCTACGATCGGGGTGCTGAGTTGATCGTAGTTCTCGTAGCCTTCCTTCCTCAGGCGGTCAGACGAGTAAAGTTAGAAGGCCCGGTAGAAATGCCGGGCCTTCTGCTTTGGTTACGTGGTGTAGAGGGTCACGGGTGCTTTCGTGGTTGAAGACGAAGGGATCACGGCCCCGATCCTCCATCCGTTTGGGCCTGAACGCAAGGACGACCCCACGGAGCGAACCAAACCCCTTTGCCCGCTAGGCACTTAGGGTTGTTCCACTCATGCTTGAGGCTCCGACTCTGGCGGTTGCGTCTCGCACATCCCCCAACGCATACACCCGTCGTCGTAGGGCGGGGCGAACAGCTCCGCTTGCTTGCCGCCGTGAGCCGTCCGGCTCCACTCAACCACCTCCCTGATCGGGACGCAGCCTCGAGCGACCTCTCCTGTCGTCGGGTTCGTGCGCCGGATCGGGTCCTGAAAGAACGTCGGCGGCGAGTAGTCGGCCAGGGGGAGCCCTTTGGCCACGCGACGCTCGGTCGCCTTGACGCCGACCTCCGCTTCGAGCCGCTCCAGGCGATCAATCTGGCCGGGATCAAGGTCAGCGACCTGCCGGATCTCAGACTTGCGCGAGAAGATACACGGCCAGCAGCCGACGCGCGTCGCGCCCTTCAGGTAGAGCGGGTTGGGCGCGACCCCGTGGCGTTGGTGAATCGCGATCACGTCGTCAAACGACCAGCGAATGATCGGGCGCCAGACCTCGCAGTCGAAGCCAGCGTTGAAGTCCCACTCCTCCATTTTGGCGCGCGCCGCGCTCTCGGCAGTTCGGATCCCAATGGGGTTCACGGGTTCGTCGTCGAGGCTCGCAAGAAAGCGCTGGAAGGGGCGGACCTTGAGCTCTTGCGTGCAGAACCGCCGCACGCGGCTCGGGAACATGCCCTTGTGCTTGACCAGGCCCTCCATGCCTCCGTGCGTGCCTTGGAGAATCTGGATCGGGCCCACGATCCCTGGGAGCGTTTCTCGGACGTAGCGCTCGGTCGCCTCGTGCTCCCAGCCAGTGTCCATGTGGACGCAGCGGAAGTCGATCTCGGCCTCGAGCAGTAGCAGGCAAACAGCGGTGGAGTCCTTACCGCCGCTAACACTTACAACGACGGGGCGACCGGCGAGGTGTGCTTTGCGCTCGGCCGCCCACGCGCTGAGCGGCTCGTTGCTTCCTGGCAGGACGAACTGGCTCATTCGTCTAACACGGCGAGCAGGCCGCGGGCCTGCTCGCCGTGTTGGCCGGTCTTGTTGAGCGCGTGGAGCTCGTCGCGCCGGCGGCAATCCAGCACCCTGAGTGCGTCGACGAGCGCCTCGCGTTGGGTGGTAAACACTTCCGTGTGCGAGACTCGGCGCCTACACCCGAGCGCCATCAGACCCTTGGCGAGCAGGTAGGTCTCCTTGGTCTTCTTGACCACGTCTCCACTTTCGATCACAACGCCCTTGTCGTAGTTGAACCAGGCGCAGTAGACGCGAATCCCGGTGTCAGCGGGGGGCGCGTGCGTCCCGCAGAATTCCGCCCCCGGCTTGAGCTTCTTCCCGCAGGGCTTCGTGTGGCGATACCCCCAACTGCCCCTGCGGATTTCCTTCGGGCAAGTTCCTCGACTCGTGTCGCAGGCACGAGGCCCCTGCGCGGGCGTTGGATCGGTCATGCAGGCTCCAGCGTCGCCGCGTCCCCGGCGACAACCCCAATCGGGGTCCTGACGTAGGCGTCTCCGTCGACCACCGTGACGAGAGCCCCCTGAGGGCACGTCACAGTGCCGTCTGGCCATTTGACCTTGCAAGTGACCTCCTGGCCCACCCGGAACACCTCCCCGTTTACCTCGATCTTGCGGCTCATGCGTCCGAGCACCCGACGTGGAGGCCGGACAGCACCGGGCGGCCGAAGGCGGCTTCATACCGGGCGGCGATCTCGTTAGCGGCGCCGTAGTCCCCTGCGATCTGGGCTCCGATCCAGTCGGCGCGGAGGCGCATGGCGCCACAGCCAGCGATTGCGTCTGCGAGGTCGGCGCGCAGTCCACCGAAGGCGGGCTCGTGCATGGCAGCGTCCTGGCCGGCCGCGGAGCAGGCCGGCAGGGCGTCCCAAACGGACAGAATCCGATTTGCCACGGACTCCACCACCCGAAGGCGTTCAATCTCCGCGCGAAGGCGTTGAATCTCTATGGTGTCGCTCATGCGTTTCCCCTTCTCTGCGCCGGTCGCGCGAGGCCGGAAAAGAATCCGACCATGAATGCAGCTTGGGACAGCGCCGCCGCCGTCTTGAATTCCCCGGCGAGCATGCGGAACTGGTAGCCGGACTCGGTGCAAGCCTCGAGCGCCTCCTTCAGTGTCCCCTCCTGGTCCGACCGTTCCCAGAGGTCGAGCACGAGCAGTTGAATCTCGTTCGTGACCTTGCTCATGCAGGCTCCGTGGCAGCAAGCGTCTTCATGAGGGCGTAGAGTTTGGGCGCCTTCCCCTGCGGCAGTTCTTCTCGGTAGAGGCGTTCGCACTCGTCCCACTGCTCGACCAACGGGCCCCAGTGCGGGTAGCGGTCGGAGACCTTGCTTAGGTTCTCGCGCCAGTGCGCCGGCGCGATCTCGAGCAGGCGATAGCAGCGCCCGAAGTCGGCAGGGTCGTGGGGGGTGCTCGTCCACCTTCCCGTGACGGGGTGCCCTGTGAACACAGCGTAGATCACCCGCGAGGAGATCCCCGTATCCGCCGACGCGAGCCAGTCGCCGAGCGCCTTGGGCGAACTGGCTTTCTCGCCGGCCGCAGTCTTTTCACAGCGGCGGTGGTCCTTCGTGAACGCCTTGAAGATCGCGAGCATGACGCTGATCGAGCAGGGAAAAGCGATTTCCTGTTTGATCCCGCAATGCGTGCAAATGACGGTGTTAGTCCCTAGGACGACGTGATCGCTCGTGGGTTCCTTGCTGGCGGTTTGGCCTCGGGCCCTGCGTTCGTTGCGCCGGGCGTCGGCCTTGCGCGTGGTGCAGAGTCTCGTGCAGTTGACCTGGTGGGACGTGACCGGGTCGAACGCCTTCTTGCAGTAGGAGCACGTTCGCTTGGCCATTAGGACGCCTGGACTTCGACGAGCTCGCCGTCTTCGATCTGGAAGCCCTCGCCGTCTTCGTCGGCGACGACTTCCAGCCACGCTTGAAACCCGTGTTGGGTCACGGTCTCCTCGAGCAGGGCCCGGCTCGTGGCGTCCAGCAGCGAGCCCTCCGTGATGCGCAGGACTTTGAGCGTCGGGTTCAGCGCCATGGCGATTGCCACGCAGATCCGCCAGCGCTCAGCTCCGCTGACTTGCTCCAGCGGCGAGCCCAGGTAGGTGACGCCGTCCGCCGTGAAGCCGAGCCCCTCGATTGGCATTTGGGCCTTGGCCAGCCCGTCCGTCTTCTCGGCGTCGATCGCGCTTAACTGCTCCGTCAGCGCCAGCGCGTTGGCGCGCGCGTCGGTCGCGAGCAGGTTGGCTTGCGTCCACGCCTTGTTGTTGCGGACGTTCAGGTTGATTGCGTCGGCGTTGCTGATCCTCTCCATGATCTCGGCGGGATCGTGGCGAGGCTCAGGAAGCGCCGCATACGCTTGGTCAGCCTCCCGCTGCACCCTCTCTGCCTTGACAAGCCATTCCTTGGCGGCAACCACCGCCGCCGCTGCATCCCGCGCCGCCCTCTCCAGTCGCTTGACGTGCGCTTCCACCTTCTGCGCCCGCTCGAGCGTCCCAAGGAGATCCGAAACGCAGACGGGCTCGCCCGGGACGTCCTCGACGAAGGCCGGGAGCCCCGCCAGTTGGGCCTCGAGCCGCTTGACGTCTCGGTTGACCTCCGTGCGTCGATTGAACGTCTCGAGGCGCCTCGCCTCGAGCTCGTCAGGGTCGAAGCCGAGCTCCACTAGGCCAAGGAGCATGGCTCGCTGGGCTGAGCCCGAGAGGCGATCGAAGGCGAGCGGATCGAACGAAAGCGCGCCGATCAGTTCGTCGAGCAACTTCTGCGGGGAGCGCTGGGCGACGCCCCCGCTCTTGACCGTGAGCTTGGTGGTCTTGCCCGCCGACCAGGTGCGCCGGACGACCAGTTCGCCCAAGTGGACCTCGACGTAGCCGGACTGCTCACCGTGGCGTAGCGGCGAGGGCGAGCTCTTGGCCGCGGCAGCTCCGCTGATCGCAAGCCAGATCGAGTCCAGAACGCTGGTCTTGCCCTGCCCGTTGCGGCCGGACAGGACGACCATGTTCCCGTCAGGCTCAATGCGAATTGCCTTGACCCCCTTGACGTTTGAGACAATCAGCTTGGTAATAATCACGAGGCCCTCCTTGGCCAGTTGTTCGGTTGCATGACCCGGCTCACAGCGCCGCTCCTGCGAGGCGTCCTGCGATCCAAGCCACAACGGGAACGGCGACTGCGTTTCCGAGCGCTTTGTAGCGTGCGCTGTTGCTGGCGCCGGGGACAGCGGTCCAGTCGTCGGGGAAGCCCTGAAGACGCTCGCACTCGCGCGGCGTCAGGCGTCGGACCCAAGCGCCGGACGCCTCGGCGATCGACTCAGGCACCCCGCTCGAGGCCAGCGTGTGCGCCGGCTCTCCCGGTTCGCAGCGATTCCGATTCTCGGGGTGCGTGACTTGCGCCGCGTTGAACGGGATCACGACGCCAGGCGGGTCGTTGGCACGGACGGGGACCGACAGCCCAGGCGCGTAGCCCGTCGTGTCCCCGCTTGAAGCGTTGGTGTTGAAGCCGGCCACGAAGGGGACGCCGCCGCTCACGCATCCGTTGCCTCTGGTGAGCGTGCCCATGGGTCCGACGTTGCTCCCGTGGCACTGGTAGCCGGCCACCAGTGGCGTCGAGCCGTCACCACGAGGGGAACTGTGGCCATGGTGTCCTGCGCTGCGCTGGCGCGTCGGCGAGACGCTCGGAATGAACGTCTCGCTTTCTTCGTCCTGGCGCCCGGCGTGGGACAGGAGCGGTTTGGCGATCAACTCGTCTCTGGAGCCTTCTGCGCCACCGTCTCCAGCGCTCGCCGCAAGGCACCGGGCAACTCCCGCCCCCTCTTCTTCGCGCGTCGGAGAATCCCGGCGCACGCTCGCCGGTTCAAGTAGCACTCGGGCGGCACGTCGCATTCCGGTTCGAGCACCGAGGCAAGCGAGCAGGAAGACGCGGCGCCGTCGTTGGGCCACTCCGAAGAACTGAGCGTCCAGAGTCCGCCAGCAGAACCCATACCCGAGGCGGGCCAAGATTCCGAGTAGTCGGTCGAATCCCCGCCCGCGAACAAGGAGACCTGGCACGTTCTCCAAGAAGATCCACTCGGGACGAGCCACGGCTGCGAGTCCAAGAATGCGGAAAACCAGCGAGCTTCTCTTTCCTCCGAGGAGTCCAAGTCCGGCTCCGGCGGAGCTGGCGTCTTGGCACGGGAAACCCCCCGCCCAGAGCGCGTCTGGCCCGCCTTCGATTTGGTCGGCTTGGATTTCACGAACGTCACTCCAGTCCGGCAAGGCGCCGAATCGAGCGCCGTAGACGCTCCGGGGGAAGGGCTCCCACTCCGCAGACTGCGCGTGGACGTGCCCGGCTTGCTCGAGACCCAGGCGAAAGCCGCCGATCCCGCAGAACAAATCGACGAACCTCACGGCTTCGTCGGCGCCGCAGCAAGCGCGACGAGTTGCTCGCACGACTTGTCTGAGTCGAGACCCAGCGGCGGGTAGATACCCCAGCCCTCAGGGATCGTCAGGACGCTCCTGATCTCGCCTCGGCACGCGGCGTCGCGGGCGAGGTCAGACCCAGGGCCGTCCTCAAGGGCGCCCACGGCGGCTTTCACGGCTTCGTGCTCGGAGAGCGCCAGCACGGGCACGTCCTGGTAGACGCGAACGCAGTAGAGACGGGCGGGGGGCGTGTTCATGCGTCACCCACAGGAAGGCCCTCCGGCGCAACGAGGTGGAGCTCGAGGTAGTCGAGCTCCTCGACGTGGCCCAGGCGGCCTTGCGCCGTCTCGATCGCGGCGTAGACCGAATCGACTTCAGGGAGGGACTTCGCCCACACCAGCGCTGTGCTCGCCCCGAACTCGGTCACGGTGTAGGTCCCGTAGTGCTCGTCGAAGTCGAGCACCTTCGCGTCGACCATGGCAGCCGCTCCGCGCAGCCCTTGTCGGTAGTCGGTGTAGGTCGTGCCCGCCTCCTTGATGACTCGCTGCGAGAGAAAGGGGACCACGCCTTCGGGGAGCCACTGGCTCCCTACGCCGAACTCGGCGAGGAGGAACAGCAGGGCAAATTGCGTAGAGTCCAGCGCAGGGAGTGGCGGGAGAGCCGCCAGTTCCGCAGCACTCAGCGCGAAGGGGAAAAATTCAGACTTGGTCAAGCGAACTCCAAACCGGCCATGCTGGCCTCGTCGTCTTCCAGCGCGTCTTGCAACTGGAGCTTCTCGGTGACTGTCGTAACGACCATGCGGTCGATAACGTGATCGGCTTGCAGGCGCATGACGGTGATCGAGTCGTGGACCTCGGCACCCGGCCGGTTGAGTCGATCAACGGCCTGCTTGAGGTTGGACGGGTTCCAATGCCAGTCCACAAAGACCATGTGGGCGGCGCGCGTGAGCGTGATCCCCGTTGCGCCGGCCCGGAGCGAGATCCCGATCCCGTGCTTGAGCGCGCCCGACTGGAAGTCCTCCACCATCCTCTGACGGGCTTTGGGAGAGACGTTGCCTTTCAGGACCGCGTAGCCGTCCTGCCCCCCAAGCACCTTGTCGAGAACTTGAATGTGGTCGCAGAACACGACGAGTGGCTCGTTCTGGTCGCGAAACTCGTCGACGACCTCTTGCAGAGCCTTGACCTTGGCGAGGCTGATCTTGGCCCGGAGCCCGGACAACTCGGTGAAGAGGGGAGCCTGGTCCTTGCTCATGAGAGCTTCGTTGACCGCCTCCTGAATTTCCTCGTCCGTGTTCCAAGGCCGGCTCGCGAAGTAGAACTGGACGCGATCCTGAAAGAGCCCCTCGCGGCGCTCATGCTCGTCTTCGCTGAGGTTCTTTTCGTTGGGGTTGTCGAGCCGGCCTTCGGCAACTTCCTGCCAGGAGCGCCGCTTCGCCAGCAGGAGTTGGACGGTGTTGTCAATTTCCTTGAGCGTCTCGGGCGTGAGCTCGACAAGGATCGGGTCCTTCCAAACGACGGGTGGGAGGTGCTCGAGGACGTGCTTCCGCAGTCGGCACAGCCGGATCGGTCGGAGCGCCATGAGTAGCTCCGTTCGTTCCTCGCCTTCGGGTGCTGAGCGCGATCCCTTCTCGTTGTTGTGCCAGTCGACGAAGAGGGCGTTGAACTCGTCGTCGGCGTCGAAGGCCGCGGCGTCGACCTTGAATGCTTTCGCGATCGAGAGCGTGTCGTTGGGGGTGTTGCTGACGATCGTGCCCGTGAGCCCGTAGAGGCGCCCGCCCGCGTTGAAGATCGCGTCCGCGAGGTTGTCCCAGAGGAACCGGCGGATCGTGCTCTCGCGTTGGAGCATGTGCGCTTCGTCAGCAAACAGGATCACAGGTCGATCGAACACGGGCACAGGGCAGGCTTGGTCGGCGTAGTGAGCGCAGCTCCGCAGGAGGTTGGCGGCCCTGCGCGCTTGCTTGGCCTTCTTGAGTTGGGTCGCCTCCTTCTTGCACTGCCTGCACGCCTGCCCCGGCATGAGCCCGTAGGAGCAGATCAAGACCTCGCCTGGCTCAGGGATCCTGAAACTCGCTTGGTCAGGGCAGATCGAGACGACCGTCTTCTGATCGCCCCAGCGGTCGATCTCCTTCGCCCAGTTCCACTTCAGCGTCGAAGGAACCATCGCGATCACTGGCATGGCCAGGAGCCTGGCAACCTCGATCACGCCTAGGATCGTCGTCGGGGTCTTGCCCGTGCCCATTTGGTTGCCCACGAGGTAGGCGCGGGAGTTGGCCAGGTAGACGGCGTCCACGACCTGGTAGGGGTAGGGGCTGACCTCCTTGCGCTTGCCGTCGACGGTCACGCGGCGCGGGAAGCGAGCGGCGCAAATGGCGCGGACCTCGTCACCCATGGGCGGGACTTCGCGCAGCCCGCACAGGCGGCAGAGAAGGTAGGGCATACCCGACGCTGCCGAATGCAGGTCGCCGCGGCCGGCCGGAACCGATCGCCGACACCTGGAACACGTCGCGCGGAAGTTGTTTCCGCCCTGAACGAGGGTTGTCGTTAGCTGTCGTTTGTCGTTGAGGAGCATGGTCCGCCGGGCGTTGGGGCGAAGTTTACCCACCGCCTCCGACAGCCGCCGACGACCGTGCCCGGGTAACGACTTACGAAAAGTTCCGAGAATGTCGTAGGCGATCGGTAGAACTTCGGCTTAGCCAAGAAACACCAACGCGGGGGAGACGAAACATGGCCAAGACCACAAAGACCGGGGACGACAAGGAGATCATGGTTCAGCTCACGTTCCGGGTCCAACCCGGCGTGCCGGGCGACGCGGAGAAGATCGCCGGACTGCTCGGGTTGGGGACTCCTCGCTCGACCGTCCTCCGGGCCGCGCTCAGCCACGGCCTGAGCGCGTTCATGAAGACGCCGCGGAGCAAACTGGCTGCGCTCGTGACGGAGTCGCTGTGAGCGCTGACGCGCTTCCCGCCGAGGTCGCGAGCCTCTCTGCCAGGTTCCAGCCAGGCCCAGCCCTTCTCTCGAAAGTCGGTGCGTTTCACGACGGCTCGAGGTCGGAGGCGTTGTGGGCGCTGGCGCCGGGTCGCGAAGAGAAGCCAGGCATGAAGTATCCGGTCCTCGACAGCGACCAAATGATCCCCTTCCTTCAGGGCGTCCTGTCCGCGTTCTCGCTCGGATACACGCGCGTGTCCGTGTCCGTCGACGTGGCGCCGGACGGACGTAGTGCGATCCAGAAAATCTACTACCTCGTTTGGTGCAAAGAGACAAACGAGGGCATGGTCTACCGCCAGGATTGGGTCAGCGACACGACGCACAACGACCAGGCCGGCGGGCTCACGCGCGCGCACCGCCGTTTCCTCAAGGGCCTGACCGGGTTCATTGAGCACGACGAAGACAAGATCGAGCAGTTCGCTCGATCGGCCGCACGAACAGGGCCCTACGTGCAAACCGCGCCCGCACCTCCACCTCCACCTCCGCCGCCGCCCTCGCCGCCCACGCCTCCGCCGCCCTCGCCGCCTGCGGTCACCTACTCCCAGCCTCCCGCCCCCACTGCGTCTGGCCAGAAGCCTAGCCCCTACGAACAGAGGCAACAGCAACAGGCTCAACTTCCGGTCGATCAGCAACTCGCGAACATGGCCGAGGAGGCGTTCAATCGGCCGATCGGTCAGCAGCAAGACCATGACGCGGGGCCGGCAGCGTCGGGGGCGATCAGTCGCGACCCTTCCCAGGAGGCCAAGGTGGCCTATCTCTGGTCCAAGGGGTGGGAGCGGTCGGTCGCGGTCCAGTTCGTCATGGCCGATTGGGTGGGAGCTCTCCACGAGAACGGCTACCCGTCTGGGCTCGCGGATGCGCTCGTCGCCGCGGTCCACGGCGACCCCATGGGGTCGGTGCGAGCGTTCGACGCTCGCCTCGAGGAGGACGTGCGCCAGATCCTCATGGTGAGTCACGGCGGCAGCGGAGCTGCGGTCGAGGCCGCGTTCGCCGGCACCGGCTACGAAATGGCCGCCGGTAACCCGCCGACCGTCGCCCAGACCCTTTGGGCCTGCCTCATGTCACCTGTCACAACCCCCTCCTTCCCGTAAGAAAGACGAGAGAGTTCAATGGTTTACCTGCCCGCAAGGTCCCAACGTGGGGCGCCCACCAACGACAGCGAATACGAGATCGTCGACACGTTCCCCCCTGGGGAGCACCAAGGAGTCGTGCTCGGCTGCAAGGATCAGTCGACGGAGAAGGGGTGGTGGCTGATGATTCTCGGCCTCACCATGAGGGACGGGAAGAAGATCAAGTTCTTCCACCGCCTCTTCCTCGACAACGGCTTCAACGTCGACAACGCCTTCGCCGCCCTCCTCCCGGCCGAGCTCTACAACGCTGACGGACCGGAGGGGATCGAGATCACACCCAACCACTTGAGCCAGGCGCGGTTCGTCGCGGACTTCGAGCCGTCGCGGACAAGCAACACGCCCAAGATGCACCTGAAGCGCTTCACGACGGTCGGCCGCATGGCTGGCCGGCAGATCGGCCACATGCCCCCTCAGCAGCCCCCGCAACAGGGCTACGGTCAGCAGCAGGGCCCGCCCCCCCAGCAGGGCTACGGCCAGCAGCCCCAGCAGCAGGGCTACGGCCATACCTACGGTCAACATCCCCCCGATCAGACCTACGGCCAGCAGCAGGGCCAGCAGGGCCAGCCGGCCCCCCAGCAGGGCTACGGCCAGCAGCAGGGCCAGGGTCAGACCTACGGCGGGCGAGGCTGGGGGGGCTAGCGGAGCTCGCCCGCGGCCTCGTCGCCGCGGGCGCTTCGGCCCGGATTCGCCATGAGCCACGACCACGACCACGACGACACCTTCGCCAAGCAAGTGGAGGATCCACCGATCCCGCTATTCGGTGGCGAGCAAGACACCGTCGACTCCAGGCCATGGTGGTTGAAGGACGCGCCCAAGCCTCGCGCGCCGCGTCGGTTCGACCCGGACGTGACCTCGCCAACCAAGATCGCGTCCGCGGAGGAATGCGGGCTGGCTCACACCTACCGCTACAAGGACAAGCGCGAGGCGCCGACCGGGCCCGAGGCCGTCGTCGGCAAGCTGGTCCACGGGGCCTACGACGACGCGGGGAGGCGGCGGGCGAGCGCCGCCACCGGCCCCCGGCACAACAGCATCATTCCATGCAAGGCGAGCGTCGCTGAGCTCCTCTTCTTGCTCGAGCACCAAGAGGCCCAACTCGCTCGCGAGAACGACCTGGACTACCGGCCCACGGACGCCATGTTCGCCGAGGCCCGCGAGATCATTCAGGCTCGAGGGCCCGTGGACTTCTCCAACACCTACTCGACGGAGCTACTTGTCGACTACCGGATCCCCGGCCGGCAGACGTTGCGCGTCGGCGGAAAGATCGACCGCGTGGATCTTTACCACAAGGGAGAGGTGGTTGACGCCGTCGTAGTCGTCGACTACAAGTCCGACCGCGACCTGTGGTCAGACGAGAAGTTGGAGACAAACGCCCAGCCGGGCGTCTACCTGGGCTGGGCTCGGCGCGAGTGGCCGAAGGCGCGCTCGATCCTGTTCGAGTTGGACTTCGTGCGCCTTGGCGAGAAGCAGCGGATCCCGTGGACACCCGAATACGAGCGGGCGGCCTTCAGTCGGATCGTCTCCGCGCAGAACCTCATGGACGTGGGCTACGACAAGCCCACCGTGGGTGACCACTGCCGGCTCTGTCCCTACCGGGACGGCGACGCCGAGTTCCCCGCCTGCCCCGCCTACGCAGCATTGGTCAAGCGGGGTCAGGACAAGGACGCGCACGTCGGCGGGCTCGGCGCGCTCAAGTTGAGCGCTTTGCTGCGCGAATACTACGTCAGCAACGAGCTCTACAAGATCCACAAGCAGCGACGTTCGGACGTTCGCGCCGCGATCGAGGCCCAGCTCGGCCTCAAGACGAAATACAACGCGGGGTTCTACGCCGCCGCGCTCTCCAAGACCCGGGTCGACCCGGCATACACGGACGTGATCGGCGTTCTCTTGGACATTCACGAGGTCACCGGGCGCCCGCTCGAGGAGATCGCAGCCGTGGTCTGCCAGATCAAACACCAGAAGGTGCAGGGCCTGATCGCGGACGTTGTAGACGACGCGAAGCGAGCGCGGTTGGGCGTTCAGATCGCAGGGCGCCAAGGCGGGCGGTTGCAAACGCGATCTCTGCGCGTGACGAGAAAGAAGGGCTTGTGGTAAATGAGATTTTGTTCCCGTGTCGCGGTATGACGATCGGCGTTGTGCATGGCGCGCTGTATGTCGAAATCTATGGGGACCGCGAGTATTTGTCGGTCGACGAGGCGCGGGAAGTTGCTCGCGTGCTCGTTCGCCACGCCAACTCGATTCCGCGCGTCCCCGCTCCCCGCCCTGCGTGGGTCGCCGGGGAGCCGGCGGTCGACGAATGACGATCGCCGCTCGCTCGGCGACTGTCGCCTGCGACGGCAAGCTTGCCGGCACGAGTCTCTTCTGCAAGCAAACCGTCCTGCTTGACCTGAGCCACGCCCATTCGCACCAAATGTCCTGCGCTTTCAACAACGCAATGAATCGCGCGGGGTGGTCGGAGCCCTTTCACGACGACCACGGCTATATCCACCTCTGTCCAAGCTGCACTGCGACTTGGCGCGCGCCGAGACAACCCAAAGACGAGGAATCAACATCATGACGACACCGATCTACGTGGGGGAGGACCCCGGCAAGGCCGGCTTCATAGCCTGGCTCAACGCCTACACGCTCGAGTTCATAGGGTGTTGCCCAACGCCCTTCCGCGACGGGAAGGGGGAGACGACGGACCGGGCCGCACGCAAGCGCTTGATCGAGGGGCTCCAGGTCGAGTTCACGGTTGTGGCTTGGGTGATCGAGGAACAGATGGCTGGGTTCGGCCGAGGCAACCCGCACAGCTTCCTGACGCAGGGCCAGGGCTACGGGATCACCAAGGGCATGCTGTTCATGGCTGGGATCGCCTTGCACGAGGTCCGCTCGCAGGCGTGGCGCAAGCACTCCGGGTGTCCCGTGCCGCGGATCCCCAAGACGCCTGAGCCGGTCGCGAAGGGCAAGAAGCGGACGGCGGCAGAAAAGGAGGCGCTCGCCGTCTGGAAGAAGGCGGACAACGCGCGCAAGGCGAAGCAGCGTCGCGAGGGCCAGGTGAACGTGATCCACCGCGTCTCCGATCTCTACCCGGCCCTCGACCTGCGCGCCGATCCCACGAACCCGCGGAGCAGCAAGGACTCGCCCGACAAGTGCGTGGCGATCTTGCTCGCGCGCATGGGCCCTGAACTAGCTCCGCTGACTCGCGACCCCCTGATGGCCTCGGGCCAATAGAGCCTGTTCGGTGAGTGAAGTGGCCAATCCCCTCAAGGCCAAGTTCATTCTGGCGGACCCGAACTGGGAATACCGGAACATGCGGACCAAGCAGAACGGCGCCGCGAAGACGCACTACGTCTGCACCGAGGCCGCCGCCCTCTCCGAGATCCCGGTTGGTTCGTGGGCTGACGAGGATTGCGTCCTCTATCTCTACGCGACGTGGCCCAAGATCCCGGACGCCTTCAACGTCGCCGCTGCCTGGGGGTTCCCCGAGGAGTCCTACGTGACCGGCTACCCCTGGATCAAGGTCTCCCCGTCCAGTGGCGACGTTCGGACGGGGATCGGATTCTGGGCGCAGTCCACGAGCGAACTGGTCTTGATCTTCCGCAGGGGCAAGGCCAAGTCCCCTGGGGGGAGAGCGAGCAAGAGAGGCGAGAAGCGCGACAACGTGCTCGGTCTGCTCTGCGGATCCAAGCGGCAGTTCTACGCCCCGATCAAGGAGCACAGCGCCAAGCCGCTGATGGTCTACGACTGGGCGAAGGCTAAGCTCCAGGGCCCCTACCTGGAATTGTTTGCTAGAAACTCGATCTTCGGGTGGAATTGTTGGGGGCACGACACGGGCTACCACCTCCACCCGGGCGGGGTTTGCAGCGTCGAGGAAGCGATCGCGGCCGGGATGCTCAAGCGAGAAGACGTGGGCACGAAGAAGCCGGCCCCGGGCAAGCGGCGGGCGAGGGCGCGATGAGCGACGAAGCCATGCGCTGCCTTTCGCTCTGGCAGCCTTGGGCGAGTTCGATCGCCCGCGGGTGGAAGCGGGTGGAGACTCGAGGCCGGCGCACGCACCACCGCGGGCCGATCGCGATTCACGCAGCCAAGGTCTGGGGCCCGGGTCAACTGGCGGCGTCGCTTCGCCTTGCGGAACTGCTCGAGGCGGAGCCGGGGGCCTTCGTCCCCGGGCCGGGGAGGGACTTCCCGTTCGGAGCTGTCGTGGCCGTTGCGGAGCTCGTCGATTGCGTCGAAATGACGCCGGAGGTGATCGCAGCCACGCACCCGCTCGAGCAGGCGTTCGGCGACTGGCGCCCCGGGCGCTTCGCCTACCACTTGGAAGACGTCAAGCGTCTCCGTGATCCCTACAAGCTCAAAGGTCGGCAGTCGTTGTGGACGCTCACGTCCGAGCAGACGCAAGAGATCAGGAGCCGCCTGTGACCGACGTTTGTTGGCTGCCCGTGGGATACCTACGCGACAGGTTTTCCGCCTACCGCGTCAGCAATACGGGCGTGGTGCAGAACGCCTCGGGCCAGGCGCTCGCGGTCGGGCTTGGAAACCGAGGGCACTTGCGGGTGACGCTCTATCTTCCTGGGGGCAAGCGTCGGGTCGTTGGCGTCCACGTTCTTGTCCTCGAAGCCTTCGTCGGGCCCCGGCCGCCTGGGTTGCTCGCGCTCCACAAGGACGACAACAAGGAGAACAACCACTTGGAGAACCTCTATTGGGGGACTCGCAAGCAGAACGCTGCCGACGCGCAGCGCAACGGGCGGACTCCTCGCGGCAACCGCCACCCCAAGAGCAAGCTGCGCGACTGCTGCGTCCGAGAGATGCGCGAGCGTTGCGCGGCCGGCGAGAAGGCGGCTGACTTGGCGCGCGAGTTCGGCGTCAGCAAGGCCGCCGCCAGCGCGGCTGTGCGCGGCGACACGTTCGCTCACGTCAAGAGCGCACAGCGAAAGATCACAGAGAAGGCCGCCAAATGACCGACGACCGAATCAGCCTGCTAGCGCGGGCGTATCACGCGGACAAGGGGGACCTCGAAGCGGCAAGGGGTCTGGTCGCGGCGTATCAGCGCACGGGGCGCGAGGTGCCCTACGCGCTGCGGTTGGCGACTAGCACTCTGTTCACCGAACTGCCCGCCAACGCCCAAGGTATGCCGGAGTTCCGGCACCGGACGACCGGGGCGGTCTTCGTGCTGATTCCCGCCGGGGAGTTCCTCATGGGGAGTCCTGAAGGCGAGGGATCCGACGACGAGAGGCCGCAACACAGGCGAGTGTTCAGCGAGCCCTTCTTGATGGCGAAGTATCCGTTCACCGCGCGCGAGTGGTTCCGCATTACGGGCGAGGCGCCGAGCCACTTCCCGACAGAAGGCCCCGGGGCAAGCCGCCTCAGCCGCATGGACTCGGACGGCCGGTTGTGGGGGGATCACCCCGTAGAGTCGGTGTCATGGGACCACTGCCGCGAGGTCGTGGATCGCATCAACCGGCTTGACTTCGCGCGTAGCTCTGGCGCGCGGTTCAAGTCCGCCGACGAGACGTGGGTCTCATGGGCTGAGGTTGAGTGGGGGGACGAGTCCATGCACCTGGCTCCGCACCCACGGCGCGAGGACGGGGAAGTCGACGTGGCGATCCTTGGGCTGCTCGCGTTCGACGAGACCGACGAGGCGATCTACCAAGCGTGGCTTTGGAATGACGCCGGGGAGCGTGTCGGGTTTCAGCTCCCCACTGAAGCGTGCTGGGAATACGCCACCCGAGCTGGCAGCAACACCCAGTATCCCAACGGGGACACCTTGGCGGACCTGGACCAGATCGCCTGGTATGGCGGCAACTGGAGGGACGGCCACAAGGCGGTCGGCATGAAGAAGCCCAATGCGTGGGGACTGCATGACGTGGTCGGCAACGTCTTCGAATGGACCCGAAGCGCGTGGACGCGGGATTACGAGGGCGCGCCTGAGAACGGATTCGCGGGGGGTGAGCAGGGCCCGGACCCTACCCATACCGACTCGGTTTTCGCGGCGGCGGTTGGGTCGACGCCCATCAAATCTGTCGGTCGGGCTTGCGGGGCACAGCCGGGCGAGGCATCTGGAGCGCTTGCCACGGCTTCAGACCGGCATGGCGCCGCGGAGGGTGAGCAGAGCCCGGACCCTACGTCTGGCGCGTCCTTCGTGCCAGCCCCTGGAGTTACGCTGCGTCCGTCTGCCGCTCGGCCATGCGCCGCCGAAACGTGTTTGGATGGAGCAACGACCTCGGCTTCAGACCCGTCTATCGCGGGGGATGAGCAGGGCCCGGACCCTACGGCAAGCGCGTCAGCCGGAGCGGTGGTTGGGGCTACTCCGCGTCCCTCTGCCGCTCGGCCTTGCGATTCAATGACGGGCGGGGCGACTGGAGCAGCGAACTCGGCTTCAGGCCTGCTTGGCGCGTCGTCGGAGGGTGAGCAGAGCTCGGACCCTACGGCCGGCGCGTCGGTCGCGGCGGTAGTTGGTCCTACACCGCGTCCTTCTGTCGCCAGGCCGATCGGAGGACGATCACAGGGCGGAGATTCAACTTTGGATTCCGCCCTGCCTGGCGAGCCGCTGGAGGTTGAGGAGAGCTCGGACCCTATCCACCCGACGCGGCCTTGCGCGGCGGCGGTTGGCGCCGTGGGCTCCCGCGCGTGGCGCCAACCGCTATACGACACAGAACGCTTCCCCGCCGCTACTGTGGTATCTCCCATCCGCATCTTCAGCGACTTCAGCGACTTCAGCGCGTTCTATAATCAGCCAGCCGCCGCCGCCGCCGCGGCGGCGGCCAGCACCACTCCGCCTGGTGGGCGCGTCCAGCCGCCCGGGGCCCGGACAGGCCGGCTTTCCGAGACTTCAACCTGGGCTTCCGCCCAGCCTGGCGTGGAGGACCTACAGTATGAGTCAAGACGCGATCGTTCAGTTGGCGTGGCGGACGTTTTGTGAGGATCCAACGGAGGCCAATGCGCTCGCCTACTGCGTGCGGCGCAACCGTGCCGAGGGCAACCCTGACCTGCACTCGCTCACCTACCCAGAGGCCGTCGCGAGGCTCGGCGAGGGCGACGTGAGCAAGGCCATGAGGACTAACGTCCTGACCGCGTTTGCCAAAGTTGCGCTGCAAGCGTGGGGGGCGCGCGGCGTGAGGCCGGCCCTGCGCGGAGACCTCGTCCCCATGGAGACTTGGGCACGGGACGTCACGCTCGCCGACTTCCGTAAGAGCTACAACTGCGGGGCGAAAACGACGGCGCTCGTCGAGCGCGTGTTCGAGCTCTGCGGCCTCACGATCCGCGAAGGGGACTTCCAAATCTCGTCGGTCGAAGACGGTCACGAATGGCAAGACTTCGAGGAAGCCTACTACCAAATGCGCGGGAGTTGGGGTGAGGCCGTGCGTGACGTGAACCAGCTCCGCACGGAGAATGAGCGACTCAAGCGCAAACTCGAACGCAAACTCGAAGGCGTCTAACCAAAGAAGAGACCCCCGAGCATCCACGACTCGGGGGTCTCTTCGGCAGGCGCGGAGTCTCCAAGGGCCACCTTCGCCAGACCGAAGTCCAGTTCGGGCCACCCCGCCGAGGTGACTAACCGCATGCAGTGAAACTAGCACTCCCCCCGGGGGTAGCGGGGAATCAAGATTCGATCTACCTAGGGGTCGGGCGGTAGCATTGCCGGTGAGAGGCTTCCGCAATGCTCCTACACCCCCACCGGCCCGGCGTGGCCTTCGCCTCCCCAGGCCCGGCCGAGTTGGCGGAGTTGGCGGAGATCGACGCCCGGACCGCCGGAGACCGGCGGGGGAACCCGCCCAAGCCCCTCAAGCAAGCCGACAGAATGCTGATCCCCCACTTCTGGGTCGGCGGCCAGACGGTCCAGCGCCACCAGAGTCGGAAGTTCTACGCGGCCAACGGATTCGTGATCTGGGAGGGGCCAAGCCCCATGGACGGAGCCCCGATCGTGCTGATCGCGACCGGGTTTCTCGAGGCCAGCGATAACGTGAAGACCGGGCGCATGATCCAAACGTGGATCCTTCGCTCCGACATGCACCCGCAAGAGGCCGTGGACACCGGCCAGGACAGCAGCATTTGCTTCGACTGCAAAATGCGCGGCGAGGTCCGTCCTGCGACTCGAGCAGAACTGCGAAAGGACCCGCAGCGGCCGGCGACCCGAGCGGGGGAACGGAGCTGCTACGTCACCGTCACGCGCCGAGGTCCTGCCACGATCTACAAAGCCTACGTTGACGGCAAGTATCCCCGCGTCGCGCCTGAAGACGTTGCCGATCTCTTCGCCTTCACGTTCCCGGTTCGGATCGGCAGTTACGGGGAGCCGGTGGCTGTGCCTGAGGCGGTCTGGCGCAAGATCCTCAAACACCAGACGCGGTGGACAGGCTATACCCATCAGTGGCACGATCCCCAATTCCAGGGCTTCAAAGACTTCTGCATGGCGAGCGTCGATAGCCCTGACCAGCAGGTCCTCGCCCAGACGATCTACGGATGGCGCACCTATCGCGCGGCCGGTCCCGCCCAACTCCCGCTCGAGGGGTCAGAGCTCGTCTGCCCCCACTACCCCGAGGCCGGCATGGAGACCCGCTGGACGTGTGACACCTGCGGGTGGTGCCAGGGGCGAGGCATGGTCGGCAAGTCGGTGGTCGCTCCTGTCCACGGAAGCAACGCGGCAGCCTTCGTTCGGGCCAGCGCCGATTCCAAGGGCTTCACGACAGCGGACGGGACGTTCTACCCCAAAGGCTACTTCGCCGCCTACTACGTCCCACGCGAGGCCCTCTACGCCACCCGCGAGCGGCGCCGGATCGCGATGCGCAAGGCGTTCCCGGCCCGGCTGGCCCGCGCGCTGAAGCCGAAGAAGAACCCCACCAACCCTGGCCACGAGCACCCGCGCGTCCGGTTCCCCCGCCCGCGGAGCGAGGTCTTCGACCAACTCCGTCGCCTCCGCGAGGAGGGGGGGCTGCCGGGCCGTCCCGCGCTCTCCTGGCCTTCGTCCCTCTCGCGCCTGCACGAGACCTCGCCTCGCCGCTACGCGCAGCTCTACTTCCCGGGCGGGGAGATCGCAGGAGCAGGCGATCCTCGCTACGAGCTCGCCGAGCAGGCGCGCTGGCTGCCCGCCCGGAACCTGCGCGGGGTGCTGGCGCACGAGGTCGGGCACGAACTCGCCGGCCCGCACGGGTCAGAGGCCGAAGCTGACGCCGCGGCGGAGGAGGCGCTCGGGCTCGACATCACCTACGACCGCCGGTGGCCGGGCAAGGGACTTCAGCGCGCCAACCCAGGGCTCGAGTCCGAATACTGCGTGACCTACGTCGGTCTCGACAAAAACGACCGGGACCTTCCCGAGAAGATCCTGTTCTGCGGAAGCCACAACGAATGCTTCGTCTTCCTCCACAAGTATCAGGGCCAGTCCGTCGACTACGCCCTCAAGCACGGGGGCTACTCGATCACACTGGCGCCTTGGATCAAACGCAACCCCGACGCAAGCGATCGGGCGCTCGATCGAGCGGGTCCGCCGTCCGACCCCGAGGCTCGAATCGCCTACGTCGGCCGACACCTCCGCTCGGGCGAGATCAACTTCCTGCGCGATCACCCCGACCCCTTCCTGCACTTCGTTGGGTGGCACTTGGAGGCGGACTTGCAGCACGACCGGACGCGACCTGGGGGCTACACGCCGGAACAGGGACCCGTCCTCAACCGGCTCGCCAACGAGCACGGGGACCGTATCCGCAGGATCGGGCAGGGGGTGTTGGGCCACCGGTTCTACTCGGAGCGGCTCCCCGGCGAATTGCTGTGGGCCGTGGGATACGCAGACAACCGCGATCGTGCCCTCTGGCACTTGGAAATGCGTCGTCTTGCTCGAGCGTTGCTCGAGGCGGGATACCCAAGTGAGGGCCCCTGGAGCCCTACTGAGTTTGAATGGTCCATGCGAACAGGGCCCGCAGATCCGCAAGGTGTCGTTAAGCAAGCCCTCGCTATCCACGCCGAATACGTCCCCTTGCTCCGCGCGCTCGGCGGTGGCCACGGGAAAATCTACGGTGAGTGACGCCTCGATCTTACGCGAACTCCGTGGCAAGCGCGTGCGCGTTCACCGGAGCGTCAGCCGAGGGCGCTTCGTCGTCAGCCACGCCGGCCGTGTCCGCGCCTACGTTGCTGAAGTCGTCTTGCGCAACGTTCTGCCCGTCGTTAGCGAGGCCGACTGGAAGCGGTGTTCCCGCGAGCAGAGCAAGAACGTCCACGCCTACCTCACGGGCGAGCTCGTCGCGTTCACGGCCAAGGTGTCAGGGCGCGGCTGGCGCGCGATCACCTACAACTGCTTGACGCACGGGCCCTTCTTCTTCGACAAGCGGAGCGGTGCGCCCTTCACGGGGTCGGCCGAGGCCGCGCTCACCCGCGACGGGGCCGTTCGCGTCAAGGGCAAGGCGCAGGCCCCAAACCCCTCGAGTGACTGCGGTTGTTCGTGCGGCGCCCTCTGTCGGTGTGGCAAACTCCAGTCGTGGTGGACCGGCGGCCCGCCCGCCTGCGAGAGGAACCCCATGAAGAAGATCAACGCTTGCGGAGCTGTCCTGCCCCCGGCTGGGACGCGCCTACACGTCACCAGATCCGGGGCGAGGTTGCTTCTCGACCTGGAGAACCTGCAAGCCTACGACGCGCCCGTCGCGAAGGAGCACGGGTTCTGTCCGCTTCTCGTGGCCTACGCCTACGGCCCGCTCGAGGTCAAGCGGTCCTTCGTCTCGCCCAAGTGGCAGTGGCACCGGCGCCTTAAGGGGATCCACTTTCATGCGCTGGCGCGACGCTTGAACACGTCGCCGGCCCGGCTCGAGAACACGCTTGAGCTCGAGGGCGTCGCTTGGCACGACGCGGAGAAGAAGCAATCGAACCCCAAATACGTTGGGCAGGGAAGCGAGCGCGGCTACGTTCCTGACCTGCCCGACGAGCGCTGCCGCGAGTTGCAGCAGGACTGGAAGTCGGTCGGCAGCCTCGCTGACACCGTCAACATTATTGAGGGAGGCGGCGGAGACTCGTGCGAGGTGGAGATCGCTGAGTATCTCGGCAAGACGGGTCACAGTCATATCAGCGAGATCACGAGCGACACCCGTTGCAGCGAGACCATGGTCCGCAAGGCGATACGATCGCTTCTTGCTCAGCGCGTCGTGGAGCTCGCCGAAGCGGGCTACCTACAAAGACTTGGGCTCACCGCCCGCGCCAACCGGCGCTACTACCGGCTCACGGAGACTGGCGAGCACTGGCTATGCGCCATGCGGATCGGCTACCACGCTACACGCGCCGGAGACTCGGTCGACACCATGAGTGACGACGACATGGCCGCAGCTTGCGAGCTCTCCATGGCCGGCGAGGACAAGCGGCGTCGAATCACGGAAATGGCTGCCAAGGCGAGGCTGGAGTTGCCCACCGCGGTCCCCGCCTATCGCGTCCAGACCCCGCGCGACTTCGGGCGCTACGTCGAGATCAACGCCCTCGCCCCCAACGGGGAGTGGGCCGGCAGGATCCGCCTCCTCAAGGGCGCCGGCGACGATCGGGATTTTGCCGGGATCCAGCCGGCCGCGTCTGTCATGGACCTGGTGGTGTCGCCGGCGCTCGGCGGCGCTGAGATCCCGCGCGTGCTCTACCAGGCCGCGGCCGACTACGCCCAGCAGCAGTTCGGGCTCCCGCTGGCAAGCGCCGTCCACCGAGACATGAGCCAGGATCGGTTCTGGAATCGCCAGGTCGAGCACGGAACGGGCAAGCGCCACGACTACCGCTCGGGTGACTACGTCGCGTCCCGATTCGCGCTCTCCTACCCGCCCCCCGCCCGGCTCCCAAACCCGCGCAAGAAGGCGCCCGGCACGCTCTATCTCGTGCGCGCGACGTGTCAGATTCCCGGCTACGTGACCTCGAGCCGCACGCACTACCTGACGCGGCTCAATGACCGCACTGGACAATTCTCGTTCACCGTCTACCGAGATTCGGCCGACCGCTTTCGGGGGCTTGACGTCGCGGAAGTCGCGATTGCTTGGGTCGAGCAAAAGCTCGAGGCTTCGACCGGCCGTCGCTACACCCTCGAGCTCCAGCCGCTCAGCGGTGGGCATTCGGTCTCGCGCGGGTGCCCGGCGCCCTACGCCCCGTGACGCCCGACGCGCGCGTCCGGGCCGCGCAGAAACTCGCCTACGACACGAACGACCCGCAGGCGTGGGCCGATCTCTACGTGCTCCTCCAGCGCTATTCGTTCGTTGACGGGATCGCAGGGCAGACGGCGTTGTTCGAAGAGTGGATCCCCGTCCTGGCCGTGCTGGGCGACCCGGGGGCGAAGCTGCTCGCGGCGCACAAAGGCGACCCCTACGACGTGGTCTTCCCCGACGACCCGGATTGGCCTGGACACAGCATGGTGCGGGACCTGAAAGGGTTCTTTCACTATGGTCGGAGGGGGGACCGTTACGACGGCTACTGCGGCGCCTACGGCGAAGTCTTCGAGGTTCTCGTGGCGCTTGCGTGGATTCGTGCGCTCGTCCCGCTCACAGCGGGCCCTGTTCCTGCCGCCGAAGCGGCGCGACGCCGCGTCACTGCCGATTTCGCGCGCGGCGTCATGCGACCGCTTGTTGAATACGTGCAGAACGGGGGCCGCGGCCGCGGCCCCCACGACTGGGTGGAAATGCGGGAGCGAGCGGCGGTTTGGCAGGAGCAGCCCACCCCTGGAGGCCCTGCGGGTTACTTGATCCACTGGATTGGGACTGCGATTCTAAGTGAGGGCCTCTCCGAGGCGGCCTTGCCTCTTTTAGGCCCTCGAGTCGCGGCCGGCGCGCGCCGGCCGCAGTCCCTCATCCCTGGTCAAGTCGCGCTCACACTCGTGAAGCCCTGGGTGCTCGCCGGTTCTCCGCGACGCTGGGACCCGACCCCCTACCTCGAGCGCGACGACTTCTGGCCAGTGAGGCTTCCGTGACCCCTTCAGAACTCGAGCAGCGGATCAACGACAAGCGCCTCGAGCTCGACGACGCCGAATACTTCAACCATGCGGCGCCCGAGATCGCGCGCCTTCGTGGTGACCTCGCGCTTCTCGAGCAGGAGTTGACCGCCGCGTCAGAAGCCTTCACGGCCAGGACCCAGCGCGAGCTCGGGCGAACGGAGCAGGACTTCGAGGACCGCGGCTACTTCGGACGGTTCCAGCGCAACCCTCCTGAGCCCCTGAGCGCTTGGGCGCGACACATGCTGCAAGAATGGGGCTACTACTACACGCCCGAACTCCTGGCGCGCGTCGAAGCGCTTCCAGGTCCCCAGCGATCAGCGGAATTGCACGCTGTCTACTGGCGAATCAAGCGCGCGAATGCTGCCAGGCGCCACGCGCGCCTCCCCCTCCTCCCCCCTGCCTACGTCCCACCCGGGCCACTGTTCGACGCGCGCCTGCGGAACCCCGACGAAGCCTACCGCCTGGCTTACCGCGACCCGGACGTTGAGCCGGCGGAGGGGCGCGCTCGCCAGCTCCGCCACTGGGCGCGGAGCGGCATGGCGGAGCATTTGGCTGGCGGATCGTATGAGGACCGATCGGCGCTGGTGACGCTCTCCTACCTCGTGGCCGCGGCCGAGTTGGTTCCAGGTATGGACTCGCCGGACGGTCCCTACGGCCCTAACGAGACGATCGTCGACCCCAACCGTTGCAGCGGGGCCAGAGAATGGTCCACCTACGAGGGCTTGGGCGAAGGGCTGGCGGTGATCTTCTACGAGCAGGGGGTCTGGCCCTACTCGCCGGTCTACGGGCGCCGCCCCTACAAGGAACTTGCCGCGCTGGACGCCCGCGCGTTTGAACTGCGCGGCCACCTGTTGCCGACCCACATTGAGCACATCAACGCGGCTGTTGGCGTCGTCTACCCAGGCTGAACCGCAGACGCCCTAGTTTGTCCGACCCCCTCTGTATCGTGCGTGGCCACAGGGGGACGCATGGCCAACAAGAAGTTCAATCAGGGCGAACTGCTCAATATCCACGACTCGGGCGTCATGTCTGAAGACCAGCTCCGAGCGTTCTTGTTCGCCTCGTGGCACTACCTGGTCAAGTTCAGCAAGGACCGCCGCGGCGGTCCTTGCGAGACGGACCAAGCGACAGGGCTACCCGTCAGCGCGAACGACCTCCAGCCGACGTTCCGCGCGATCCGAGGTCGGGACCTGGCGCTGAGCACGATCTTGCCGCCCAAGTCGTTCGTGCTCTCGATCTTGCGCACGGACGAGATCCCAGAGAACGTCGGCCTCCCCCACGACCAGCGCGAGTGGCGCTGTCTGGCTATGGTCCCGCCTGACACTTGGTCCGAGGAGACCCTTCACGCCGTCTCGGTCAACACGCGGCGCTTCAAGCTCCTGCTCGCCAAGCTCGAGGCCGAAGGCTTGGTCGACACCAAGCCACAGATCGACGAGACGGCGGCCACGCTCGGGACCAAGAACCTCGAGCACGGCGACGACGGGTTCACGCTCGGCTTCCGGCCCCTCAACAAGGGCCTTGACGCTGCGGACGAGTTCGTCCGCGACCACACCTTCTTCTCGCGCCAGCTTCGCTTGGAGGAGTGGCTCGGCCGCTCCATGGCGATGCAGGCCCCCGAGTGGAAACAGGCCCAAGAACGAGACGAGGCGAGAGCATGACTGAGACTGAGACCCAGACCCCCCCCGCGCCCAAGGTGGCGCCCACCAAGCGGACGCTGAAGTTCCCCGAGGCGCCCGAGCCCGAGCTCGTGACGTTCAACGTGTTCCTCCTGGGGATCATGCCCGAGGGCGCGTTGACGCCGCTCCCCCCGGTCCGCGTGTTCTCCAACGAAACCTTCAGCGAGCTCTTGACTCGCGTCAACTCGAAGAAGGGGAGCCTGGTTCACTTCCCGAAGTCGCTGGACCTCCAGTTGGACCTCGACGAGGACCAACCGTCCGACACCATCCCCTACTGTTGCTACCGAGCCAACACGATCTACAGCATCGCTGTCGAGATCGACGACGAGGAGGACGACGACGACGAAGAGGACGGGGACGACGAAGAAGAAGAGGGGAAGACCCCTCCGACTGATGCCCAACTGCTCGCCCCTCTCGACGGCCCGCAGCCCCGCCCCTGGGCTCCTCCCTCCGGCGTCGTCCCCGAGGGCTTCGGGGTTCGGCAGTAGGGCTACCCCAGGGCCCTGCGGTAGTCTGGCGGTAGCTGGAGCAGCCCATGATCGACTACATGCAGGTAGACCGAACGCACATTCCCACGCCCCGAGAGGTCGCCGTGGCGCAGCAAGACCTGCGCCTCGCTCGCGTCTCCTCGGGGCTGGGCGCTTCCTCCGCGCTGGCCACGTTCGCAGGCAACATGGCGACAAGCACGTTCCGCTCGGTCACGATCCGAAGTCAGATCACGCCTGACTTCACCTACGACCCCAACGCGCCCACTCGCCCCACGTCCGGGCTCAGCGAGTGGGTGCTGAAGAACATCATTCGCCCCACGGTGGAAGTTCAGACGCCCGCTGGCCCCGTCCAGCTCGCGCCCTACGGCCCGCCGCGCTTCAACCTGTTCCCGTTGCTCGTGATCGGGTCCGTGGCAGCCGCGGGGGGGATCGGCTACTTGGCGATCAAGGGCTTGATTAAGAAGTGAGCCGCAAGACCACACAGCCCTTCGTTCAGGCCGGCGTCAACTACTACGCGCCGCTGTTTGGCCACGCGCCTGTCCTCGTGCGCGTCCTAGGCGTCTACGGAGACTCCGACGTCGAAGTCGAGGCATTGGAGACCCATCAGGATTGGGACGGAGTTCCGCAGGAGCCAGGGACGGTCTGGAGCTACGAGCTCAAGCGAGCCATGAAGGAGTTTCAACTCGCCCCCCCGCGCCCCGCGCCTCCGGCCCCTCCGGCGCCTCCGGCCCCTCCGGCCCCTCCGCGCCCCGCGCCCACACACACCTTGTTGCCCGCAGTCGTCCCCGCCCCCCCGGGCGCTCCTCAGGGGGGGGCGGGTCGGCCGACGGGGCGGATCCCCCGCCCGCCCGCGCCGCGGCCGACCGCCCCCC